CGGTGATGAACGCCCCGGACCCCGCCTGGTGGACCAGGTTCTTCCCGATGACCACGCCCGTGGCGCCGGAATCGATGAGGATGTCGTTCAACGCGAAATTGTTGAACGAGCAGTCGTCGATGTGGAACGCGGTGCAGTTCGCGGTGACCTCGACGCCGTTCGCGGTCGTCGCGCCCGTCCCGGTGAGGTTGCAGCCGATAACCGAGACGCCGGCGTACCCGCTGGTCGCGTCGACGTAGAGCGCCGCGTACGTGGTCCCCGGCGAGCTCGTGCCGTTGTTCTCGAAGTCACATGCGGACACCAGGCCCGAGTAGACGTGGGGGAACTTCAGGCCGTGCTGCCCGTTTGTCTCGAAGTCACATGCGGCGAACTGGATCCCCGCGGCGCCGTCGACGGACGCGCCGTTGCCCGCGTTGCCGAAATATTCGCAGTTGTCGAACTTCACCGCGTTGATGCTGGTCGCGGCGTGGAGGCCGTCGCCGCCGTTGTTGTAGAACCAGACATGCTCCCACGAGTTCACGTAGGAGTTCTGCAACAGGACCCCGTGGGAACTGTTCCCCGAGATGATCATCCGTTTGGCGTTGCAGGTGTCGATCCAGTTGTTGAGGTTCAGGCCGACCCCGGCGCTGCCCCCGGCGATCGTCAGCGCGGGGGTCCCGGTTGCGGTAGCCGCAGCGGAGATCGTGTACCCCGTGCCGGGGGTCACTGCGGTGATCGTCGCGCCGCCGGGGATCCCGGTCCCGCTGATGGCCTGGTTCAGGTCACTCGCCGCTGCGTGGGTGTCGCCGACCGTCGCGGACCCGTTGGTGGTAGACGTCCCGGTCGTGTCGACCCGGTATGGCCCGGCCAGGGAGAAGTCAGCCAGCTCGACACCGAGCATGGTCCCGGTGTTGAACTGGAGGACATCCTGCCCGGCTGTCCACTGCTGGATCGTAGTCGCGTACTTGCCGGCGCCTGCGCACCGCGTGTGGGTACCGCCTGCCAGCGCCGAGGTGATCTTGTACGTGCCCGCCGGAAGGTACCCGAGGTAGCCGGCTTTCGACCCGCCTGTCGCTATGGCAGTGAAAAAAGCCTGCAAGGCGGTCGTGTCGTCGTGGGAGCCGTCGCCGACCGCACCGAAATCCGTGACCGCGTTGGCGACCTTGACAGTGGACACCTGAGACAGCGGCAAGTCATCGGCGGCGACGTACCAGACTCCGAGCGAGGCCTTGTACAGCAGCAGCAGCCCCTGATTGGGCAGGCTCAGCGTAAGGGACGTGCTGCCGCCCGTCTTGTTGAACACGTCGGAGCCGCCGCGGGCGACCGTGACCGTGTTCGACGCGCCCTGGGTGACCATCTTGACCGCGATGAGCGTCAGGTCCGCAGGCGCGGCCGGGAGGGTAACCGTGAACGACGCGGAAGTCGTGTCGCACGGCACGAAATCCCCGGCAGCTGCCGTGTAGCCGCTGGTCTTGACAGCGGTGGGGGTGAGGAGCCGCCCGGCCAGCAGGTTCGCGACGGTGATCTTCTTCGTCGTCCCGCTGCTGGCCATCGACGTGTCATGGACATCGACGATGACAGTCACATCATCGGACACCGCCGAGGTCAGCGCCGCGTAGTCGGTGATCTTGGACATGTCAGGTCACCGCCACCGAGAGGATGTAGGACGCCGTGTATTCGAACCTGCGGTCAGACGGATCCAGCGGCAGGGCGGCCGGGGGAGAGCCGAGACGCTGGCAGTTCAGCACCCGCACCCCGTCGACTGTGACCGGGTAAGGGCCCTGGAGGATCGTCCAGTCCAGCAGCTGCGCCGCCGCCATGGCCGCGTCCGGGTCGTCGGAGGGGCCGCGGAGCCGCGCCTGAAACGACCAGCCGTCCGCGCCGCCTTCCTCCGTCAGGTACCCCGGCCCCCCGGTCGGCGTGACGAACACAGCCTTGTCCGGCTCAGTCAGGATCTCCGGGCCCGGATACACCGGGTAACCAGCCTCCTGGGCACCGTCCCACCCGGCGGCGGCGAGGAGGTTAATGATGACCTGCGTGCGGGGCGTCGAGATCGCGAGAGGCGTGGTCATTCGCGGCCCCGTAGGCCATGGGGCTCATTTTTGCCCGGTATCCGCATGATCTTGCCGTGCTTGAAGAAGTACACGGTTAGCCCCTCGGCGAGCCGCATACGAAGGATTGCCTGGCTCTTGGCCGCGAGCTCGGCCTTGGTCAGCCTGGCAGCCTTCGGCGCCCGGTCGTACACGGTGCGCCCGCCGACCTCCACCTTCGGGTGACCGGATTTTCTCAGGTCACCCCACTCCCTGGGTGCGGTCAGTTCCACCTGATCGGACAGATGTTCCATGCTGCGCTTCATCGCGGGCTGGCCACCGTCATGCAGGACCGTCTTGGCGTAGTCGTCCAGGTAGGACCGGTAGTGGTCAAACAGCGGACGCTCAAGGAACTTCGCCGAGCCCCCGCGAGGATGATGCCATTCGACATGCTCATGCTGGGCGTGGCTGTATCGCTGGTCCACGATGCAGACGCCTCGGATGGTCTCGCCGATGCTGGCCATGTGCCGAAGTTCGGCGATCCGCGCGCTGAAGGTCCCGGCCACGGCTACCCCTGATAGACGGGACCCCAGAAGGGCCCGTCGTTCCAGTCGGTGCCGCGCGGAGTCCACCCGCCGATCGGGGTATCTGCTTCCAGGACGCCAGTCCTCGGAGAGACACGCGTGTTGGAGTCCTCGCCCGTGAAGATGGCCGGGATCCGGTTGATGATCGTCCCGACTTCATCCCCGATCCCAGGTGCCGGTGCCGGGTCGAGAAGGATTGCCCCCTTGCGCACCTCTTCCAGCATGTTCATCGCGTTCTGGTAGGCGATGTACGTTGGGTGGGTCGGCTCGATGGCCTTCCCCTTGGCGTAGGTCCGCCAGGCCCAGAATGCGGCCAGGTCGAGGGTGAGGTCGTGCAGGATCGGAGGCGGGTTCGCCTGCGCGGTAGAGCCGTCGTAGACGTTCCCGGCATATACCGAGACCGTGTTGCTCGCCCGGTACAAGGCGAGGGTGAGTTGCGCGTCGGTCAGCTGCGCCGGCGTGCCGGTACCCGAGTCGGTGCCCGCGAGGATGTCCCGCAGGTCAGCGACTGTGGCGTAGAGGGTGCCGGACGCGGCAGGGTTCGGCATGCGCTATGGCACCGCCCAGGCGAGCACCCACGCGGCGAACGCGCCGAACGCCCAGCCCCACATCGGCGCGTCGAGGATCCGCGACCCGCACGCGGTCAGCGCCGCGAACAGGAAGCACACCGCGGCGATGATCAGCAGGACCCTTGACACGTACCACGGGGAACGCGGCGGGACCGGGGGCTGAGGCTGGCCGGGGGCTGCCATCGCTACACCTGACCCCAGTTCGACGGCTCGTTCCCGCCGCCGGTCAGGTTCTCCAGGAACGGGCCGAGCGACGACCCGCCGTTGCTGGACTTCTGCTGCGTGGTCAGCGCGGTGATGTTGCTGCCGAGCGCGGTCGCCAGTGCCGACCCGGCCGGGACATCGATCACCGTCCCGCGGGGGATCCGCTGCGACACCCCATCCCAGGTGATGGTGCAGTCGGCGTTGACGAGTTGCGGGTTGGATGCCATCAGTTGTCCACCTCCGAGAGATCCACCGTGTTCGCTTGGTCTCCGTCCGCGGAGATCACCGCGAGATTTCCCGAGTTGCCGCCGTAGGCTGCGTACAGGGCCGATCCGGGGGCGATGCTGACCGCAGCGCCATGCCGCACGAACCGGCGCATGGGCACGCCGTTGGCGTGCTGGCCCCACGACACCACCGTGTCGTTCAGGACGCGCATGGGCTGCGGGGCGGTCATCGCTAGTTGCTCACCCCCGCCGCCAGGCCGGCGAGGCCACCCTCGGCGTGGACCGGGTACGGCAGCTGGGCCAGCGGCGAGTACGCGGTGTTCGTATTCGGCTGGGCGTAAACGACCCCGAGCGAATCCAGGCCCGCCATGTCCGGGTACGTGATCCACGCCCATACCGGGGCCGCCGAGTAGGTGACCGCGATCGACCCGCCGGGCGGCACCATCACCTGAGCGGGGGTGGTGGTCCCCCGGTCGGTGCCGTTCACCGCGATGTGGGTCGTGGTGCCCGCGGCGAGGATCACGGTGACGTCCTGGCCGGTCGTGTTCACCGCGGCAACCGTCGAGGCCGGGACAGCGGGGGTGATGGCGGACCAGTACCAGGCAGGCGCCGAACTGTACGTGACCGCGATCGTCGCGCCCGCGGGGACGGTGGCCGTGTAGTTCGTCGCCGTGGCCACGTCTGAGCCGTTCACGGCGATGTGGGTCACGGTCCCGCCGGTCACCGTCACGTAGGCGGTCCCGCCCGACGTGTTCGTGGCCGCGACCGTGCTGGCCGGCAAGGCGGGCTGCTGGATCATGACGCGCTCCCTAGTTCGAGATCCCGAAGTGGCTGACCGTCCCGGCACCGTCCGTGATCTGCTGCAGGTTCCCGGAGCCGATCGCCGTGAAGAGCGCCCCGGCCGGGTCGGCCCAGATGATCTGCCCCCGGTACCAGGTGGTGGACCCCGCGACCGACCCCGCCCCGGAGCCGTAGTGGCTGGCGGACTGCGCATACGAACCGGTGCCGAATCCGCCGCCCGCGCCGGCCTGGTCGATGATCACGTCCGACCCGCCGAGCGTGAACGCCCCGGACGGCAGCGTCACGGTCGCGGTGAGCACGTACTGGTTCAGCGCCATCCCGCCCCCCTCAGTAAGCCGTCGCCGGGACGGTCTCGAGTCCCGCCCCAGACAGGGCAGGGGACACCTGGGCTACGGTCACGGACTTCCCGGAGGTGTGCGCCGCGTTCAGCGCCGTCACCGGCACGTTGGTAGCCGTCGGGGTCCCGGTGACGGTCACCACGTCGCTCGTGCCGCTGGGGTCGATGATGAGGACCTGGCCCGCGGTGAACGCCACGTTGGTCCCGTCCGGCGCGAACGTCAGCGCCATCCCCCCAGCCGACACACCCGCCGAAGTTGTCGGCAGGGCCCACGCCCACGTCGGTGCCACCGTGTACGTGACCGCGATCGACCCGCCGACGGGCAGCAGGTACACGCCCGCCGCGGTCCCCGCCGACGTGCCGTTCACCGTCACCGCGGAGAGAGTCCCGCCGCTGATCGTGACCGCCACCACGGTCCCCGTCGTATTCGACGCGGCCACCGTCGACGCAGGCACCGACGGCGACGACACCGACGCAGCCGCCAGGCTCATCGGCCACTCACACCGCGAGCACCGCGCCGTCAGCGCCGCGTACGGCGTGAACGGGCCCGTGAACCAGCAGCGCGGGCACCGCAACTGGGCCACCTCAACAGGCTGGATCACCGCTGGCACCCCACTGCCTCCCGTCTCGTCAAACAAGGCGACCGCCAGGCCGTCCAGCAGCGCTGTGCCGGCCTCGTCGGATACGGTCGCCACGGCATGGCCTACTGGCCCCCGCGGGCCCGGCCGCCGCCGCGGCGGGGCGGCAGGTCAAGGGCATCCGCCGTAGCCCGCAGGTTGTCCGCCATCTCGCCCGGCTCCGGGCTCGCAGGCTCGACACCCTCCGGGGCGCGGCCCTCAGCCAGGTACTGGATCGCGGACGAGCCCTCCGGGTCAGGGCGGGGCGCGTCACTGCCAGGAGGCGGAGTCGTCGGCCGGAACAGGCGGCCCGACACGGCGCGCGGCGGGACCTTCGGCACCGGCTCGTGTGATCCGTCCGGGCCGGACAGCTTCCGGACGACCTCGATCTGCCGGCCGTCACGGGCGCCGTGCCGGTTGAACGCGCGGGCCTCTTCCTCGGTCAGGTAGATCGTCTCGCCGGCCATCACGAGGTCGGTGGCCCGGTCCTTGTCCCCGCGCCGGGGAACGGACAGGTTTACCAGCGCCACGTACGGCTCGCCGATCCGGGTCGACGGCGAGCCCTTGTCCCTGGCCAGCAGCTTGGCCAGCGTGTCCCGCTCAGCGTCAGTGAGCGGACGGGCCTCAGTGGCAGTTGCGGCATCTGCCATTTCTTGGCACCTCTCTAATCGGTCGGGGGGGGGACCGGAACTAAACCCCGCTGAGCAGGCAAACGGCGAGTGGTTGGTCAAGCCCAACTGCGCTGGACCTTTGGGTGTCTGACCTCCAGACCTTGCGGGGCTCGTCCCGATACAAGGGCCCAGCGACGAACGGCAGCTCGTCGGCATAGAACCCGGCCCGGTGGCGCTGCATGATGATCGCGTTGCCCGCCGGGACCTGCCGGGAGACCAGCACGTCGAGGTTGAAGATCTTCTGCGGCAGCGTGCCCGTGTACAGCAGGTTCTCGCTCGCGATGTCGCCGATGTACGGCGCGGCGAACGTCGAGGACTGGAGCAGCGTGTTCTTCGTGCCGTGGTTGATGATCAGCGTGTCGGCCTCGAAGCCCAGCCACTGGGTCACGCCCGACGGGGAGACGATGTTGGCGTTCTCCACGAGGTAGACGGCCTGCGCGATGTCCGCGCGGATCGTCGCCGAGGCGGACGCCCACGGGTTGGCGACGGCCAGGGTCTGGATGCTCGCGTTGGCGACCACCGCGGAGTAGAACGCGGTGTTCCACGAGTAGACCATCGTGTTCTTGACCTGCAGCAGCTGCCGGGTCACCGGGTCGATGGCCTGCCGGCGGCGCATCTCGTCGCTGACCATGATGGCCATCGCGCGTTCGTGGGTGAACACCACCCGCGGCACGCCGATCGAGGTCGGGACGACCGGCACCTCGCCGAACTCGGGCCGGATCTCCGGGAAGTCGTCGGCGTACAGCGGCGTCGACTCGGAGTACCGGACCGCGCCCGAGGGGGCCGCGCCACCCATGCGGAGAACCGAGTCCATGATGAACTCGTTAGCGGTGATGTCCAGGATCAACGCCGGAATGACGAGCGGATCCTTGAGGAGCTCGTTGACGGTTATCCGCGGTGCGTCGCTATAACCGCGTGCGCCGGTCGGCATATCTCAGTCCCTTCTAGCCTTAGAGGACCCGGGCCCGGCCCAGGAAGTAGACCGCGTTGCCCGTGCCGCCGATCTGCTGCGTGAGCATCCCGCTCGACACGCCGCCGGGGTGGGTGCAGCGGGCGACCACGTTGCCGTACGCCGCGGTGATCGTCGCGGACGCGTTCTTCGGGGTCTGGGAGACACCCATCACGCACCCGTTGCAGTTGGCGCCGACAGCTGCGCCGACGACGAGGAGTTCCCCGGCGTTGGCGGCGCCGCCGTACCAGACCCAGATGTCCCAGCCGCCCGCGTAGACCGGCACGTAGTCGCCGAGGACGGAGATGTCGATCAGCGGCTGGCCGTAGGCGTTCGCGGCGCCGGTCTGGGTGGAGATGACGTTGGCGTCGGCTCCGGCGACCCCGACGACGTTGACGTCACCCGCGCTGGTGGTGCCGCCCACGGACGGGGTGACGGTGAGGTCCGTCGTGCCCGCGGTGACGGTGTGCGGCGTGACGAACTGCCCGCCGTAGATGAGGCCGGCGGCCTGGTAGTTGGCCGGACCCCTGGTGTAATGCGGCAGTACCGCGCTCATCGGCGGGTTACCTCCCTAGTCGCCATTGCTCACGGCGAAGGCTTCGCCGAGCTGGTCGTGGACAGTGCTGGACGAGACGGCGCGCAAGTTGCCCGAGCCGATGGCCGAGACCTCGGCCGTGGACAGTTCGAGGACCTGGCCCTTGTTCACCGTCCGGGCCGGCGAGGTGTACCCCGACCCGGCGACGGTGGTGGTCGCGGTGACCACGTAGCGGGCCATGGCTACTTCAGGCCCGTCATGGTCTTGAACCGGTTCACCACGTCGGAGCGGGACGCCTGGGCCTTCTCCGCGACCTCAGAGTCCTCCGGGGCGTCCATCGGGGAGCCGAGTTCCACGTCGAGGTCGAGGAGGCGGGCCTGGTTGGCGTACTCGGTGAGGACCTTCCGCATGATCTGCCCGGCGTCCGCGGTCTTCCCGTTGGCGAGTTCGACGGTCCGGCCGGCGCCCTCGAGGAGCGGCCTCGCGAGCTCGGTGATGAACGGGGGAACGCCCAGGTCGGCGAGGCGCCGCTTCTCCGCCTGGTAGTCCTGCTCGCGGAGCCGGGCGGAGATGACGGCCATCTCCCGCTGGGTTTCCTCGGCCCGCGCGTTGGCCAGGTCGATGGCGAACTGCGCCTCGGCGCTCAGTCCTGCGGCCACGGGCTCACGCTCCTGTTCCTGCTCGTACTCGGCGGTGGCCTGCTCGGCGGCGTACTCCGCCTCGAGGGCCGCGAACTCCTCGTCGGACATGGCGGCGATCTGCGCGGCGATGTCGTCCGGCTCCTCGCCGTCCTCGGTCTCGGTTCCGTCGGCGCTGCCCCAGTGGGTGTTGTCGTCCTCGGCGTCGATGTCGCCGGCGATCAGTGCCAGCTCCTCCGGGGTCAGGACCAGGCCCTCCGCCATCGCGTCGATCTGCGACTCGGGCAGTTCGAGCAGCTTGGCGAGCTTGGCCTTCTGGTCGTCGGTCAGGTCCATGTCCAAGCCCCTTCCGGCTGGCTGATCTGCTGACTGGCTGGAGACGGACGGGGCGGCCGGGGGCGGTGCCGGGGTGGCCTCGCCCGCGAAGTGGGAGGCGGACAGGTCGACCACCGTGTCCGGGACGGGGGTGGCGGCCTCGATCGCCTGCCACGCGCCCAGTCCGGGGATGCGTGGGTCGAGGGTGCCGAGGACGTGCTGGACGGCCGCGGGGAAGTGGCGGCCGTCCGACCTCGCGTAGTCCTCCACGATCCGCGCCGACACGCCGAGCCGCGGGTTCGCCTCGAGGACCTTCTCCCCCTCAGGGGTGAGCTCGGCGGTCACGTACAAGCCGTCGTCACCGAGCTCCATCGCGGTAATCTGCCCGCGGGTCCGCTCCGGGTCGTTGGTGTGCGTGTTCTGCGCGTCGGCCAGCTGGAACGGAACCTGGTCATAAGCGCCGGACTGGAACGCCTGCACAAGCCGGCCCAGGTAGTCCCTGGTGAAGTGCAGCATCCGGCCCTTGTACTCGACGTCCCCGATGGGGAGGAGCTTCTTCCGCCACAGCCTGGAGCCCAGTTCGACGGCATCGCCGGCCGTGAACGGGGTGAGGACGAGGGCGGTCACTAGCTGGCCGCCTGCCCGAACGCGCCGGCCTTCGTGTTCTGCGCCCGCTTAGCGAACGCGAGAGCCCGCTCTTTGGTGAACCCCTTGGCGATCAGCTTCTTGTAGATCGCCTGCCCCTTGGCGTTCAGGCCCCCGGCGTAGTCCTTGTCGGTGTCCCCCGACGCGCTGGAGTCGTCGTCTCCGTCGTCATCGGGGTCGTACTTCCCGGATCCGCCCGCTGCGGTGACCCGGCCGCCGCCGCTCGAGCTCGTGGTGGGGGTGGCCAGCGCGCGGATCGCCGGGATCCCGTACTCGGCCATCAGCTCGGTCTGCTGCGGCGGGGGCTGCAACGGGCCGGGCGCGGGGCGGAGGGAGCCGGTGACCGCGGCGTTGTAGGAGCTGACCGCTTCCATGAGCGCGGTCCGCTGGTGGTCCCGGGGCGCGAGGTCCTTCCCGGCGACCGTGGCGACCCATTTCCCGGTGGCGTCCTTGCGGAGCTGGGCGATCTCGCCGCCGCCGTGCCGGTGCCGCAGGACCGCCGTACCGTCATCGCCGCGGGCCACGAGGACATCCATCGGGCCGGAGACCGGGCGGCGGGTCCGCGCGGTCAAGGTGCCCGACGTGAGGCCGATCGCGCCGGGGGTGACGTTCGACAGGGCGTGGGAGTCGCTGCCGCCGCGGACGGTCGTCGCGGCGCCGTCACGCACAGAACCCGTGCCCGGCGCTGGGGTGCGGAGCTCGCCGGGCTGCTTGTCCAGAGACGCGCCGTCCGCGCCGAACGAGGATGCGGGGCCGGAGTAGTTGCACTCGGGGCAGGTAAGGGTGAAGCCCTGGCTGTCTGTGGTGGTGACGGAGAGGTAGATGTCCGGGTCGCCGTACTGGCCTTGGATGTAGTCGGTGCCCCATGCGATCTGGGTGGCGGGGTTGGAGTGGGCGTGGGCGGACAGCTTGGCCATCTTGGCCGTGCCGTACTTCTTCCGGCCGATGAAAGCCGCGAGGGCATCGGGATCGTGGGCGCCGCGAGCGGCGAGGGCGGACGACAGCTTCTTGAACCGCGCGCCGCTGCCGAGCTTCGGCGCAGCGAAGTCAAGGGACGCCACAGGAACGCCTTCCCGCCGCCACCCCTGACTGCTAAAAGCAGGCTAGCAGGCAAAACGCTCGGATGCACGTTCTGATGCACTTGCAGATGCACATTCGGCGCGTCGGGCATGGCCTGCGGGTCTCGCCCTTTATGCTCAGAGGCAGAACCGGGCACCAGCCGACACCCCTGTCACAAGTGCCCGGTTCTGCTATGCCTGAGCTACGACGCCCTCCGGAGTGATCGTGTTGGCGGGAACTAGCCCGTAGATCTCATTGAGTACGCCGACGATCTCGCCTTCTGTCAACCCGGGCACCCGGAACCACTCGCAGACCCGGTTGTGCTTCTGCTCGAATGCGGGGAGCCACTGGAAGGCGAGCGTCGCCTGCATCCACGCCTCGGTACGGGTGTCGCCGGGCTGCTTCCAGATGCACGAAGCACCCTCGGCTCCCCAGCCGCGCCGCCTAGCTCGTGTGCGCGCTACGCCTACGAAGATCGAGTTCTGCGTGTCGGTGGTGAAGCCGACCTTCAGAACCTGCGGACCGGGGAACCACACGGCATAGACGGACGGGATGCCCTTCTGCGCCTGGCGGCGGTACCGGACCAGTTCGTTACGCTGCTCTTTGGTTGCGGGTACCCGCTGAACCTTCGGCCCGAGTTCCACACCTCGGACCTCTCTCGCCAGCAAGCGGATGTATTCGATCTTGCACTTGCCGGGACGACCGCACACCGGGAACTTTGATGTAGTCGGCTGTCCGCACAGAGAGCACGGATGGACGGGAGGCCGCTCGCTGCGGCGGGGGCCTCTGATGGCCCCGAGGAACAGCCGCATGTACTCGGTCCGGCACTTGCCTGGGCGGCAGCATATCGGGAACTTCGAGTTGGTCGGCTGGCCGCATAGTGAGCAGGGATGGCGCAGCGGGGCTACCTTGCCGCCTCTCGCTGCTTTCGCCTGGCGCTTGTTCTCCGCCCGGCATTTGCCGGGGCGGTAGCAGACTAGAAACTTCGATGTGGTCGGCTGGCCGCAGATCGTGCAGGGGCGTGTTTCACCCTGCTTGTACCCTTGCTCCAAGGGACTTCCCTCCGTCTAGGTCGGAGCGGCGGTTTCTAGGCCCGGTTCGGTGGTGAGACACCGGCCGGGCCGTCCTATCGAATAGTTTAGCGGATTAGCCGGTCATTTTCGCTGATCACACAGCCGAGCGGGCGTGTTCCCGGCAACAATGGCAAGCATGAGCGACAACTTCTGCCGTCGGTGCGGCAGGTTCATGGCGTCGGCGCTCGTATGCATGGGGTGCCTGTCGGCGGCCGACGCAGGCACAGTCTCTCACCATGTCCCGGCTATAGCCTCCGCCGTCGCCGAGCATCCCGAGAGTCCGCATGTGCCCGAACGGGAGGGGGAGTTCATCCGGGCTACGGCGAATGCAGCAGTCGGGGGTGGCATGGTTATCGCCGCGCGGGGAGGGTTGGGGCTACCGCCGATGCGAATACCCGGCAGCGTCACGACCTCCACCGGCCCGGCTTAGAGTAGAAGCATGCGCCTCGTGCAGACAGCAGCCGCGTGGCTGGCCACTCGCAACCGGACCCGGCTTGACCTGCTGGTCATGCTCGCGCTCGGCTACGTGATCGGCGCGCGGGCGTACGCCACGTGGTGGGGTATCGCGGTCAGCTTCGGTGCCGCGATGGGCCTGACTGACACGGCGACGACGTGGCTGCGGAAACGAGCGCCGCGTACTCCTCACGCGTAAGCGGCCCCTCCTTGGGCCGTGCCCCGCACTGGCATCCCTCCGCGCAGCACCGGGGAACCTCGTCCTCATCGTCGTAGACGTCGTGGATGACGGCGGCATGATCGCACGGCGGATCGTTCGGGCACCGCCACCACTGCCGCTCCCTGGGGATCACGATCACGATTCTGCCGTATGCGGGCATGACAGAACGGCCGGGTGGCATGTCCCCGGCCGTTCTGTCAGTCTTAACTCAGCGCTTGCGCGCCGTCACCCATGCCCTGATCTCGTCCAGGCGGTCGGGATGCCAGCCGGGAAGCGCGGGCTTGTCAAGGCCGAGACCGATGAGGACGTCGGGGGCAGGGAAGTCTTGGTGCCGTCGCCGCCATACGTTGACCGTAGTGCGGTCCACGTCAAGCATCTTGGCGATGTCATGCTGGGACAGGTAACGCTCAGGCACGCCGATCTCCCTTCATGCTGCCTGCGCCGCGCGGCGCTTCGCCTCACGCTTCAGCGCGGACTCCAGAACGCCGGGGTCGGCTTGGGACAACTGCCACACCAGCGTGCTGCCGTAGTCGTGGTAGACCCGGCCGGTGTGCTCACCCTCGGGCGTGATGCCGAAGTCGTAGTGCCCGTCCGGGTCGAACGAGCCGTCCGACCCGGACAGCAGCATGACCGCGTTCTCCAGGTACTGCCGGTATTCGGCGGAGAACTCCCGTTCGGTGAAGACGTACCTGCTGCGGTAGTCCTTGACGAACGGCTGAACCACCTTGTCCACCTCGGTGGTCTGCGGCCCGTCGGTCCACCCGACGCTGACGGACGATCCGCCACTGTAGGACGTGGACCGGACGGAGAACTTCACGCCGGGGAACGCCTTCTTCAGCGCGGCCCGGACCTGTTTCGCGGTTTCCGCAACGCTCACGTACTCGCTCATCTCTGCCTCACTTCCACGCCCCAGCCGGGGCCGTACGGGTTCTCGGGTGCCTCGGGCGGCTCAGCGGCAGCCACGCGGATCCGGTCCGCGAGTCCGTTCCGCTCAGCGAGCGCAGCGGCCATCTCGCGCCGATGATCCCGCGCCCGCCATCGCGCTTCCTCGCGGGTTGCGCCTGCTGCCTTCCAGCCGCAGGCGCAGAGTGCGAACGAGCCTTGGTCGTACATGAGGCGTCCGCGCTTGTCGGTGCGGCGGCTACCGCCGGAGTCGTAGACGTAGCCGGTCGGTTGCGTCGTCCGGGTCTTGTGTGCCGGGTCTTCCGGCAGTCGCGCGACAACTTCGCGGGGCAGCGGCACCGGAGCGGGCGCGGGCTGGCCGCAGCGGTGCTCCATCTGCCGGAACCTGTCGAACGGCAGGTCGGTGAAACAGCGGGTGCAGTACGGTCGTTCGTCCCGCGCGTCCTGCTGGGTGAACGACCGCCCGTGCATGTCTTCCAGCTGGCCTAGCGTCATGTCTTCCAGGCGGACCGGCGCGGCGTCCTGGTAGCGCAGGAACGCTCCCCGTGCGTCCCACTCGGGCACGGTGATCACCTGGCCGGTCAGAGGCTCCCAGACCTGCGTGGCCATCTCATTGCCCCCTTCCCTGGGAGGACCATCCCCCTCACATCTTTCACTATAGCGCACTGCCATTAAAGTTGACAAGTCTTTTCGCAGGTCATATGCTTTACATGTAGGCAGAGTTGACGAGAGGGAGGCGGGGGAAATGGCGAGCAGCATGCCCCACCCGGCGGTAGTCACCAGCGGCCCGCAACTGATGAAGGTGATCGGGGAACTGGAAGCGGGCACGTACCCGCAGCCCGAGTTCGCGGTGTGGCGGGAAGACCTGCCCCGCGACCTGGCTGTGCGGCTGGCCCTGGCCACCGGGGCGACGATGGAGCAGGTCGAGGAAGGGCCGAGCGAGTACGCCAACGCCGAGCCTGAGCCGGACCCTGAACCGACGCCGCAGCCGGCCGAAGACGAAGCGGACGTGATAATCCGGCACACCCACGAGGACGGCACGCTGGTCTACGGCACCAGCAAAGGCGACGGCACAGCGGAGATCCTGAAGGCGAACCGGTTCCGCTGGTTCCCCTCCATCAAGCTGTGGGGCGTGGCGCAGTCCCGCGACCATCTGGCCAAGCGGTGGCAGATCAACGCGGCGGCCGAGGCGCTGCGGAAGGCCGGGTTCACGGTCCGGGTCGAGATCGACGACACGCCCCGCGACGTGGCCGACGTCAAAGCCGACCGCGCCGGGCGGCTGGATGCCCGTTACGAGCGGCTGACCGCGAAGGCGGAACGGAGCAAGGCCGAGGGCGACGCGCGCCATGCCCGCGCTGAGCAGATCAGCGAGCGGTTCGCGTTCGGTCAGCCCATCCTGGTCGGCCACCACTCGGAACGCCGTGCCCGCAGGGACCACGAGCGCATGGACCAGAACGACCGGGCAGCGCACGCCGCATGGAACAAGGCCGAGCGCGCCGCTGCCGCTGCCGCGGTGGTCGGCCGCGCGGACGCCTACCGGGAACTGCCCGCGGTGATCATCCGCCGCATCGACAAGACCGAGGCCGAGTTGCGGCAGACCATGCACTACATCAACGGGACCCGCCCGGCGAACGACTGGCGCGGCGCCTACGGCTACGACCGGGAGCCCGCGTCCGGCGCGTGGCTGGAGCAACTGGAAGCCCGCAAGACGTTCCTGGAGCACCAGCTAGCCGCCGACCGCGAGGCGCTGGCCGAGCATGAGGCCAACGGGTACGTCCGGCTGACCCGCGAGACCGTCCACAAGGGCGACAGGGTGTTCTGGGGGGCGACCTGGGGCGACGGCATCGGCGGCGCGATCGTGACCAGGACCAACCCGAAGACCGTCACCCTGGACCGGCGATCCTACCCGCGCACGCTGCCGTACGAGCAGATCAAGACGGTGCAGTGCCCGCACGAGGGCACCGAGACCACCGTCCGCGCACCGAGGCGGCAGGCACGGCCGAAGCCCGCGCCGGTCACGGTCGAGCGTCCGCCCGAGCGTGAGGCACCGCTGGCGGTAGGCGCGGGAACCGAGTGCTTCGCCACCCCTCCGGCGGTGGCCGCCAAGATGATCGAGATGGCCGGCCTGGAACCGGGCATGACGGTGCTGGAGCCCTCGGCCGGGACCGGGGCCATAGCCCGGCCAGCGGCGGAGACGGGCGCGGAGGTGACCTGCATCGAACTGGACTGGAAACTGTTCCAGCGGCTGGCCGCCGACGAGCGGAACGGTGCCCGTGTTGACGGCCTGTACCGCAGTGTGCAGCACGGTGACTTCTTGGAAGCTGACCCATCGGACGGGCCGCTGTATGACCGGGTGCTGATGAACCCGCCGTTCCGCGGACAGGCCGACGTGCGGCACGTCACCCACGCGCTGGGGTTCGTCAAGCCCGGCGGGATGGTCGTCGCGGTCATGTCAGCCGGCGTGGAGTTCCGGCAGGACAAGACCGCCGAGACGTTCCGCGAGATGGTCGCCGACCGCGGCGGCTGGATCGAGCGGCTGCCCGACGGGGCGTTCGAGGGTTCCGGGACCAGCGTCCGGATCGTGACGGCCGTCATCCCGGTCAGCGCAGTCGCCGAAGCCGCCGCCTGACCGCTAACCGAGGACCGGGCCGCACGCCCGGTCCTCTTGCTATGCGTCGGACCAGTCCGAAGGCACGTCAACGACATCCCCCGGAGGCACGTTCTCGACGTCCCGTTTCATCGACTCCCACACCTGCCGGTTACGCGGCGTATCCGGCACCCCGGCATCCTCGAAGTCCTTCCCCGCCATGATCGCCTTCAGGATCGCCGTAGCGACCGCGCCCCGGCTCACGCGCCCTCCCCGGCCTTGTCGAGGAACCTCTGCCACGCGGCCGGGTCATGGACGGTGAACTTCCCGCCCGGGTCTTTGTGTGCGACCAGCACAGGCGTCTTGCCGGAGGTGTCCCACAGCTCAGTCTTATCGAACAGGCCCATCTTCGCGGCCTTCGCGTAGGCGTCGGACACCGCGGCGTGGGTTTCCCGGATGAACGTCTCCGGCACGTGCCGGCCGGTGGCCTCCGCGCGGGCCTGAGCGCGCCGCACCGCCTCATCCGTGTCCACGGTGACGTATTTTCCTTCGGTCATGTACCCGTGGCGTTTCGCGTCGTTGACTTTCCCGGCGAGCTTGTCGATGTGGGAATCCCCCGTGCCGTCCCAGGTTAGGTTGAGCCGCCGCCTCTGCGCTTCTTTCACCGCCTGCTTGGCGAGGTAGCTGGACTCCTCATGCACATACGCCGCCGCCTTCGGGTCCCCGGCGTCGAGCATCTGCTGATACTCGGGAAGCTGGGCCTTGATCTCGTCTGGGTCGACATGCACCGAGTCCTCATGGGTGGCTTTCAGCGCGGTCGACTTGCCCGCTGCGGGGCCGCCGCCGAAAAACGTGGCCACCGGATGCGCCTGCGGTGAATGCCCGGCGAGGATGCCGTCGATGATCTTCTTGTGGAGCGCGGCCCGTTCCGGGGTGAACGTCCCGTCGGGCCGCTGGTACTTCTTCAGGGTGTCCTTCGGTGCGGCCTGCGCGGCGACCGACGGCTTGGCGTACTTCGGGTTAGCGGCCACGCCGGTCTTGCGGTTCTGGATGCCCTGCTCTTTCGCGAACTGGCGGGCCTCAGCCATCAGCTTGTCGGCGGGCATGTCCGCGCGGATCACCGGCTCACCCGGCGCCGACCCGGTGCGTTTCCCTTCTGACTCGCCGAGGACGTGTGCGGCCCACTGGTGGTGCCCGTCGATCACCCGGTTATCGGACGATACGAGGACCGGCTTGGTGTCCTTCAGTTCCCTGGAGCCCAGCGAATCCGCGATGCCCCGCACCGCCCGCGCGTCCCCCGTAGTCTGCGTCGGTTTCAGCGACCGGGCCGGCACCCGCTCATGGGTGACCTTGACGCCCTTCGCTTTCAGCCGGTCCAGGAACTTCGGCATCATCTCCGAACTCGGCGCGTACCGCCCGTCGGCGAGGATGCCTGATACCTGCGGCATGTCAGCCCGGTCGATACCGAGGTGGCCGTGGTAGTGCATCACGTCGCCGTCCTGATGCCACGGCGCCGCCTTCGCTGCGGCCCTGGAGCCCGGCGTGCGTGCCCACCGGCCATGAGCGTCGCGGGGTTCGTGCCGCCACCCGTCCCACCTGCCGAGGTCGATCAGCTGCCCGGTGATCGTCCCGGCCAGCGCCGCCTCGTCCTTGCCCGGCCCGGTCATCTGCTCGGTGATCGTCGCCAACCTGGCCAGCCACCTTCCCTCATCCGGGTAGTTGTCGTGCAGATGCACGGCGAGTTTGCGAACGTGCTCTGCCGCCCCGCCGAGGTGCTTCTCCGCGTGGTCGGCGTTGAACCCCCACACGTCCGGGGCTGGTTCGCCGAGCATGGCCTGGGCGTGACGGGACGCATGCCCGGCGTCGTACATGACTGTCTGCAACAGGTGGGCTGTCGTCGCTGCCTTGGCGTCCTCGGACAGCGCCTTCGCCAGCCCGATCGTCTCCGTGGTCTTGTCGAGTTCGGCACCCTCAGCCGGGTAGTGGGCGCGGAGATTCGCGGCGAGCAGCCGCCCGGCGTCCAGGGCGCCGGCGAGGTGCCGGGCCACATGACCGGAGTGGTAGGCGCGGAGGTCGCCGGATGCTGCCCGTGCCGCCTGCATCCGCTCGGTGGCGTGGGCCAGCTGCTGGGCGATCTCATCGAGGCGGTGCGCAGTGAACATGGCCACGGCGGTCGGGTCGTCGCTGTCCGGGGCGGCGTCGATGGCCTGCGCGCCGATCAGGGCGGCGGGTCCGGCGAGCTGGCCGGTGATGGTCACAGTTTGGCTGCCTGCGCGGACAGTTGCGCCGCCTGCGCGAGTAGTTGGTGGATCTGAGCTCGGAGCGCCCCGACCTGAGCCTTCATCTGGCTCACCGTCATGTGCTTCTTGGCTGTGGCCTTGGCGGTCTTGGATGCCGTGACCTTAGCCTTCGCCGCAGCCGACGCAGCCGGGGTGCCAGGCTTAGCCGCAGGAGCGCCCTTCTTCGCCGGGGCGTTCCCGTGGACGACGTTCGCGGACGCTTTCTTGACCTTCCCCGTGCCTTTCTGCGCGGCCCGGATCTGCGCATTCAACGCCGCCATCTGCTTGATGAGCGCCGCTGCCCGCACCCGGTCAGCCCTCGCCTGCTTCAGCATGGCCGCCTTCTTCGCGGCCTTCTGCTGCTGCGGGGTGAGCGGCTTCCTGGCGGGGGCCTTCTTCTTGGCCGGGGGCTTCTTGCCCTTCTGGTTCTGCTGGGACTGCTGCCCGCTGCTGCCCGCAGTGAACTGGCCGCCGCCGACCTGGCCAGCCGGGACACGAGGCTGAGCCGGGTTACCCGCCGGGTTGAACAGCTCGATGACCTTGCTAGGCGAGTTGGCCCATTCCTGCGGGATCAGGTCCGGGAAACCGGACTTCTCCGCGATCTCACGGGCCCGCGCGTAGTACTCCGGCTTCTGGAGCGCCTTGGTCTTCTGGATGTCCTTCACCAGCCGGGCGACCGCGGATCGCGGCTGGACGTCCGGGTCCTTCTTGGCCGCCTTCGGAGCCGGGGCAGGCGGCGTGTACTTCTGGGTTTTGGACAGGTGCGCGTCGAGGATGGCCCGCACCGCATGGTCGGACAAGGTGGCGACCTGCCGGGGCTGGTCCCTGAAGCTCTCCCGGCGCCAGTCGGACACCTCGCCCTGTGGTGATACCCGGATGTGGCCCAGGCTGGTGCTCACGTTCGTATCGCTGGCCTGCATCCCGACCGCTGTCGGGATGACGTAGTGCGTCTTGCCGGTACGGACGGCCCGGGTGAGCGCGTCCGCGATCGGCCGTTCGATGTCGCTGCTGCCGCCGGCGACGGCAAACCCGCCGCCGATATCCATACGCTGCCGCTGGCCGCGCTTCAGCACGCCGGTCTTAGCGCGTTCCACGTTGGCCTGCCGGATGGCGGGGTCACCTCCGCCAGCGCCGACCTTGATCCACCCGTGCACATAACCCTTGGGGCCGACCAGCTCGACCACGGTGGCGAGTTCGACGACCGTGGCGAGCTCGATCTCAGCGCCGATGTCATCCCATGACGTGGCGAACTGCGAGACGTCGACACCAAGCGCCTTGAGATGCTTGCCGATGACGGACTGCGCGCTCCCGAGTCCGCGGGCGATCACGTCGCCGCTGGTCATGCTTAGCATGCTTGCCCTACGCAGGTTGCCGATGGCGCCCTGCTTATCGCCGCCTCGCAGCGCTTCCGCCGCCTGGCCCATCAGGTAGCTGACCTTCTGCGCGTTCACGCCTGAGCCTCGGGCGCTGAACTCCGTGGCATGCTCTCCGATCTGGTGAGCGATCCGGGCATGCTTGCCCGCGGTCGTGCCTAGCGCCTGAAGTCCTTCCTTCGTGACGGGGTTACCGCGGACCTTCGCCAGGGACACCTGCAACGGCTCGTCAGCGCCGTAGGTGCTGCGCTTGGTTCCCTGCCAGCTTTGGCTGACCTTCTGCCCGGTCACAGGGTTATACGCAGTCACCTGATAAATCTTGGTGGCACTGCCTGGGATCGGGCGGCCGGCTTCGTCGTGCTTCTCGTCGGCCATCTCGCCGGGATAGTACGAGACATTCCACCCGGCTTCGCTGGCCGCTGCGTGCAGGTCCCGGGCACCTTTCGGCGCCTTGGACAGGTCAGGCTGCTCTCCCTCGGTCACGGTCATGTGCCGTTCGGTGGCTTGCTTTCGGAATGACTTCTCGGTCTCGGCGTCGTGGATCGTGTGATGCGAGACGCGTCCCGCGCTGTCGGTGAATTTCAGGTGCGCGGGACCTGTCCTCGGCTTCGCCGCCCGGTCGCCGCTCCCTCCTGACGGGTGCCACGATGACGGGACTTTCCCCCGGAAATGAGACTGCGCCGCCGCATGGGTGAGCGGGACGTAATTGTGGCGCCAGTCGTACTCGGTTCCCGGCACATGATGGCCGTCCCGTGACGCCAGTTCGACCACCGCCGCCACGTCCTCCCACGTAGCCGCATGCCCGTGCGCGCGTGCTCCTGCTGCCGCTTCCTCCCCCAGAGCCTTCCCCGCTGCCGCCCGGACCTCTGGGTGAACATGACCACCGCCACGCCGCCACTTCCGCAGCGCACCCCACGCAATCGCGTACGCCTTCGCGGGAGGCATCCCCCGCTTCTCGATCAAAGCCTTAACGACCTGCTCGAGGTAGTCGCTGTGCTTGTTCCCCGGAACCCGGTAGAGTCCCGGCCCGCCCGGCTTCCCCCTCGGCGCCGGAGTGCGCTCCAGCATCGCGGTGCGGGCCGACAGTTCAACGACGGCGGCCACGTCATCCCAGGAGACTGAGTGTTGCGAACCCCCCGCCGCCAGTTGTGCGGCAAGCCTACGCACCGTACGCGGCAGATCCTCGCCGGCAGGCGCAACAACCCTCGGATGCCGACCAAAGCCAGACCAGCCCTGACCGGGGTACGCCTCGCGCTCCACCGTGACCGTGGCCTTGCCGCCGGGACCGGCCTGCGGTATGAACCTGCCGCGCTGGTCGTAGAACCCGTTGCTGTCCTCCCGCAGGCTGATGCGGTGTTCGATACCCTGGTCGTCTACGGCGGTGATCGCGCCGCCGTAGCGGCCGGTTCGGACGAGGCCGGGCAGCCCCTCCGGGTCGGCCTTCCTCATTGCCTTCGCCTGCCTGACCGCCATCTCCCGGTTGATCCCGGCTGCTGCGGACGGCGCTGCGGCCAGTTCGTCATCCCGCTCCCTGGCAGGCGGCGGCCACGGCGTCAGGATCCGCTTGTCCTGGGCCGGGACATGGGTCGTGGTGACCTTGCCGTCCTTGTAGTCGTAGGAGTCCTGAGCCTTGGACCTCCACCGCCGCGAGATCGCGAACCCTCCGCCGGGCTTGGCCATCCACCACGGGTCCGAGAACGAGCCCCTGACGCTGTGCCCGTCGATTTCCTGGTGCGTCTCGTTCGGCAGGATGCCGGACGGTGCTTGGCCGATCGCCTGGTGGCCTTCCTGCATGTCTCCGGCCTTCATCTCGCCGGAGGTCCTGTCCTCGCCGCCCATGCGCTCGCTGAGCAACTCCAGTTGCTTCTCGCTGCCAGCACGCTTGCCATTCTTCGGGGCGGGAGCCGCGCCCATGTCGCTGCGGCCGGTGTCCTTGAGATCCCCGGCTGGCATCATGCCGTGCTGCCGGATACGGGCCTCCGCCGCGTCGCGGTGCGCGTCGAAACTGCGCACGTCCCCGGCGTTCAGGGAAGCGCGCATGCCCGCGACATGCTCGCCGAGCACCTCATCGCCGGCCATCTGCGGATGCTGGCCGACAGCACGGGCGAGCAGTTCCGTCTGGGTGCGCTTACCCTCCACGGAACTCGCCTTGCCGGGCGTGGCACCGCGTGCCGCCACCAGTGCTTTGTTCACCTGGTCGCGTTGCGCGCGGGTAGACGTGTACTGCGGCACCGCCGAGGGGACCCGCGCGAGCTGACCCGGCCCTGACCCGTGATGCTCGACGTGCTGGACGCTGCCGTCTGCCATGCGGACATGCACGTGAGTCTTGTCCGCGCCCTCAACTGTGCCCGTGGCGTGCCGACCCGACGCGAACGTGACCTTCTGGCCCGCGCCGGGGATGCCCACGAAGATCCATCCATGGATGTAGCCGTGCGGGCCTACAAGGTCGATGACCGTGGCCAGCTCGACCACGCGGGCCACCTCATCCCATGACCGGGCCGCCGCGATCTGCTTGGCTCCCGTGGTGACCTGCTGGGGCTTGGCTGCGGCCACGTCCGGACCTCCTGAGTTCGTGCGCGGGGGCGCGTTCAGCGCCCTGTTCCCGCCCGGCTGCCGTGCCACCGGCCTCTGCGCGAGCGCACCCGGCCCGTACCCCGCGTTCGGGTCCGCCTTCACTGGCTGCACGGGAACCTCCGGACTCTGCGTCGCATCCTCGCCCGCGAACCGGGCCAGCCGGGCCTGATTCCTCGCCTGCGCGTCCTGGACGTCCTTGACCAGGTTGTAATGCCGGAGGATCCCCTGAGACGCCTGGCGGGCCGCGATGTGCCCGGCGTCGTCGTGGATGCCGTGGCGGTGGAGCGCCTGCGGGGTGAGCGCATGCCACCCAGCCCGCAGATGCCGGAGGGCCCCCTCCTCGTTCCCGGCCTGGAGCTGGTTGGCGGCGTCCCGCAGGTGCAGGTGAGCCGCTGACTCGGGGTGCGCCGCGGCCATGTCGTCGGCGAGTCTCCGCATGGACTTGGCCGTGGCCACGCGCATGGGGGTCAGCGCGACCTGGCGGCGGCGAGGAGCAGGCGCGGCCGGAGGTGGCGTGGCGACCTTGAGCGCGCGAGGAGACGGCTGCGCCGCGCGCTGCTGATGGCGGGACGTAGTGGCGGTCATGCTGCCTCCTGATGGCCGCGCTCATGAAATCGCGTGAAGTAGTCCAAGAGCATCGCCCCCGTGCTCTTGCCATATTCGATGCCGACCGATGCACACGCCTCCACCAAGAACGGCTGCCGGGCCAAATGCTCTAGGCAGCCGCCGCACTCGTTCGGGTCGAACTGCCTAGGCGGCTTACCTGACCCTGCGCACGGCTTCTCCGCACGATCGTTCCCGCTGTAGAGATAGTGCTCCTGAAGGGAACCATCCTTGCGGAGCCGCCAGCGGTAACGGCAGACAGAGCATTGGCCGCGCTTAACCGCCATATGCTTCCCCCTCGGCGCGTTCCAGCGCCGGGCGCAGGTCAAGGATGCCGACCACCCGCCCATCCGGCAGCGGTACTTTCGCGAGCGCCGGATGCCCGTGATAAGTCAGGTTCGCCTGCAGCCACGCGTCGGCCGCCGCGGCGTCCCGGTAGATGCTCGCGTACACGTCGTCAGCGGTCGCCGCCGGGTCGACGTGGACCTGCGCGGTCCTGGCCAGCGCCAGCGCGTCAGAGCCGCTGATGTGCACGGGCATGCCATGCTGCTCGATCAGCGCGGCCTGGCGGGCCTTGCGTTCGGCGGTGGCCTCCTCATCGGCCATCAGGCGGCCCTCCTGCCTCTCGTGCCACTTCCTGCGAGTATTCTCCCACCAGGCCACGGGGCCCCGGCAGTACAGCGGCACCCCACGTGAACGACACCTGGAAGGCCGATGGCCGGCGGGTCATTCACGTAGAAGTTGCAGCCATCGGCGGCGCGGCACTCGGGCGTTGTGCGGTTGTCGTTCCGCCTGGCATACCAGCCCAAAATGGGCCCGTGGACCGCAGCCTCCATGTCGATCCGGCCGGCCGCTGCTGCCCGGTCCCACATCGCCTGGAGATGCTGCTGGTAGTAGCGCCGTTCCGTGGCCAGCGCCGCATCCCGCGCCGCACTCACGCTCTCGCCGTGCGCGCGGGCTTCCTCCTCCGCCGCCTGGACCCGACGCGCCGCCGCCGCCACGTACTGGGCCCGCCGCGCCGCGTTCATGCTCGCCACCTGACGGGACGTGTCCCCGATGACGCCCGTCACCGGGGGTGGCTGCTGCAGTACGTCCCCGAGGACGCCGCCCAGCGCCGACCACGCCGCGGCCGACAGGGCGAACCGGGCCTTCAGCGCGGCGATGACCGCGGCGGCCGTCACGGCGGTCAGGAGCAGCAGCGACAAGGCGAGGATCAGCGCCGGGTCGTCCAGGTCCGACGGCTGCGACTGCTGCGGAGGCGGGGGCTGGCCGGGAGGAACCTGCTGCTGAGGCGGGGCCTGCGGAGTGGTCACTCCGCCCCCCAGTCAGGTGTCGCGTCGCCGCCCCCGGCGAAGGTCCGGCCCATGCCGAGCGGGTTGCGGACCTTCCCGCTGAACCGCTCGTTCGCCTCACAGGCCCGCTGGATCTGGAAATCGACCGGCAGGCCTGTCCGCTCACGGAGGTAAGAGCCGATCGCCAGGCACAGCAGCTCCCACCGCGCCCGTGTCGGGCAGACGGCGGCGAACTCCTCGTCGTCGAGCATGAGGCGCACGTCAACGTCGCGGTACCGCTCCGCGGCCCCGTCCGCCGCAGTTCCTACAAGGTACGGGGGGCCGCCGTCGAACGCCCGGCTGATGAGGCGGCATGCCACGTCAAGGTTGTACAGCTCAACCGTGGTCAGCAGGTCAGTGCGCGGCTTTGTTGTCAAGACGGCCAGTCCTTACGGCCCTTCACCCAGCCGAGTGCCGCGAACACGCCGACGGCGGCACCGGCCAGGAATGAACCCCAGTGGGTGAGGTGCACGAGGTACGTGATCATGCCGCCGCCGCTTTCAGCCCGAGGCCCCGTGCCACCTGCATCCACGCCGCAATGACGTACCGCAGGTCCTCGACCGCCTCCTCCTTCGTGGCGCCCTCACCCCACGCGCCGCCGCACTCCGGCGCGGACGCATGCCAGCAGCCCGGCTCGACCTCGCACAGGGCGACGGTGATCCTCACGGCCTAGCGACCTCCGAGCCTGCTGGGCCGCCGCATGCGGAAATGCCACGGGCACGCCCGCAGCAGCAATCCATGCACGCACACCACATCCACCGCGCGGCACACCTCCACAAGGGCGCATGCCGGGCAGGGCCACCGCCGATCCTGCCCGGCCGGAACGGAGAAACCGGCCCTACTGAGCCGGCGGCTGGTCCTCCGGGGCACCCTCGGACACCACCAGGCTGGTCGCCGCGGACGACACCACGGTCACCGAACCGGAACCGGTCAGCGGCGGGTCCACCGTGCTGTCGCTGACGGTGTAGTTCGCGGTACCGTCCGACTGGCCGGCGATCACAGCCGAGTAGCCGTCCGCCGACGGGGTGATCGTCGCCACCGCCGGGTTGTCGATCGTCCACGACAGGTTGTCGCCAGTCACCGGCTGACCCTTTGTGTCCTGCTCCGCGACGGACACCGTGTACTGCTGCGTGTCGGTAATCTGCGCCATGCTGTTTCCTCTCATCACTGTCGGCACGCCCGGGCCTTCCGGGTCGGCCTGGTCGAAAGTCTCCGAGACGGACAGGAGCAGCGCGACCGGCCCCTCGATCAGCTGGTAGAACTTCCTGGCCGCCAAGATCAGGTTGTCGGTGTCCTCGAACGACAGGCCGCCGTGAGGCGCGAACGCCTCAATGGCGTACTGCAGCGCGAGAGACGCGTTCTCAGTGCTCAACCTGACCCCTCCGCTCGTTTCGCAGCCTGCGGCTTGCCGCGCCGGTCCAGCAGCACGAGTTCCCCTTCCGGCTGCCATGGCGGCCCGTACGACCCGACCGGGACGATGGCCCCCCACACCCTGTCGCCGAGGTACTGGTAGACGTTGCCGTCCGGGGCCCGGACGACATCACCGTCCTCAGCGTCGGCCGCGGTGATCGTGACCGCCTTCTTGCTCATGTCCGGCTCCTCCCGCTCACTGCTGTCCCAGCCGCCCGTTGGCGCCGTGCGAGGACGGCACCGGAGGCGGCGACGGAGGTCCCGCGGGTGCCTGGCCCAGCTTCGGCGGGGGAGGCGGGCGCAACCCCTGGCCGCCGTTCTTCGCCGCGGCCTGCTGCGCGATGCTCATGCCCGCATGCGCCAGGCCCTGCAACTGCCCCAGGCCAGCCGCGGCCTCCGGGGGCATGCCCGGCGGAGGATTCGCCGCCAGCTGCTCCGCGCGCTGACTCGCCGTGGAGACGAGCGCGTCGTGAACCTTGTCCACGTCCAGCTGGAGGATCGACGCCATCCGCTCACAGATCAGGTCAAAGACGGCCAATGGCACGTGAAGCACGGGGGCCGCGCTCATCTGTCCGAACAAGGTCAGCAACGCCTGCGCCTGCTCGTCCTGCAACGGGCCGAACTTGCACTGCGGGAACGCCGCGTCAGCGCCGAAATTCAGCATCACCAGCGGGCGAACCACGTCGTAGCTCAGCGACTCGGCGATCTCCTTCGCCACCGCCTGACGGGACTTCAAGTAAAAGTCGCTCTGATCCTGCGACAGCGCGTAACTGCCCCGGCCGCCAGTCGCCGAGCCGGCGAGGCCGAGGAACCCCGCGAGGACGCTGTGGATCTGCCACTGCTCCAGGAAACCCATGGCGTCGCGGAAGAACTGGCCGGCGTCCGCAGGCTGCGGGATGACCTCAAAAGCTTTCTGCCCGTCAAGCGGATGCACCAGGCCGACCACGCCCGAGCCCTTGAGCTGGGCGATGTCATCGGCCCTCGCTGTCGCCTCCGGCTGGTCGTTCCCGTAGGCGACAACCCGCTGCAACGCCAGGTTCTCGAGGAAGTGCCACCACAGGAACATGAGCTTGAGCTTCGTCGAGTAGCACCACCAGGAAATCTCCATCTCGCTGACGCCCGTCAGCGGCTCCCGGTGCTTCCCGTGCGTGTAGATGTAGCTGCGGACCTTCGGGATGTCGACGTAGCCGGGAACCTTCTGATGCTTCGTCAGCTGCAGGTTCCCGCCGAACAGCCACACCTGCTGACGGAACCCGTTCGGCTCCCCCGACCGGTCGTTGTACCGGGCCTGGCACGTCGCAGGAGGACGGTAGGCGACTTTATCGTAGATAATCTTCCCGTCATCACGGACTTTGAACGTCTTCTCGACCAGGTAAGAAGAAGGCCCTCCGGAATATTTGCGCACTTGTCACTTGGCCGACCAACTCAGTCATGGGTGTTTTCATGCCGCCCGCCACGTCGGGGGTCAGCAGAACCGACCGCGCGAAGTCCGCCTCGCCCTTGTCGCCCTTGCCTGGCTCGATCGAGAAATCAGCCTCGCGGATCGGCAGGGTAAGTACCATCTCCAGCGCGCTGGCCATGCCGTCGCGACCGAACATCGTCTTCATGTCACGAGCCGACCACTCTCCGTAATCAAAGACATCGCCTTCGCCCTAAATAATAGGCAAACAAACGCTGACCCCAATCAAATTGGGTAAAGTGCCGATCTCTGGGCCCATGAGGGCGCGTTTCCCGCCATTACCGCGGGAGCCCTTCGGGGGGAGATCGGGGAAGGCAATCACGTTAGCATTTCCGGATGCCATCTTCTTGCATCACCTCCTCTCCGCTGCTCGGGGCGCTCAGGGGCGCCGGTAGACCTGGACATCAAGGCGAACGTGCATCTGCACATGCACGCACGTCTCCAGGGCCACTCTACCGGGCTGCTGACCTGCGGGGAATCACCCGGCTTGCGACACCTCACGCGTCGCGTCCGCCTCACCGCCACGCCCGCACGTTCCCCCGCCGCCCTCCAGGCCGTTCCTGCTCGTCGGCGCGCGGCTCAAACCCGTCCAGGCCCCAGTCACCGCCAAGCACGTCCAGGCCCTGGCTATGGATCTCCCGCATGCGCTTCTGTGCCCGTGTCTCGTCGGTGACCCCAAGGTTCCTCATGTCCTCCGAGCCGTCCCACGGGCGCGCGTTCGGCACGTGCTCGCCGAGGTGCGGCACGAACGCCTGGACTACGGCGTCACCGTCGTCGGTGGACCGGCCTAGGCGCTTCTTGATGTCGTCCTTGCTCTCCACCTGGATCCGCCCTCCTGACGTAACCGTCCACTGAGGCGCCGACAGGTCACCGAGAAGCATCTCGTCATCCGGCAGGCAGATGTCCGGCTCTCCGGACGGGTCCAGGTTCTGCCGCAGAGACCACCACGCTTCGCTGCGCCGGTTCGCGAACCCGAACTCCCTGGTGGAATCCTTCGCCTTGGATGCGCGGGACGCGTTGAACGCCACGACCTTGGCGTGCTGCTCACGGAGCCGGTCCACGACGCCCGAGCCGATGCCGATCACGTCGACCACGGCGGTACGGGACGTGTCAGCGTCCAGGATGGCCTTGGTGCGGCCGGTGGTGGCCATGGTGTCTTCCTTAACGAACCGCCGCAGCTCCGTGATCACATGCCCGTTGCGGATCGCGAGGACGGTCCGGTCCTCACCTGTCCGTGCCACGTCCACGCCGACCGTGCGAGGCCTGCCCGTGTCGGGGCTGCCCGCAGCCTTCCACGCGTGCCAGCGTTCCACCGCCGCCTCGGCCCATGCCAGCGGGATCACCGCGTCCTCATCGCCCGCGTGGAACTCGCCGAGGACGCGGTTGACGTAGATCGCCGAAGTCTCGCCCCACTGCCGGGCCCGCTGCTCGGCCCATTCCCGGGTGATCCGCCCGGCCGCTATCGCATCCTCGAGCGAAACGTGGACCGGGTGCCAGTCCTCGTACCCGGCGCGGCGGGACTGGATGTCGTAGAACCGGCCCTGCGGGGCGCCGGGAGTCGACAGGGCCAGCGCGAACGCCTCGCCCGCGCCCTCGCCGGCACCGGAGAACGCGCCCTCGCAGGCGTCGAACGTACCCGCGGGGATCGCCTTGGCCTCGTCGTAAACGAACAGCAGCGAGTCGGCGTGCGCGCCCTCGATCAGGGCGGCGTTCGCGGACGCGCCGGCGAACGCGTGGCCGAAGCCGAGCCGCAGGTTCAGGTTCTGCAGTTCCGTCCGGGTAAACGGACGCCCGTCGCGGACGACATCCCAGCGGACCCGGCCGGCCCACTTGTGGATCTCCGGCCAGAGGTACTGCGTCAGCTGGTGCCACGACCCGGCGGTCGTCGCGACCTTCCAGTCAACCCCGGCAGCATCACGGGTCAGCGCGAACCACAGCACCGTCACCGCCGAGATGCAGCTTTTCCCGAGCCCGTGCGGCCCGCGGACGGCCTGCCGTTTCCGCTCCGGCAGCCCGCCGATGATGTCCTGCTGGTACCCGGTCAGGCCGTCGCCGCGGAAGTCGATGCAGTCATGCGCGAACGCGAGCGGGTCGTTGTAGTACCTGGCGACCCCGCGCTTGATCCGTGCGGCTTTGCGCTGGAGTTCCAGCAGGTAACGCAGGCGTTCAGGCGGGGCTTGTATCTGCAGGGTCATTGCGGGCCAGCTGAGACTCAAGTTCGGCGATCTGCGACTCGACCATGTCGGCGGTGATTACCTCAACGCGGGACTTGGAGGGCGCGTCATAGCCGAAGATCTTCGCGCGCCGCTCAAGCAGGGCGCGGATCTCGCGGATGGCCGCGAGGGCGGGCCCGTCGTCCAGGATGTCCTCATACAACCCGATGGGCTTGCCGTCGCCGCCGTAGAGGATTTCTCCGTTGTCGTCACGCTGCCAGCCGACCAGCTTGCCGACGACGCGGCCCTGGGAGACGGCGACGTGCTCCTTGAGCATGATCTCCCACGCCTTCTCGATGAGCCGGTCGATCCGCTCAAGATCCAGTCGCCGGGCTTGCTCGGTGGCCTCTGAGGGGATGTCGGCGAAGGCGCGCATGACGGCCTCGTGCGCCTTGCCTTTGTGGGTGAACCCGAGTTCGTCGGCTATCCGCTGATAGGACCAGCCCTGGCCGTGAAGCTCGGCGGCCCGGTGGTCGCGCCTGGCGCTGTCGGCGGTGCGGATCCATTTGCCGCTACCACCGCGAGGCGGGGTTCCCTTGGTCATGGGTTCCCCCCGTCCTGCTCCGGCTTGTCGGCGAGGTCTGGCCTGCCGAGGTGACGGCGGAAAGCCCCGTTGACGTGATCCTTAATGCGTTCCTCGGCGTCGGCGACGCTTCCGGCAGTCAGGCCCGACGTGAAGAACGAGAACGACGCGCCGAACAGCGGGACGACCAGGATGCACTCGACGGCTTGGAGCAGGTACCCGGCGGTGTTGACCGGGGCCACGTCGCCGCCGACGGTCACGGCGTTCGCCAGGGCGCAATACCAGCCATGCCAGAGCGGCAGGCCTGGGGTGACCAGGGAGTAGAGCGCGCCGAGGAGGATGTCGAGGCCGAGGGCGGCGGCGATGACCTGGGCGGCTACCCGGTGGTGGCTAGCCATGGCGGCCGTCCTCGCCGAGCAGGGCAAGCAGCGAGTCGAGGCGACCCACCACGTCATCGAGGCTGGCGGCGGCCTTCTCGCGGGCGTGCCCGTGGTGCCTGTTGCACCAGGGCGTCCCGTCGACCTTATGCCTGCCCACACGCCAGCATCTGTCCTGATGGCAGTTCACGTGATGCCATGCGCCGACGAGCAAGCTGAGCAGGCTGAAGACGGTCAGCGCAGGCAGGAACCCCGAGTAAAGCTGGTACGTCCAAGGCGTCTGCGGACCGGGGTACGGGTGGACGCCGAGGCCGTACAGCCAGCCCCACGGGTGGGCGGCGATGGACCAGCCGATCACGGCCAGGACGGCGGAGATCAGCAGCCAGCGGAACCTCATCCCGGCCCGGCCGGGGGCGGGTCGGTGACGGCGGCGGGCGTGTGGTCCGGGTCGTGTGGCTGCCCCCACCACAGAGGCCGGCCCTTGCGGCGGGCCACCTCGCGGAGAAACGTCCCCACCGTCGGGTAGGACTGGTGGCCGTCTGCCCGCATGTGGAGCCTGATCCACAGCGGGGTCCGGGCCGCCAGCACCCAGGAGATCCGCGCGAACAGCACCACGTCGATCCACCCCGCGACATGGGAGGTGGCCCGGTTGAAATGGAAGAACAGCGACAGGACCGAGATGAGCAGCACCCCGGCGAGGAGCCCGGCGAAGTCGACGACAGTCTTCCCGACCGGGTTCGCCCAGAATTTCGCCAGGTACCCGTACACACCCACCCACAGGACCGTGGTGACCAGGCCGGAGATCAGGACGACTTTGAACGCGGCGACGATCACCCCGTCCGCGTCCCCGTCGGTCCACGTCATCGACGCGGCCCACACCCCGAGGGCGGACGCGGCCCACCCGGCGAGGGAGAACGCGACCCGGTGCCGGGTCCGCAGCCTGGTCACCTGGGGTCCCCGCGGAGGCTGTCGCGGACCATCTCCAGGATGTGGTTCTCCCCGGCGGCCTGGTTCAGCGGGTCGATGACCTGTTCTTTCACCGCGGAGTACAAGACGCGGGCCCGGCTGGCTTCGGGGCGGGCCCTGTCGGCGTCAGCGCGGGCCGCCGCGGCCCGCGCTTCCAGTTCGGCCATCCTCGCAGCCCTGCGGTGCGGCCACAATCTCAGCATCAGCTCAGCCCCAGATCCTCCGCGGTCAGTTCCCCTGGCGGGCGGCGGCGCCTGTGGCTGGATTCCTGGGCGATCTGGGTGAACGCCTGGATCAGCTGCTGGGTGACCTGCCCTGTCTGCGCGGTCTCGTGGACGGCATGCCCGGTGACGGCCAGGGCGTCCAGCAGGGCCCGGTTCGCTGCCTGGGAGTTGTCGTAGGCCTGCTCGAGTTTCTCGTATTCGGCGTGGGAGTGGATCTTGCCGCGGATGAACAGCCACAGCCCCAAGGCCAGGACCACCAGGGCCCCCGAGCTCCCCGTGATCAGCGGCAGGAGCTGTTCCAATGGCGTCTCCTCTGAGCGTTGTGTCCACTAGGCGACGATCCGCAGGTTCTGCCGGAACGCTTCGCGGGCTTTCTGCTTGCCGTCGAGGCCGGTCCCGGATGCTTCGAGGGCGGCGTCGAGGGCTCGTTCGAGCATGTCGGCGGTCTGCTTGCGGACCCCGGCGAGGCGGTCTTCGATGTTGAGCTTGGCCATGGCGGCGAGGGTGGCGACGCACCGGTCAAGGGCGCGTTCCCACAGGGCGATCTCGGCGCGGAGCTGCTCGCCGGTCCCCGCGGCGGCCTCGTACCGGAGGGAGGTCAGCTCGTTGACCTTCTCGCCCATCGCGTTCTTCCAGGCGACGGCCTGGGCGGCTACCTTGGCGAGTTCGGTGAGGGGGTCGGTGACGGGGGGGACGTCGAGGCGGGCGAGTTCGCGGGCGGCCTGCTGATTGAGGGCGGCCTCGGCGATGACCGGTGCGGCTTTCGTGCCCAGGTGCATGCGGCAGCGGTCAGAGTCGGCGACGAGGCGGTGGCTGTGGCAGGGGGTGCCGTCTTTGCGGTTGCGGGTGCATTCCCGGCGCTGGTGTTCGTCGCACCACCGGCCGCGCTTTCGCATGGGGGTGACCGTCATGACGTGGATCGCATCGGGTCAGCGGCGGGGCACATAACACCAGTTAACCGCATCGCCGACCTAAATGCACGTGCAGGGGAACGTGCATGTGGGCGTGTTGCCGCAGGTCAGCCGAGGTTACTGCTCGCCCTCGCCCCACATCGAGCGCGGGTCCAGGTCAAGGATCATCCGCGCGCCCCGCGCGAATCCGGCCGCGTCCGGGACCTTCGGCGGCACCTCAGTGCGGTGCCGGTACATGAGCTCGTGGTCCCGCATGGCGTCCTGCTTGGCGGGTGATGCCGGGCAGTCGTCCCGGTGGGGGCCGAGCTGGGCGGTGTCGCAGCATTCGCGGGGGCCGTCGTCCTCCTCGCACCATTCGCGGGCGGTCATGTCTGCTCCTCGAATCCCGGCCCGTCTGGGACGCGGGCCTTCAGTGTCCTCGCATAGCCGATGGCACGCTGGATGTCCGCCCACGCCTCACCCATCGCGGCCTGAAGGGAATCCCACTCGCGGGTCCGCGCCCCACGTTCCAGTGCGCTGGTGGCGCTCGTCAGCGCGCCCTCGATCGCATCGAAGTGGCCCATCGTGACGTTGCCGCTCATGACCAGTCCAGGGCGTCAAGCGCGTCCGATGCCATCTCCAGTTCCTTGTCCGTCAGCTCGCTGGCCGGGATCTGCCCGCGTCCGTAGGCGCGGATCTTCTCGTCGTCGGGTTCCCGCAGGTGGGTGACGATCAGCGCATAGCCGTCCTGTCCGCCCGGCCGGCCGCCTTTGCCGACCTCAACGGACACCTGGGCAGGCCAAGCGTCGGCCGGGAACTCCCGGGCGACTAGCTCGCCGTCATCGACGCGGTTCGGGCGTGAAGGGGCGGCGGCGATACCCGCTCCTCCGCCGCCTCCGCTGGGGAAGAAGCTGAACGAGGTGCCGCCGCCTTCGTAGCCGTTGTCGGTGCCGTCCGCGTTGATCGTGCTGCCGCCGCCCTTGAGGACCACCGTCAAGCGGGCGGCGCCTGCTGGCTTCACCCAGGTCCCGTCTCGGCCGAAATACTGGATGTCAGGCTCGCTCATGGCCGCACAGCCTCCCACTGCCCTGCTAGGTGCGGGTCCGTCCACGCTGCCAGGTCATCCCTGGTCCACGTGCCGACCAGCAGCCATGTCTCCGGCTGGCCGCAGTCCTTGCAGCGGCCGAGGACCGCGGTGTGCGGGGCGGAGAACGGGAACTTCGGGGTGGAGTCCTGGGCCTTGAGGATGGCCCAGTCATGCTCGCAGGCGGGTGGCACCGGCTCGTCTTCCTCGGCCGTGTCCGGTTCGCTATCCCAGCCTGCGGCCTGGTAAGCGGCGTACACGATCGCGGTGATGTCAGACATGTCGATCGATCGGCCGCGAGCGGGCTGGTTGGCGATACCGAGATGGCCTGCTTGCTCCCATGCGGCCTTAACTGCGGCCTTGCCCTGCTCGCTGCTGGCCCACAGCACCTCTGCGGCCTCAGCGTCAGTGATGTCCGTCACCGGGTGCCCCCTTCGTTGTTGTCGTAGACCTGCGCCATGATCCTCAGCAGCCGCTCCACCCGCTGGTCCCGGCCGCAATCACAGGGCTGGCCTGCCCGGTCAGGGTCGGAGCAGCCTGAGCCGGGCTGGCCGCTGTAGAAGTTCTCGGCGATGTAGGTGTGCGGTTCGGCGAGGATCGCGGCCATCAGGTCACGCTTGGCCTTCACCTCGCGCTCCGTGCGGGCCGGGTCCTGGCGGGCGATGTGCTCAGCAAGCACCGTGTCGAGCGCGCCCTGGCCAGTGAACAGGCCGCCTCCGCGCCTGCCGCCCAGGTCGGCCCGCATGGTGCGGCCATCTTCCTGGAACTGGCCGTCATACCAGGGCTCGACGTACCACTCCCGCCATGCGGGGCGCGAAGTGGCCCGAGCTGCCGCGTCGTCGGCGTCGAGTCCGGCGTTTAGCTTGGCAACCAGGGCCTCGATCGCTGCTGCCCGGACCTCAGTCATCGAGCTTGTCCGCGATAGTGAGGGTGACACCTTCCTTGCCCATGCGCTGCGCGGCGCTCTCGGCCACCCGCAGCATGGGCTCGGTCCTGACGATCACCGTGTCCCCTGGGACTGCATCGCGTAGCGCATCGGCCAGCGCGCCCATCCAGCCGTCCGGCGGGATCCTGAACTCAGTCATTATTGCTCTCCTCTCGTGCGGCGACCGGAAACCGGGTCCGTCCCGCGCTGTGCCTCGATGGCGTCGCGGACAACACGGATCGGGACGCGGAACGCGCGGGCCACCTGCATGAGCGGGCTCGCTCCCTCCCCGTTGCGGTAGTCGTGGTTCTTGCGTACGGACTTCCACGTCAGGAACATGCGGCGTTCCGGGGTCTGGGTCATCGCTTGACCTCCTTCGTCACCCATTCCTGGCAGTCCGGGCAGACGCCCTTGGACATGCGCATGTTGCGGTGCTTGCAGTTGCGGGCCTGCTGGGGCGGGTCTTCCAGGGCAGCGACAGGAGGAGGAGGAGGAGGAGGAGGGTCGGCGAGGCCGTCGAGCCGGTCTAGCTCTAGCGTGATCCCCCGGACGCTGATGTCAGTGATTGTCTGCCCGTGCCGTTCGGCCCCGTCTTTGAGCCGGGTCAGCAGGTCTGGGGGGATCCGGACGTTGAGCTGGGCCTTGGCGTGGCGGTCTCCGGTACGAGAGGCCATCAGGCCGTCCATGCGGCGGGGCAGGAGATCGTGGCGTTCAGCGCGTCGGCGGGGACGTCGGCGAAGGTGTGGCGGATCCACGGGCGGCCCATGCGCTCGAAGCGCTCAACCTCAGCCGCGGGGACCTGGACCAGCACGCGCCCGGCAGCGTCGGTAACGCCATGGTTGCGCGTGACCCATGCCGCGTCGTCGGTGCGGACCGCGAAGGTGGCTGTTTTGCTCATCTTGTCTCCCCTGCTCAGTGCGTATAGCCATCGTATAGCCACCAGCGCAGGAAGTCAAGCCGGAACGTATAGCCGCCAGAGCCGCCGGATGTGCTTTAACGCCGCCGCCTGCCCGCCTCCGTCAGCCCTCCACCGCAGCCCCAGGTAGCTGACCCCGCCCGGCCGGAACGCAAGCGCCGCCAGCACGCACGCCAAGGTCGTCAGCCCCTCGCTCGACTCATGCACCCGCAGCTGCACCCACGTCCCCGCGTCCAGCCGGAACCCCTCCGTCACCGCTGCCAGCCTGGCAGGGTCCGCGCCCCGGAGCTTGTCGATCTCCAGGGGGACGCACCACTCCAGGTTGGCCGCGGCGAGGGACCGGGCGGCGTTCATCGGCTGGTCGTTCCGGCCGATGATGAACCTCGCCACGGCATCTCTCCCGTTCCCGCTGGTCAGACAGGGCTGTTACGCGAGATGGTAACGGGACACGGTTGCACATCTGGGGCATGACGCGCCGGGACGCGTCACTCGCCGGGGATCACCACCGTGATGGACTTCAGCCGGCCATTCATCCGGGACCGCGCCGACGGCTTCAGCGCCTCGGCAGCCTCAGCCTCGGCACCTGCAGCGCTGGCGGTGGCCTTGTCGAACTCGGCGAGGAACTGTCGGAGTTCGCCGATGGTCAGCTCGCCATCCGGGGCCCTGACGGTGATCGTGCGCTCGGTGCTCACCGCCGCCACCCCTGCGCGCAGACCAAGGCCAGCGCGGTGATGAATAGCCAGGACAGCAGGTGGATGTCCACGGTGATGATCGCGACGGTGATGAGGCTGACCTGCGCAGCCAGCGTTGGCCAGCGGAAGTACCCGCCGTGCCGTGCCGGGGCGTCCAGCCTGGGGGGCGGGACCAGAGTGCGCAACTCCTCGCAGTACGGGCACAAGCGCCGGCCCCTCGGGCCGGACAACGGCAGGTCAGACAGGCCGCACCCGGAGCAGGTCTCGTCGCGCCAGGCCGGGCCGCCGCAGAACAGGCACGGCTGCCACGGATGCCGGCAGGAACCCGTGATCCCCGGATACCGGCATTCGGTTCCACACCCCTCACACCAGTGCGAATGCCCGACGGCGGGGCCGAGACTGTACGAGGCGGGCAGGAACATGCGCGCAACCGGGCCGAAGGTCTGCGGCTCCAGCGCACGCCGGCTCGCATCCTCGTACGCCTCCCGCTTCCAGCCGTGGACCAGGCCCGCGTACATCCCGCTGTCCGGGTATCCCTCCGGGCTGAGCGCCTGCCGCTTAGCCTCGGTGTATGACGGGAGGCGGATACAACGCGGGGACATGCACGGCAAGCCGCCGTTCACCACGTTGCAGATGCACCCCGGATCGTTCATCCGCTACCGCCTTCGATCACGGCCGGCTCCCGGAGCACCTCACCGGCCATCACGGGCCGGTAGTCCTCGCCGCCAGCGTCATGGACCGGGCGGACGCTCACCTGGATCTCGGCAGCGGCAGCCTCCGCGGACTGCTGGTCGGCGAACGGGACGCGGATCTCACGGACGTTCGCCACGAACACACCCTGGCCGGTGAGGATGTCGAAGGGGCGGCCGAAGCGAATAACAACCTCACGCGCGGCCATGTCAGCATCCGGTCGGCGGCAGAAGGCCCGGCAGGGCGACCGGCGTGACCATCGGCCAGTCGAACGCCGGCAGGCAGCGCGGCGGATCTGCCGTGAACTCGAACTCGGGCAACTCGAACACTGGAGGGTTCAGCAGGATCACGTCCGAGGAACGCGCCAGGAAGCGGGTCGGCCGGATCTCTGTGACCCTCTCGCCGGCGCGGAATAGGGCCACCGTGGCGTCCGTCTCACGGTCGGGCGCGCACAAGGCCAGAGCCCAGCGGCCAGGCTTACGATTCTTGCTCACTGCACCTGCTCCCTCTCGCAGATCAGCCTCAGCTCCAGGGTGTCGGCATACGGCATCTGCGCCCGCATCCGGTCCAGCTCGATCAGGACCGCCTGCTGCCAGCCGATCACGGCGTTGTCGGCCATCGTGGCCAGGTCGATGCGGCGGCGCAACTCCGCGTGCGCGGTCTCGTCAGCCATCGATCCTCCCGCTCTTGAGTACCTGGCCGTGCTCAAGTAGTTCCCACCCGCCAGAGCCGAGCGCCGGATCGACCTCAACCGCCGCTGAGCCGTACGCGCCGACAGGGCTGGCGACGGGACCGCCTGGAGCAGCCCAGTCGAGCGGCTCGTTCGCGGCGGCCTTCCTGATCGCCGCGGCCACGTCCGGGTGGCAGCGGAACGTGTACCGCCGCATCTCCCGTGGCAGGCCCTCCACTACCGTGAGTAGCCACTCGTCAAGGTCCGGGATCACGGGCATGCCTGCACGCCTCTCACGTTGCCGCTGCTTATGCTGGGAAGATGGGGTATGCCGTGGGCCCGTGGGTCCCTGTCCTTCTGGTCGCGCTGAAGCCGCTCGGCCAGCAGTCGTGGGCCGGGAAGCTCCCGGACATCGCCATCGGCGAGCCCTTCTGGGCCAGCAGCAGGGACGCGCCCTCGCTCATCGCCGCGGGACTCGCGGAGAACGCCCCGCCAGGGACCGTGGCGCCGCCCGTCGAGCCGCGCTATACGGCGAACGGCACAGCAGGGTTCGCGGCGGGGACGAGCAACAGTAGCCATTAGGCGGTCACGAGCCCTGACCTGCTGACCGTGCCGAGCTGGGCCTTCCGGCAGGCCGTGCACACGCCGATCAGGCATGGGGCGGCCACCTGCTGCCCGCCGCCAGCAGGGAACTGCTGGACCACCGTGACCAGGACCACCGCGTCAGGGGCCGACCCCTCCGGGTCCGGGTCACCATCGGTGATCGCCCGGTCAAAACATGGCGCGCACTTCCCAAGGGCGCCCATCAGTAACGCTCCCCGTAACGCTTCACCACGTCCTCGACCTCCTGCAACCTCAGCTTCTCCGGCAAGGTCATCATTTCGTCATCGCCGAACGCGTTGACATAGAGCGTGGCGACGGCCAGCAGGACGTCCAGGTCATACCGGGGAATCGTGACGGACTCCTTGTCTAGCCTCGCCTGGACGGCCGCGACGGTGAACGCGCTCATCGATGTGTCCGCGTCGAAGGCGGCCTTGCGCAGCTGGCGGTGCAGGTCCGGCGGAAAGCCTATGGGCACGCGCTGAAGACTCATGATGCCATGATATCGCCAACTAGGCCGTCAGGCTTGGGACGACACGCCGCACCGCACTGCCCGAAGTGTCGCGAACGTTCCGATGCACATGCACGGGTTACCCTGACATCATGAGCACCCCCGAGAAACTCCAGGTAGACACCATCACAGGCCACATCACAGGCCCCGCGAACATCAAATACAACTCGCCCTTCCCCTGCGTCAACGGATCATGGGGCTCCGGCGCCATGTCCGGGGTCCTGATGCACACGATGGTCGGGGACCTTCCCGGCACCGTCCAGGTCTTCAACGACCCGTCGTTCCAGGCCAGCGCCCACTTCGGGATCTCCCAGGACGGCGAGATATGGCAGTTCGGACCGATCGGCAAAGGATGGATCGCCTGGCACGCCGTCAGCGCCAACCGCCAGTGGTACGGCATCGAGCACGCCGACGCCGGCAACCCCGACAACCCGCTCACCCCGCAGCAGATCGCGGCCAGCGCCCAGCTCGTCGAGCTCCTGTCCCGGTTCGCAGGGTTCCCCCTCCAGGTCACGGACTCCCCGTCAGGGCGCGGGTACGGGACGCACAACATGGGCGGCCAGGCGTGGGGAGGGCACACCTGCCCGGACCTGCCGCCGAACCACGTCCGGTCGGCGCAACGGGCCGGGATCATCGCCCTGGCCGGGCAGATCCGCAACCCCGCCCCCGCCCCGCATGGCCCCTACCGTCACGTTGCCGACGGCACCCTCTCTTTGGCCCAGATCGCCCGGCAGCGCAATACCACCGTGCAGCACCTCGTGGAAGTCACCGCGGGGGCGCTCAAGCCCGCCGACCTCGCCGCCATCGCCGCCGTCCTGGACGGGGCGATGAACACGCCGCTGCCGAAGGGCTTCGTCTTCTACACCACGAACCCCTAACATCAGCACCGTGCGACTACCGAGGCGCGAAGACCCCGCCCGTGAGGCAACCGCCGCCCGCAGGCTCGAGCGGACCGCGGCCATGCTCCGCCAGTACGCCCGCAACGGCCTGACCATGGTCGCGATCGAGGATGTCCTGCAGCTCCTCGGGACCGGCGAACCCGCAGCGCCCTCTCCCCCCCTCAAGGAACCGCCCCGCGACCCGCTCGACGACCCGCTCACCGGAGCCCGGTGGGCCGGCCCTCCTGGGAGCATGCCGCCGGGACCGCCGCACTGAACACGGGGGCATCCGGGAACAGGCCGCCGAGACGCCACGCCGCATAGAACAGATCCGCCGTGTCCAGTCCCGGCCGGGGCTCATCCCGCAGCGGCACGGCAGCGGTCACGGCTTCGCACAGCCCGCACATCAAGCCACCAGCCCAACGTCTCGCCGACAGGATCTCCGCGGCGGCTCCTCGACCTGCTCACCGCTCCCCGGCTGCGGCTCGTCCTCGCTGCCCGACACGATCGCGTTGTCAGGTTCGTCGTCACCCGCGAACAGGCGCATGATCACGGCGATGACAAGGCCAGCGAAAGGGATAGCCCAGGGGAGCCACGAAGACATGGTGAAACGCACGCGCCGATCTAGTGAGGCTTGAGGGAGACGGGGCCGAGTGGCCACAGGTCCAAGCCTACCGGCCTGGAGTGTCAAGCCTGCGGAGGCGCGCTCAGAGCGCCGTTTCCATCGCCCCGCGATCGGGCCAGAGCACGGACCAGAAACCTGTTGCGGGCGGTGTCCAGCCACGGGCGTACGGCCGGACAGGAATCCCCGCCTGCCAGGCGAGAGTCGCGCAATCCGCCCCGCCGTGGGAGCCGTGGGGCTGCCGTCCGCGGCATCTGAACTCGTCGCAGGCGGCGAGGAAGGCTAGGCACTCATCGGCGCCGGGGGCCACAAGCTTGTCCCTGTTCCGGTAGTGGCCTGCGGCGGGACAGAACTCCCGGCCGTTGCGGCGCTTGCGGCGGTGGCCCGGCTGGCATTCTTCCCGGCACGGGGCATCCCAGTCGGCCGGGTGGCGTTCGCTGCGGACGCTAGCACCCTGCCGGAGCTGGCGTCTCACCCAGGCGTGGGCCATGACGTCGGCGCCCTCCGGGCAGGCCCCCTCAATCACGGTCAGGACCGGGTGGGCGGCGAGGATGCCGTCTAGCACGCCGCAGAGGAACGAGTAGTCGCGCCAAGACCTCGAGCCGGTCACGAGCACACGCCAAGCATCACCCATCAGTCGCCCTCCGTTCGCCGGAGAGGTCGCCCAGGGCTTCGATGAGTGCGTCAGCCATCGACTCGGCCGAGACCTTCCCCGCGACCGGGTGCAGCTCAAGGCGGGCCAAAGCCTCGATCAGTCCGTCACGGGTGAAGGCGTGCAACTCGGGATCGCCGGACGGGACCCGCCCCCCGGTTAGCCTGTCAATCGTCGCGACCAGTACCGCCACGAGGAAGGGCGGCGGGTCCACGCTGTTGTCCAGCCTCTTCCGCACTAGGGTCAGCGCGCAACGCTCGGCCGGGAGCAACCCGCTCGGCAGCGGTTCCCGGTCGCTCGGCACGTAGGCATCAGCCACTGGAACCCTCCTCGCCGAGCGGAGGCTGCGGGGGCGGCCAGCCGAGAAGGCCGGTCTGGATGATCTCAAGCGCCTCCGAAAGTTTCCTCTCGGCCTCGCCTGCGGCTGCGTCGGCCCTGCGTACGATCTCCCACTGCTCATCGGTGACCGTGACCTCCAGATCCGGCAGGGGCGCGGCCCACTGCATCAGGCTGGCACGTGCCGCCAGGATGCCCAGACGGGCCCGGTCATACAGCCGTTCGGCGTCTTCAGCGGTCGTCATCTGCCGTTCCCTCCATGCCGCTTGTGATGTTCGCCGCGACGCCGAGCCTGTCCTGCAACTGCATCGCCAGCGCCGCCGCCTGATCGAGAGCCTGCCACGTGGCAGTGACAGCGGCGTCCACCCGGCCCTCGTACGCGATACCAGCCATCGCCACCCTGCCCGCCGCGTTCTCCACGGCAAGCCACTGGGACACCTGGCCGAGCAGCTGGGGGAACCGGGACGCCGTGGTCGCTAGGCAGCGGACCAGCCGGTCAACCTCGGACGGGTACCGGAACGCCTCATGACTCATGGTGGCGTGGTTGAGCACCCGGGCAGCCTCGGCCAGGGCGTCGGCCACCTCCTGGACGTACTCGGGGGTACGAGGGGCGTCAGTGTCGAGGTTGACGTTCATGGGTTCGTTCCTATCGCGGTGTGGACGTGGGCGGCCAGCCCGGACCCTCGCCAGAGGAAGTACCCGAGCACGGCCAGCAGGAGCAGCAGCCCCGGCGTGACGAGCCACCGCTCAGCAGCATGCCCAGTAGTGAACCGTAGCGGCCGGGGAAGCGCATGGAAGTCCCGCAGGGTCACGGGCCAGAGCAACGGGATCCCGCAGTCGGTCATGGCGTCGCCGGCAAGGTGCGTCGCCGCGCCCAAGGCGGCGGCGAGCGGGACCAGGGCCAGCCCGTAGCCGGTCACCATCATGGCCGCAGCCGCGCCGATGCCGAGCACGGACTCGAACGTGGCCGGGCCGGGACGCAGAGCGTCCGCCGCAGCGGCTATGCCCGCGGCGAGGAACACGGCCAGGGCGATCCGACCGGGCCAGGTGCCCCGGAACGCGCAGGCAAGCCACGCCGCACCTGTGAACGCGGCGACACCAGCGAGTGAGTGGGTTCCGTGACGATGACCGCCGCTGACCGCGCGGACCACCCAGGCGAGAACGTAGGTCACGAAGCCGTACGACCGGGCCTCAGTCGAACCACAGGAGTCCAAATCGGGTGCCAGGGCGTAGGCGGCAGTCAGGCCAGCCAGCACCGCCAGTTGGCCCGCAGGCTCATGCATGACCAGGGAACCGGCAGCGAGTCCTGTGACGACGCCGCTAAGGCAATGCGATCTTCCTAGCATCAGGACTCACCGCCAGCAGCGGCGAGGGCCGGACGCTTGCAGCCCAGATCGCCATAGTGCAGGTTGAGCCAGCAGGCAAACCGGTAAATCCACGGCGTGCACATGATCAGGGTGAGGGCTGCCATCGGAAGCAGCGTGCTCAGCATAGGAACCAGAGCTACGCGGGCGATCACTAGAACATAGGCGGCGGCCACCGAATGCGCAGGCAGCGCCGTCCAGAGGGCGGCGGCCACTAGGCCCGGCAATGCGCCCGCGATGATCCAGGCCGCGCAGATGCTGATCACCTTCTCGGAGTCGGGCAGGCCCTCCGGCTCAGGTGGCCGGACTGCGCCCGCGACATTGAACCGTGGACTCTCGCCACGGATCGCACGGGTCTCAGCGGCCCGCGCCGCTCGCTCGCTGTCATACCAAGTGACGGCCTGATGCTGGACCTGCGGGTACCACGGCGCGTTCAGTACGTGCTCGCGCCATCTGCGCCACGGGTCGTTACTGATCCCGACGTAGAGCAGATCTTCGTGGTCATCGTAGAAGCGGTACAGCGCGTATCTGGTCTCAGTGGCGCAGATCATCGTGCCGGCTCCTGGCTATCGACGGCATCCGCCGGGGCAGGTTTCCGTAGCCGGGCGATCTGCCGCCCACGGCTGTCGGTGAGCCCCGCGCGGATGCCAGCCTTCGAAGCGCTCAGGCCCTTGTCGAGATACCAGAGCACCTTAGCCTCGCTGTCAAGATCGGCCGGAGCGTCCTCATCGGGGGTATCTGCGGGGGCGGTAATGGTGCCCGGCTCCGGGGCGGTAGCGGACCCGGTAACGGGGTCCGGTTTCCGGCCGGTAGCGCGAGGGGATTTCCGGCCGGTAGCGGCACGCCGTTTCTGGGTGGTAGTGGCCTCCAGTTTCCGGGCCAGCGTTTCCGCCTTCGCTACCGCCTCATCCCGTTCCCCGCTCACGGCAGTGAGTCCGGAAACGGCCTCGGCGAGATCGGCCCTGAGCGCGTCCATCTCGGCTTGCACGGCGGTCCGCTCACCGGTCGCTGCGGCGGCTTCCCGGTCAAGCCGCCGCAGGTGTATCAGGACCGCGATAAGCGCCAGCACGACCACCGGGAGATCCTTGACGAACACTGACAGCCATAGCGGAGGCTTGGCTGTCGCCGCGAGAATGGACGCCCCCTGGCCGACCAGGCTGAGGGTGAGCGTGGCGATTGCCGACCACATGGCACACCGCCGGGACCGGAGGCCGGGGGCGTCGAACCAGGCGAACAGGAAGTACCCGGCCGCAGCCTCCACGATGACGGTGAGAGTCCATCCGGTGCCGGTATGGCCGACTGCGAACCCCGACTTGTCACCGACCTGGGCCCACGCTCCCCACACATCAAACAGGGCGAAGGCTGCGATGACGAACAGCACCCATAGGTGATCTCTGCGCTTGGGTGTCATGGCGTTCATGGTCGTCCTGTCTGGGTCGTCGGGCAGGTAGGCGTGCTAGATGCTGCTGGCGAACGTGCCGAGGGCGTTGGCGGCGTGGCTGGCCAGCGTGCCGAGGTTGTGGACCGCCCCGGCTGCGGCGTGGGGCTGCTCGATGACCCACCACAGGGCGAAGGCGATGGCGACCCACCAGCCGATCCGCTTGAGGTTCACGGCCGGTCCTCCCTTGCTTGTCAGACAGCTCGTGTCTTGTTTGTCATGGTTTGCGGGTGGCTGTCAGACAGCGACCCGAGCCGGTCGGCGTCCTGTTTGCACCGATTTGTCCGGGCCGTCTGACGGTGTATCCTCGCGCGCGCGCGCGTACGCGGGATCGCACGTAGGGCGGGTCATTCTCTGGACCGCGCCGTCTCTCCCGCTGTCAGACACCGCCACACGGCCACGCCCCTGCGCGAGCCCGGCCGCCCGCTCGTCCAGCCGCTCAGCCGCGCCCGCGATCTGACGCGCCACCGCGTCCGTCACCGCATCCGACGGATGCGCCGCGCGCAGCCAGTCGTAAGCCGCGGACAGCCGCGCCGCGGGTGTCGCCGCGGCCTCGTACCGCGCCCGCATGTCCTCCATCCGGCGCTCGGCCCGTGCTCGCGCCCTGGCCGACCCACTCATGCCGCCACCCGCTCGGTCACCGTGTAGATGCCTTCCAGGCGGTCGTTCTCAACCAGGCCCTCGATCGCAAGGGTGGTGGACAGCTCGCCGCGGATCCACGCCGGGGACTTGCCGGTCGCCGCGCACGCCCGCTCATAAATGTCCCGCGGCCGGAACTCCCGGCCAGGACCAAGCTCGGCGAGCAGGTGCCGCAGCGCGGCCAGCGCATCGTCCCGGCTGACCTGCGGCCTGGCCGGGCGGGAGAAGTCCAGGGCGTCCACGTCCGGGTCACCGGGCGGGATGGGCTTGCGGGGGTCGATGTCGTCATCCTCGCCGAGCCCGGCCATCAGGTCCGCGTCATCGATGTCCAGTTCGTCAAAGGTCACGGGAGGGTCCTCTCCGTCGTCTACGAGCTCGGCCACGAAAATCTCGTCCTCGTCTTTCATCCGCTCGGGGCCGCGGCGGGGGAGGTCCCGCACCTCGGCAAGCGGCTCGTCATCTTCGGGCTCCACGTCCACAGCCGGGGCAGCCTTGGGGGTGCTGCGGGCGGCCTTGCGCCGGTCGGCGGCGGCCATCTTCTCCAGCACCGCCGCGCCGGTCGTCCGGTTCGCGTACACCCCGTTCGCGTCGAGCCGGGACAGCATCTCCGCCCAGTCGGGGCAGTTCTCCGCGATCCACGCGTCCCGCGCGGGGGCATACTCGGCGACCGTCTCGGAGCAGAATTCCCTGTCGACCTGGAACGAGCGGGGAGCCATCAACTGCCGCTGGAAGTCAATTCCAGCCGCTGACCGGTAGTGCATGCCAGGCTGGCGGTCCTGCCACATCGACGGGTCGGCGCCAGCGTGCAGCAGTTCGTCCGGCAGGACGAACACGTCGCCCATGTCTTTCACGCCGAACGACAGGGACTCACCGAACGCCGCGCGGACGTTCGGGTCGACAACCTGGTGCTGGGCCCGCTGGAACGACGCGCGGATCTTCACGCCCGCCGACCGTGCCGAGTTCAGCACCTTGTCCAGGTCATCGAGCTCGTTGGCGATGATGCCGCCTTCCTCGATCGTGACCCGCAGGAACGGCAGCCCGCACCCCGGCTCCCAGTTGTCGTAGCCGTGCATGCCGAGGTAATTGGCCCGCTCGGGGATGACGTAGCGGGCAAGGAAGCGGACCATCGCCTTGGATTCAGCGACGTCGGGCGCGAACCAGTCCAGCGCGCCGGCGACGCAGCCGAGGGTCTGGAACTTCTTCACCGGGTCCGCGGCCCAGTCCACCACGTCGAGGCGGGTGGCCCCGTCAGCGATGACGATGCGGACCACCGTGGACTTCCCGGATCCGGTCATGCCCTCCGAGATGATATGGCTCAGGTTCCGCTCGGGTATGCCGAGACGGCGCGACATGTCCTCGGTGACCGCGGTCTCCCACGACTCCTCGTACATCCGGTCCTCATAGATCCCGATCCGGACGGGGGCGTCCGCAATCGACTTCCCGACCGCTTGCGGGCCGGGCCAGTGCCGGACGGTCTCCAGAACGTTCTCCAGGACGAAATCCAGGAACACGCGGGAATGGTTCAGCGGGTCCGGGCGGATGATCACCGATGACGCCGGGAGGGCCATCTGGGAAGCCATGTGCTCCCGGTAGTCGGTCAGGTGCTTGGGGATCTGCACGCCGCGGATCAGGTTGACCTGGGTGCGGATCCGCCATGGCTTCACGTCGAGGAGCTTGATCCGGGCGCCGTTCAGGTCGGTGACCTTCCGGGCGGTGAAGTCCCTGAAGTTCTTCAGGATCGCCTGCGCCGCCTGGTCGGCCCGCACTGCGGCGGCAGCGTCCACGTGGTCGGCGGACGGCCCGGCCGTGATCGCCTTCGGCGAGCCCGCGGCCTCGAGCGGTTCCGGTGCCGGCTCCCGCCACGGCGACGCCAGCGCCGGGACGACCTTGCCGCCCTTCTCGGCGAGCATGCGGATGTGCGGGACGCGCCCGGCGAGGACCCGGATCACGTAGTCCACGTCGACCCGCTTGCCGCGCAGCTGCCGGTGCTGGCCGATGACGTCTTCCACGCCGTCGCTGTGCTGGGAGTACCGCAGGTTCCACGTCAGGGTCATGACCAGGCCGACGATGAACCACAGGACCAGCAGCAGGCCATGGCCGGCGGTCCAGCCGAGCCCGGTCACCGCAGCGACCCAGCCGACCCCGAGCAGGGAATTCAGGGCGTGATGCACCCGGCCGAACCCGCGGGAATGGGTGAGCCGCCACGTCAGGTGCGCCAGCAGCAGCGACGAGCACGCCAGCAGCCACGCGACCAGCGTCCCGTACCCGGTGCCCTTCGCCAGCCCCGACGCCGCGGCGGCGGCGACCGGCTCCCCGATCAGCCACACGATCCACGGGGTCAGGCCGCGGGCGAACTTCGCCCACTGCTCCTCAGCCGCGCTGGACAGGTTGACGTTCAGCGCGGCGCTCCTGCGAGCGGCCATGACGGGTCAGTCCTTCCAGGAGAACGAGCGCTTGGCGTGGCCGCCGGCGGACTTGGCGCGGGACAGTTCCTCGGCGAACGCCTTAAGGAACAGCCGGTACACCATGACGCACCGTTTAGCGGCCATCAGGTCCAGGGACACGGCGTGCTTCAGGGGCCGGGTCACCTGCTTGGCGCGGCGGCGGGAACCCATGTCCAGGTGCCGCAGCGCCTCGGACACTTCGAACTCGGCGTACCCGGTGACCTCGGCGACCTGGATGTGCAGGACGCGGAGCAGCTCGGACAGGTAGCGGAGGTCGGCGGGGCTCGTGACGGTGAGCGACCCGATCTCCTTGGCGACCTGCCCGATGTCGGAGGGGATGTCAGGCATGGCAGGGCTCCTTTGCATAAGCGGGGATGGTCCCGGCCGCGGCACGGTCGGACATGTCAGAAACGAACCGGGCGGCAGCGGCTAGGAGGACCCCGGCGCCGCCCGCTGCGCACGCCGCGCAGGCTGCGAGGGTCACCGCCAGGCCAGCGGCGGCCTCGGCAGGTCCGGCGGCATACCGGACGCGGGACCAGGCCACGGTGACGGCAAGGTTCAGGTCAGGGACCGACAGCCCGGCAGCAAGGCACGCCAGGACGGCCAGCAGCGTGACCACGACGGCGAGGGCGTCCATCAGGCACCATCCCTGAGGACGACCTCGGCCACCCGCACGCGCTTCGACGCCAGCATGACGCGGCGGTAAGCCCTCACGAGCGGCCCGGCGACGTTCCCCGACTCCCGGCCACGCCGCAGGTCCTCGTACGCGCCGTCAATGAGGACGGCCTCATGCGACAAGGCCGACGACAGGCCTGTGAGCATCCGCTGAAGCGCGGCAGCGATCCGGGCATGTGACTCCGCCGCCATTCCCGGGCCGTGACGGAACCCCGGGATAGCCTCCAGGGCCTCCGCCGCGGCGCGGGCGGCGGTCGCGGCGGCGGGTTCACGGCGGGACGCCTGACCGCGCGTGTCCCGCACCGTCTCCGCGAGGGCATGCTGCGCGGCGGTTACCTCGCCGGCTGCCGCGCCCGCGTCGTGGGACGCGTCGCACAGGACCGCGAACAGGTCACTTCCCGCGGTGCTGCGCATGTCCCGTACGGCGACCGCCGCGCATTCCAGGGCGTCCCGTACGCCCTGGGCGCAGCGTTCCAGGCCGAGGACGACCGGTTCGTGGCCGGCGAGGCTCAGCGCGCGGTTCCGCGCGGACGGCTGCGCCTTCCGGGCGAGATCCGCCAGGGCTTCCGCCGCAGCGTCGTACATGCCGGTCACGTTGACGGCCGTGCTGGTCATCGCGTGCTCCTCACGGTTGTCCGGGCGGGGATCCTCCATGCCGGCGCCTTCCGCCTGCGGGGCTTGCGGGCGTGGCGCAGCACCACGATCAGCGCCCGGTCTGTTGCCACTCCCGCCAGGAACAGCCCGGCCGCGTGGCCCGCCACGCGGGGCAGCAGCAAGTACGCCGCTATCCCCGCCAGGGCGATGATCGCCGCCTCGAGGACGAGGAACTGCCAGGGCAGGCGACGACGGGACATCAGGGTTCTCCTCGGGTCGTTCAAGCGCGGCCGTCAGGGTCGGCCACAGCAGGTCATTACGGCCCGGCTCCAGGTCCTCGACATAGACCCACCAGGCATCAGCGAGTACGAGAGAAGCCCACTCCCCGCGCGCCCCCTTGCCAGGGCACTGCCAGGGGGAGGGATACGGGAACCGGGGGAACCGGCTGCCGCACTCGTGGACCCGGCCCCGGCACGCGGACAGCTTCAGCGGAGTCCCCGCAACCGCAGCACGCATCCGGGCCACGGCGCCATCAGAGGCGAAACCCGCCACCCACGTGTTCCACGACTCGCCATCCACGGTCTCCGCGAGCTGGGAGTTCTCCGTGACGAACCCGTTCCGGTTCAAGGTCGTGAGGGCATCCTTCAGCGGGCCCGTTTCCGGGTCGGCCGGGGCCGGGTGGCTTGGCGTCCCGCCGACCTCGCCGCGCATCCACGCGATGACAAGCTCGCCGAGATCGGCCATGGACTGCGCGCCCTTCCACCGGGCGGCGTCCTGCCTGCGCTTGCGGAAGGCGGCAAGGAGATCGCGGGCGCTCATGCTGCTTGCTCCTCTTGCTGGCAGGCGGCCTGGTTGCGGGCCTGCTTGGCTGCGTCTTTCCGTGCCTGCGCCTCGAGCAGGGCTTCCCGCCGGGCGTAGTACGCCGCGTCGTCCGCGGCGATGATGTCTTCGAGGGTCTCGCCAGCCTTGAGCCGCTTGGGCATGGCGCGGCGGGGGAATTCGGCGAACCCGCCCCAGATCCCGACGTCGATCGCGTGGTCCAGGGCGTAGGCGAGGCACGTGACCCGGGATGGGCAGCGGCGGCACACTGACGTGGCCCGGGTCACGTTCTCTCCCGGGCCGGGGAAGAACAGCTCGGGGTCGGTGAACTCGCAGGGAAGGCCGGTCTGCAGGGCGGCCAGGCTCACGTCGGCGGTCATTTCTTGCCTCCGCCCTTCTTGCGCAGAGGTGTCAGCGACGCGGACGTCTCGGCCAGTTTCCCCCGCAGCTTGCCCGCCGCGCGGCGGGCGGAGTCCCGGTCTTCACGGCGGGCTTCCGCTGCGGCGGCCCCGGCGATCCGGCCGAGGCCTCGCCGGGCCTGGTCGCGGGTGACCAGGCCGCGGTCGATGAACACCTGGAGGGCTGCCCCAAGGTCGGTGGTATCGGCCATCACGCGGCCCTCCTCTGGGCGGGGACCGCGGGCGTCACCGAGAACCTGACTATGACCTTGACCGCCGCGGCGAACTCCTCCTCGGTGATCAGGCCAAGGCGGGACGCCTCGATGATCCGGTCCACGTGCGGGACGTCCGGGGCATCGGACAGGACGCACGCCCGCTGAGGACGGACCCCGCACAGGCCGCAACGGGCGCCGAGGGCCTTGGTGAAGATCTCGCGGAGGTCCATCACGGCACCGACGCGGCCCTGATCGCGGCCAGGGACCGGTCCAGATGAGCGGCCAGACCAGGACAGGCCAGTTCCGCGGCGGCCAGGTCCGGCAGGCCGAACTCCTCCAGCAGCGTCTCCGGGTGACCGGAGGACGACAGCAGGACGGACAGTCCCGCAGCGGTCGTCTCCTCGCTGGCCGGGCGTGGCGTCCGCCGGTAGTCGGCCAGGCGTGTTATGGTGCCCATGAGTCAGCCTTTCTGTAGGGCTACGGTCGGCATGGCTTCCAGCGGCGCGAGTGTTTCCGGCACCCGCGCCGCTCTCGTTTGCAGTGACTACCCGTGCACCGGGCAGGGCAGCGGCTTCCCGCACAGCCAGCCCTTCGCGATCTCCGCCGGGCAGTACCCTCCGCACTGGACGGGCGGCGGGACCGGGACCTGGGCAGGCAGCGTGGTCAGGGTCATACGGGAGTACATGGCAATCCCCTTCCTGTGGGTGCCCGCGGAAAAGGCGAGCTGACGAGGCTCGGGGAAGCTTCGTCATCAGCCCGGCTCTTACGAAGGCACCCGCCAGCAGGGAGGACGCTACTTGCCCTTGCTGTTCGGGCACGGGGGCAGCTTGTCCCCGTGCTTGATGCCGCTGGTGCCGTACTTGCTGTCGCACGACGGGCAGGGCTTCATTCCCATGGTCATTTCCTCTCGGGGGGATCGTGTACGGGGTGCGGGACATCACGGCCACCGCCTGCATTACGGGCTCTGCGATCTCGCGGACCACGGCACCGGGCAGGACCCGGCCGGGCTCCAGCAGCGCGGCGACCTGGCCTATCACCGGCCACATCCGCCGGACCAGCGCGCGTGCGCTCTTGCGGGCCGACGCCATCGTCATGTAACCCGAGCACTTCAGGTCCTCGGCGGCGGCGCGGATATCATCGAGACCGCCCGTCGCATCCGCTTCGGCGCGGGCCGCAGCCAGCGTCATCCCGGACACCTCATGCAGGCGGCGGGCCTCAGCCTCAGGGCCGGCCAGGCCGGCGACCGCGTGCCACTCCAGTTGGGAGTCCTGGAGCCACGCTCCGCGGCGGCTCGCGGTCATCCGGGTCAGGCCGGACACCTTCCACTGCCTGCCGCCACGCCACCGGGACTCGATCGTGACGCTGACGGAGTGCAGCGGCAGGCCCGCGACCACGTAGGCAACAGCGTGACCGGCCTCATGCCAGCACGTCAGGTCCACCTCCGGCGCGAGGTGCTCAGCCACGTGAAGCGGAACGATGGGGGACATCCTCACCGGCCCCGCTCGCGGTTCGCGGCGATGATCTGGGCCTTGCGGGCGTCGCGGGCGATCCGCCCGGCCCGCGTGCGGGTGTCGCCGCCGTTCCGCTCCCGGTCCTCGGTGCACACGACACGGTGGCCGCGCTCGATCAGGTCACCGGGGAGGCTGCCGTAACCCTCATGCATGTCGCCCTGATCCCAGCGGTCGTCACGGGTCTGGGGGGTGCGGGACATCTCAGGCCGCCCTCTCTTCTAGCTCGGCCGCGACGCCCGTGAGCCGCGACGCCAGTTCATCGGCTGGGGGAAGCGCCTCATCCAGCAGGCCGGTCAGCACGTGGCTCAGCGCCTCGCCCTTGACAAGGGCCAGCATGCGCAGGCGCCGGTCAACCGCGGCGGTGATCCGCGTCGCCAGCCGAACGTCGTATGCCATGGAGCGAGGCCCCTCCTCGGACGGTGACAGCGTTCCTGTTCGCTGCCTTGCTTGCATGTCGCCATGGTGGCACAATGGCGGCATGGAGTCAACCCCCACGCCAGAAGGGAATGCTGTACCGTGGCGACTATGTGCACAGTGATGCACAGAGTCACGGAAAGGCCCCTATGTGAGCGGACCGAAATACCAGCAGGTCGCGGATGCGGTCCTGGCGATGATCGCGTCAGGCGAGATCGGCGACGGGATCACCCTCGGCCGGATCCGGGAACTGACCGGCGCGACGGACGCCACATCCCGCAAGGCCGCGAACGAGCTCGTGAGCGCAGGGATCCTGGAGAACCACCCCGGAGCCCCCTACACGGTGCGGGTCACCGCCGAAGAGGCCGCTGCGGCGCGGCTGGACAACCGGCCGCTCAAAGACCAGATAGCCGAGATGCGGCACGAACTGGGCGACCTGCGCCGACGTCTCGGTCACATGGAGGCCGAGCTCGCCACCATGACCGGGAAACCACGCGGAGGCACCCGTGAGCAGGCAAAGACGGCCAGCGGCGGTCACCGGTAGCGCCGAGGTCGTCAGTATCGGGGCGGGCGGAACGCACCGGCCCAACTACTTCCGCCTCGCCTGCGGTCAGGTCGCCGCGGCCCGCCGGAACCTCGGCCTAAGCCGCGAGGGCTTCGCCCGGCACATCTACGAGGAGACCGGCTGGGATGTCCTGCCGGAAACCATCACCGCGTGGGAAGACGACGTGCGGCCACCTGGTGACGTAGTGCTCGCCTGCATGGCCGCAGCGCAAGGGCTGGCGGCGACCGACACGCCCCTGCTGGATGACGTGCCGCCCGCCTTCCCCGTCGAGGCCCTGGCCGGGCCGTGGGTTAGCACCTACCGGTTCAGCCACGCTGGCCGCCCCCAGCACCACGCCGACATCGCCCACGTCACCGCGCTGCCAGGCAACCGGGTGCGGATCGTGAACCACCCGCCGGAGCCTCGAAGCGAAGGGCGGCGCCGGTCGTTCCGCAACGAGATCCACGCGGCGCTGTACGGCCGGCACCTCATCGGGCAGTGGCGGAACGTCAGCGACACCCGCTACTACGGCACCGTGCAGCTGGCCGTCCTCCCCGGCGAGATCGTCATGGAAGGGTGCTACGCGGGGGTAGCCAGCGACATTGAGGTGTCGTCCGGCGACTGGAAGTGGGTCCGGCTCGACCCCGGTGACGCCGAACTCGCCGCGGTCACCTTGCGGGGGCCGGCGCAGCTGTACGAGATCGTGATGGAGCACACCCAGTTCGACGCGCCGCTGACGCTGGCCGAGATCAGAGAGGACACCTAGATGGGGCTGACCAAGGACGACGTGCGCGGAGTCATCGACGTGTACATCAAGGCGTGGGAGGAGCAAGATCCGGACCTCATCGTTACGATCTTCACCCCCAGTGCGACTTACCACGAGCGAGTGCTCCGCGATCCGATACCTGGCCGGAACGCGATCCACGACTACTGGGTGTCGAAGGTGGTCGGGGCGCAGGCGAACATCACCTGCCGGCTGCTGAGCCTGTACCTGGACGGCGACACCGCGATAGCCGAATGGCTGGCCGAGTTCGACGACATAGTGGAGGGCGTGCGGAAGCGGATGAAGGAGATCGCGGTCCTCGAGTTCGACGGCCACCTGATCTCCGGCCTCCGCGAGTACTGGGCGAGTGAGGAGATCGGCCCGGTGGCCAGCCTGCGGGAGGAAGGTAATCATGGACTTTGACTGTGAGGCTTACGGGGCGGGTGCCCGCGAGGCCGGGGCACTGTGCTTCTTCGCGGGTGCCCTAAACGCTCGGGTGTGTGACTCGCCGGACGAGTGCCGCCAGAGGATGACCGCCGAGCGGCAGCGCGTGTTCGGCCTGATCCACGAAAAGGCCGCCGCGGGTGACCCGGACATGGCCTACCTTTGCAAGCGAGTTCACCAACCCGGACCAGATCCTCGGCGGGGGCGAGACTTCTGATGCCTGAGGTTCAGGGGTGCCTAACGCCACTCCCCCCGGCTCCTGGCGGCCTGCCGGATGCTCACGTTCCTGGCGTGCTCGTTCCGGATGTGGCCCTTGCCGAGGTGGCGGGCACCCCACCGGATGATCCGGCCCCCGTCGCAGTGAGGGGACTGGCAGCGGTGACGGGTCCAGGTGAACACCGCCCCGGGGTACCAGCCCCTCCCCTTGCATCTCCAGTGTGTCATCCTCGGGTTGAGCCGCAGCGAGATGAAGTACGACACGAACAGGCCGAGGGCGGCGAGGACCAGGCCCAGGCCGTGGCCGAGGATCCAGCCGAACAGCAGGATCCCGCAGAGGATCCAGGGAAAATGCGACTTCTGCATGCCGGATCGTACGTCGGCCCGTGGCCGCTGGGAACTTACCTGAGGGTTAGGGGCGTGTGGCCCCGTGTCACCAGCACCAGAGGCGGGAGAATGGTCTTGTGACTGAACCGTACTACCGGGACGACCTGGTAGCGCTGTACCACGGGGATTGCCGGGAACTGCTCCCGTTGCTGCCCGCTGCGGACGTCTTTATCACCGACCCGCCGTACGCCTCGGCCGCAGCAACGGTGACCACAGGACGCGGAAAGCAGACATGGGGCGGTAACTGGGGTGACATGAGCCTCGTCACCCTCATGGCCGAAGCCACGCTAGGCGCGGCCATGCTGCGGACCGAGCATGAGGTCTACTGGTTCGCCGACCACCTGAGCTACGCCGCGCTGATGCCGCTGTTCTTCCGCCGGTACCCAGTTGCGCAGTCAATCGTATGGGACAAGGACGCGATTGGCATGGGCGCGTACTACCGGAAGCAGACCGAGTTCATCGTGTATTGCCGGACCCGGAACGCACCGGAGTTCGCCAGCAAGAACGCGCGGGACCTGATCCGGATCAAGCCTGACTACTCCGAACGCGAACACCCCGCGCAGAAGCCGCTGAGGCTCATGCTCGGACTATTGTCCAACAGCGCCACAGGCATCGTACTCGACCCGTACGCGGGCGCCGGGACGACTCTCGTCGCTGCCCGGATGCTTGGCCGCTCAGCGATCGGCGTTGAGATCGAGGAGCGGCATTGCGAGACCATCGCGCGGAGGCTGTCTCAAGCCGTCCTGCTCCCGGTGCCCGAACCGGCCGAGGTCGCGCCCGAGGATCCAGGCCTGTTCGACCTGGAGGCATCGTGAACGCGCGACACGCCGGCTTGCCCGGTAACTGTGCGGATACGGTCAGGATGCGGAATGATGGGACGGCAGACGATCCGTCTACGGAGGGTCACCCAATGACATAAAAACCAGCCCCCCGGCTCTCTTGGCCGAGGGGCGCACGTTCTAACTGAATCCCGAGCTACCGGCCGAGGGGCGGCAACCTAACCGCCGGTTCGCTCTCATCTCGCAGTACCCCGCTAAGCGGGGCCTCTGCTGTACCCGAAGGTGAGTCCAAGATAGCACCGACCACCGTCGCTGGTGAAGCACGCCCGAAAAACGGCGTGTCGCTGGCGATCCCCGCTCGCGCACCACCGCGCATCCTCCTAGCACGGCCAGGCATCCCCGCCTGGTGCCAGTTAGGAGGCCCTGTGCGCATCCTCCTGCTGGCGAGCCTCGGCTGATCCCCGTGGCGCGTCGCCCGTCAGAGGGGCAGGTCCCGTCATCCCTGATGTCTCTGGGGTGGAGCGCTCGCCCGCTCGTCAACACGCTGGGCCTGGCGAGGGTTCGCGGGAAGGCCGGGACGATCCGAGGTCCGGTGAGTCTGGTCCCCGCCGAGACGAGCGCACTTGGCGCCCATCCGTGCAGTAGCTCGCACGGCTGTCGCAGACGGGACCCATACCGTGGCTCCGGCCGGGGAGGTTGCCTCCTCCCTCCTGCTGACTGGTCTATCTCCGGGGTAGGCCAGTCACTCCCCACCCGTCCACGCAACCGGGGAGGGGGGTAAGACCTCAACCCCGGACCCGCAAACCCAAGGACCTGACAGAACCGAAGTACGGACCCTGAAGGAGCTGCCGGGGAAGTTGCGGTGGCGTTCGGGCGGCTGGACGCCAGGCTCTGTTCCGGGCGCACCCCGCTTCCTTCGAGCTGACAGCTCGCACACCGTCACCTTATCGGCGAGCGCGCCGCACCTCGTTTGCAACCTGGGGATGGCAGGCTGATCCCATGAGTGGCGTACTGTGCTCGGCACACCAGCGGGAACTCTACGAAGACGTGCACGACGGCGAGCCGATGGGACGGTTCCTGTGCCCGGAACCCGGATGCACGTCGGTCCTTTCTGTGGACCATCTGGCGGCAGTGCGGGATCAGGCGTGGGCAGAGGATCACGGTATCCTCGCGCCGGGCTGGCAGACGCTGGGCGGCTGACGAGATGGCCGCCGCTCCGAAGCCTTCCCCGTTCGACCTGTGGCAGCAAGCCGGAGGCGACGGGGAACACTACCGGGACCTGCTCCGCGAGCATGGCCTGGTGCTGCGTCCGGGTGATGAGGGCTACGACGAGGCCGCGCGTAACCTGCCGTGCGGGTGGCCGGGGAACCGGGAGGGACTGACGCCATGACCGAGACCACTACTGAGCCGTGCATCTGCGGGACGCCGCTGGACACCTGCCCCCGGTGCGGTGAGCTGATCTGCCTGGAGTGCGACGACTGGCGTGTGCATCACAGCCTTCGCGGCTGGTTCGGGCGGAACTGGCGGCGGTACGTCAGCAAGTGGTTCGTGCCATGACTAAGACCGCTAAGGTGATCCCGCTCCAGCCCGGCCGCCCGGCCCCGCTCACCTGCGGCGGCTGCGGCGGCGTGGTAGACGACTGGGTGTGGCTTGACGACGAGTTCGCCTGGGAGAACGACTTCGAGTGGTGGCGTCACCCTGCGTCGGGCCATGACTTCCTGTGCTCCCGTGGCTGCTGGGTGAAGGTCCACCAGGCGCACTGCGGCAGCGGAGTCCCGTGCCGTGGCTGATCCCGACGCCGCTTTCCGTGAGCTGGTCGAGCTCACTGAGGAGATGGGCCTGTACGACCCTCCCCCGCGTCCCTGCTGCCCTGAGTGCGGGTACCGGGTGACGTACGACCTGGACTGCCACACCTGGCCCCGGCGGGACGGCAACGGCGCTGAGCGGTGGATGGCCTGCATGTCATGCGACTCGGCCATCAGGTACATCTGCATGCGGGACCTGGACGACGCCGGGGAATGCGGGTGGCGGTACACGCACGGGCTCAACCCTCGCAACCCGCGGGCGGCGGCGAACGAGGAACGCCGCCCGCCGTGGATACCGGCGGGCCAGGAACTCGGCCCGGCCCTGTCTGCCTGGGTCTGCCCAGGGGTGCCGATGCTCGGCAGCGACGACGGCCTGTGACCGCGGGACGCTGGCTGTGGGTCAGTGAACGTCGCCTCATGGTTCTGCGGCTCGCGTTGTCCCAGCTCGCCATGACCACCGACACCGGGCAGGAACGGGCGGACATCGCGGAGATCCCGGCCGACCTCGCGGAGATCCCGGCCACCGGACCCGGGCCGGTCAGCCCAGGCTAGGGCCATCCCGCACGCGCGTACCCGCGTACGTGCGCGCGTGAATATACGCCACAGGGCATCCCAGCACAAGCACCGAGATGCCCATACGTGCGAGGACGTTACTCCGGGGGTTCCGGGATGGGCAGGTCCGCGTCGGAGGCCGCGGCGACGATCAGGCGACGGGGTACGCCTGCGGCGGCTGCGTCCGTGCACAGCCGCTCCCAGTCCTGCTCGGATTCGCTAGCCCGCCGCTTCGCCGCCGCTGCCTTCCGCGCGCTGGCTCCCAGCTGCCAGCGCCACCGGCCAAGCTCAGCGCCGCTGAGTTCCGGGGCAGCCTCAGGTGCGGGGCCGGGCGGTTGAGGCCGTGTACGGCGTCCTGACGGCTTCCTGGGCCGTGCTGGCGCGGCGTCGGCCTCCGCCGGGGGAGCGGCCTCCCCGGCCCCGTCATCGTCTTCTGCGGCGATCTGCTGCTTGAGGAGGTCTCCCATGCCCCGCCGCTGCCGGGCCGCGTTCACGACGCACCACCGAGGTTGCGACGGCCGAGGTCAATCAGGAGCTCGGTATGCAGGGCGGCGATGTCCTCCCGGAGTTTCGGCGCGTACCGTTCGTTCCACCGGGTGATCGGCACCCCCGCCTGGAGGCTGTTGGGCCACGCCCGGTACAAGCGGATCACGGTGCGGAAGTGGCGGATGCCCTGCCGGTCGAGCAGGTCCCACGCGTCCTGGACGAACCCGGCGCCATCGGGCCCGATGAGGCGGGGGTCCACCTTGGTCAGCACGACCGCGTACGGCACCCCTGCGGCGGCGACCCGCTTGGCGGTGCGGACGGTCGGCATGACCGACTCCGGCACGTGGTCGTAGGGGATCAGCACGAACGTGGCCCGCTCGAGCACCTCGTCGAGGACACCCCCGGCATGGTCGAGGGTGCCGGGGGTGTCGACGTAGATCGAGTCGTAGTCGCGGACTTGGCTGATCCGGGTCAGCTGCTTCGGGTCGAGCTCGTGGATCACGTCGTAGCCGGGGTCGCTCATGGCCTGGGTGAGGTCGTAGGCGTTGGCCTGGGGGTCGGTGTCCGCGACGAGGGCCCGGCCGTGGGCGGCGGACGTGTGGGCGGCCAGCTGCATGATGGTGGCGGTCTTGCCTGAGCCGCCTTTGCCGTTGAGGGCCGCGATGACATAACTGTCCGTTTGCCGGGCATTCCCGGGGAGTGCGCCGCTCTGGGCGGTGGCATGGGTTGTCATGGGCGGCATCGTCGCATAGCGCGGCGGCCAGGTGAAGGCGTGCGGTAAGGTTTCGGGCTGGATACCGGGACCCTTGGCGGCCCTCTGTCTCGTTCCTGCGGAGGGCCGCCGCGGGGGTCTGAACCGTGGGGGGTTCGATGGGCGAGGATGAGCGGTCAGCCGAGACACCGGAAGAGACGCACGTGGCCGGCCTGCTGTCGGGATTAATCCGAGGCGACAGCGACAGTGAAGTCACCCTTTCGGGCCGCTGCGGGCAGTGCGGGTACCAGAGGGGATCGCGGTCGTGCGTGGTGGTGTGCGGCGAGGAACCGCAGCCTTAGCCTTCCTGCTCCCTGGCGGCACGCTCTGCGTTGATCCGCTGCTGCGCCTCGGCCTGGACGCGGCGCATGGCCTCGGGCTGGGCTGGCGGGGAGTTGCGGCAGGCGCGGTGTTCGAGCCAGAGGACGGCCAGGCCGGTGAGAATGAGGCCGGTGAACACCCCGGCAAGCTGCCATAGTGACATTGCGTACCCCCTCAATCACTTAGCGTACCGGCCCGGCGTGCCCGGTGCCTGACAGAGGGGGGCGTTACCGTGCGGGCATGATTGACGCAGCCCCGGCCACGAGGGGGCGGCACCGGGCCCCAGAACAGCGGCAGGACGCCGTGATCCGCGTTGCCCTGCCGCTGCCGCCCGGTGATCCCAGCAACTTCGACGTGCTCGCGCTGAAGATGGCGATTGAGGAGATCTCCGCGGCGCTGTACTGCGCGGACCTGGAGGACGCGGTGAGCGCCGCGGGGCTTGTCGTGGAGTTCACGGTCCCTGAGGCGGAGTGCGAGCGGGTGCTGTGGGTGCTGGCGGAGGCGGTGCGGGGTGCGGCAGGGGTGTGCCCCGAGATGGGCGGGGCGACTGTAACCGGAGGGTGAGAGTTCCGTCACCTGCATTGAAACGGCCCCGTGGTAATGCTACGATGGCCCCATGAAGCAGATCAACCTACGGCTAGACGACGAACAGCACGCCCACCTCGTCGCTGCGGCCAAGCGGGACCGGCGCTCGCTCAATGCCGAAATCGAATGGTGCATCGACAGAGCGCTCAGCGACAGGCCCGCTGGCCTGGAACTCTCCGACATCAAGGCAGGGATGCGCCTCCGGTCATACAACGAGGAGACCGGGGAGCCTGTCGAGGGTGTCGTTGAGGACATCCACCGGGGCTATCCCATCTGCCGTACCGACATCGGATCGTTTTTCATGGCAGATCTGCGCAGAAGCGAAATCGTCGACACCACCCCAGAGGGGGAGCAATGAACGGGACCGGAAGCCTCGCGCTGTACGCCGTGGACTGCTCCGAGTGCGGACGGCCGACTGTCACGTCTGAGATCTGCACCCGGCCGGACCTGTGCCACCCGTGCTTTGCTGCGACTCTCGCCACGAGGAGCCCGTCATGACCAGCACTACGGCGAATTCCGCCTGGAGGCGAGACCAGCGCCGGGAATCGGCACTGACAAACGTCGAGCAGATCAAGGCGTACGCCGACCTCGTGTTCTCCCGGCTCGCCACAGGCCAGCCCATCGGCCCGGTGCAGGTCCAGTCGATCCTGCGGAACGCCGAGGAACTCCTGGCCGCTGTCGCGGTCATCGAGGAACTTGACGCCATCGCCGAGGCCGCCGTGAGCGACCTCGGTACGAACAGAGACCTGACCGAGCATCGCGGGATGGGTATCTGTAACAAGAGTCGCAAGCATCCCGGCCCTTGCGACTACGGAAGTGGGGTGTAGGAGCGGTGAGCGGGTTCTTCCGGCGCGTCATCGCCGCATCCCGCCCACGTCCGTGGCTGACCGTTGACGCGTCGTCTCCGCTCGGCCGCCTGATCCTCGCGCTGCGCCGCGACAATACCTACGACCGCACCACCACCCCAGGGGGCAAGAAATGATCGTCTCCAGCAGCACGCCCACGAGAACGACTTACGCCGAGTGCCTGTCCCGGAATCTCATCGTCTCCGACGCATCCGCCCGGCAGGTCCCGGACCGCGACCCCGCCAGGATCGCCCGTGAAGCCGGGCCCGGCGTGTACGCCTTCCGGTTCTACGACATCATCACGACGACCGCCGGGGGCACCTCCTGCCGGAGCAACCCTGTGGACGTGTCCCCGTGGTACTTCATCGACGCCCGGCGCCTTACCGCCGAGGACGTCGAGGCGCTCCCCGGAGACCACTCGGTCCTGCTGGCCAACATGCGGGGCAACGGGTGGGCGTTCGTGGCCGGGTGCCGGACAGGCGGCTACCAGCCGATGGGCCCCCAGGACAAGATCATCGACAGCGAGACGGGACGGCTGTCATGACCGCCGCCAACCACGAGGAAGCAGTAATGGCCAGCTACGACAACCTGACCGCAGAACAGGAAGCCTGGTTCGACGACTTGATGACCATGCCGACGAGCCAGTGGCCGCCGGAACTGATCGCCCACGTCCGCAGCCAGCCAGGCCCGTTCTGCGGTGACGCCCTCGCAGATGCGGTCGCGGGCTGGGTCCGCACCACCTCAACCGAAACCACCACCACGACCCAAGGGGGGAACTGACCATGACCGCCACCAAGACCTTCCACCTCGGCGACATCCTGTCCATCACCACGGGATGCCTCGTCTCACCCCGCCACATCGACGGCGTGTACGACATCCTCAACCACATGACCGGCGACAGCCTGTCCACCCACCAGCTCCCGCGCGCCTCCCGCGAATGCGAGGGCCCGCTGCTCGCCCAGCACCCCGACCTGGCGGGGATTGAGGTTCCCGACTTCAGCGTCTACGCCAGGGACGACGTTGAGCGCGCCGTCGCAGACTGGCTGGCGGCGCAGGTGGCGGTTTACGGAGAGACCCGTGAAGTCGCCCCGCTCGGCGAGCATGACCACACCAGGATCGACCCGATCGACGAGATGCACATGAGCAGGCCCCGATTCTGAAGTCATCGTGATCGAGATGCCGACGGATGAGTCATGACCACCGAGACCAGCCTGCCCCCTGACGCCCAGTTGCGGGCAGACCTCACGGACTGGGCGATCGCCAACGGCGGCATCCAAGTCCTCGCCAGCAAGGCGGATGTACCCGTGGAGGACATCCGCAGGTTCCTCGCCGGGGAGAGGCTCTACTGGACCGCCCTGGCGAAGCTGGCCGCGGCTGTGCGGGACGGGGGATCATCGTGAGGTTCCCGTGGGCACGCGACGGCGAACAGGACCGGTACGCGCGAGCCGCCTGGGACATCTGGCAGAAGGCAGTCGTCGTCAAGGCGACAGGCCGGGAGGGCATCGCGGAGATGTACGACCAGGGGAACGACCGGGCGCTGGTCAGGTTCAGCGACGGCAGCAGCGAGGTCGTGCATATCGACGGCTTGCAGGTCAGGGAGCGGCCGTGATCCCTGTCGTCCTCAGCGTCATCCTGGGCGTCTTGTTCGCCTCGCTTACCGCGGCCCGTGTCCGGTACGGGGGACTTCGGGTGTCCGAGTTCCCCGTGCTGCTGTGGTGCGTGCTCGCCGGCCGGGAGCACAGGCGGCAGTTGAAGGGCATCCTGGAACGGCGGGAGCAGCGGCCGTCCATGCTGGTCAAGGCCGCATTCCCGGGACAGGTGGAGCTTTCAAGCAGGTTTCGAGTACCGCCTGGGGCGGCCCTGCACGGCGGCGTGATCATCCTGTCGTCGGCCGTGACGCTCGTCCCGGTCGAGGCCGGGGACGACGACCACGAGTTCCCTCGCTGCGGCCGTGGCTGGGATGGCTGATAGCCCCCGGTCAGGATGTCACCACGGGGTTAGATTATTATCACTATGTGAGAGTCCGCAGGCAGCGGACGTGCGGACGAATCATGCGCTCTTGCTGGGATTCCGCCGCGCATGTCCGCCCGGCGCGATTGCACCCCGCCGAGGTTAACGGCGGGTAACTGTAGCATGACTGACTGGCCTGCGGTTACGCTCCCGTCTGTCGGCGTGTCCCGCACGGTGCGGGACGCACAGATCGCCTGGCGGGTTCGGAAGGCAGCCCGCCGAGGGGGGACGGCAGCGATGCCCTGCTATAGGCATCCCCAGCCCGCGGCCATGCCGTCGCGGCATCACGCCCGCACCATCTCCTGGACCCGGCAGCGCCGGACAGGGGGGTGGGCTCGATGACCTGCAACAGGCATCCGAGGCACGCGGAAAGCCCGCTGAAACACCTGGCCCGGAACCCGTTCGGGGCCCTCCCGCCGGACGTCGGGGAACGGCTGCGGCAGTGGCGCGAGAGCCCCGCAGTCGACGGCCCGTTCCGCGGCAGCAGCGGGGAATGGCGGGCGTGGATCCCCGCCGACGGGGATCCGGTCAGCGGCGAGCAGCTCACCGAGTTCGACGCCGAAGACCCCGGAGTCGCCGCGGTGCGGCTGATGGACACGCTCGAGGACCGGCTGGGACCGCCCGGCTGACACCAGGCTTGCGCGGCCGGGAGAAACGCAGCCAGCACCGCCCCCGAGGAGCAGCTGCGGGGCCGCGCGAGAGCCCGTGCCGGGCCGGCCGTCGCCCTGCTCCCCAGGAAGCCGCAGGGCTGACCCTCCTTGCGGCTGGCTGCCGGTCCCGGCACGGGCACCACGAACGTCGCGCCGGGAGGCCGGCGGGGATAACAGGCCGGGTCCCTCTGATCCAGGGGAACCATCTACCCCGGTTTGAGTCCCTGCACCTCCTGGCGCGGCCCAGCGTTCCTGTCCCCCACGTGTTACGGCGCGGCACCCCGGCGGAGAAAACCGGCGTTTCCGGTCAGCAGGAACGCAGGTGCCGGCCGGCCGGCTGAGGTGCCGTGACACCCCGCGCCGCACTGATGCCGACGCTCAGGACCGTCTCCTCGAGGCTGGCGATGCGGCGTTCAAGCGCGGTGAGGATCTCGCCGGCCAGCCCGGCGGCGGCGGCTTCGGCGAGCGCGCCGCTCACCGTGGCCAGCATCCTGAGCAGTTCCGCGAGCAGGAGAGCTAGTGACTCCTTCGCCTGGTCGGCCATCGTGCCTCGTCCCTGGAGCCCGTAACGGGCTCACCGTGCTTTGCTGTGGTCCCTCCCGCACATCTTGGCGCAAAGATAACCCTGAGTACCACATGCGCCACGATGGGATTCACGGCGTGGCGCGCGGTAAGCCTGCCGCGCTGCACCCGCCGGGACGCCCCCCGATCAGGTGGGCCCGCACCTCGGGAGACATCGTGTCGACGGCGCGGTGGAACGCCAGGGTCGCGGCGGCCTGCCACAGGCTCCACCCGGCCGTCATGAGGAAATCCCACCGCGCCTGGGTGTCGGGGCCGAAACCGGGCACGCCGGCGAGGTCCGGGGGGAACACCTGGTTCGCGGTGAGGGCCGCGGACGGGTCGGTGAGGTCTGCGCCGTGCTCGCGTGCCGCTTTCTCCACGAGGGCGCGGAGCTGGCCGAAGTACAGCGTCGCCTCAGGGTTGATCGTCTCGATGAGCTGCTGGGGGAACGGGGCGCCGCGTCGTTCCAGCCGCTGCGGTTCCGGCCGGAGCGGGGCCGACAGCGGCTCCTCCCCGGTGAGGATGCGGGCAGCGGTGCCGCGTTCCCAGCGCAGGCCCTTGTCGATCGCCGCGAGGGTGCGGGGTGTCAGTTCCTGCTCCCCGGTGCGGGCCCTGACGAGAGCCCGCAGCGAGACGCCGCCAGCCGTGGCCACGTCCTGCCACCGGAGCCCGAGCTCGATGAGCCGGTCTTCCATCGCTTCGGCGAGCCGTCTCCGTGCTTGTGTCTGTGCCAACGATCCTCCGCGTGCGTTCCGGCGCTCCCCGGCACGAAGGTACACGCGTTTGCGCGCATCGGGGAGGCCTAAAACCCTTACGGCATAGGCGTTTCGTGACGCGCGGGGCGCGTGGGGCGCAAGTTCAGCAGCGAGAAGGCGCGTCATGTCTTGCGCTGTCGCGTCTCGGCGCGTATTCTTAAGTCATGAATTCCGGCACGATCTGCCCAGGCCGCAAGTTGCGGGTCGCACGCGTCATCGCAGACCTGAGCCAGGACGAGCTGGGGACGCAGGTCGGATACCACCAGACCTACATCTCGATGCTGGAACGCGGCAAGTGGGCCACCAGCATGGACGTCATCGAGAAGCTGGCCAGGGCCTGCGGCTGCAAGGTCGCCGACCTCCTGCCGGACGAGCAGGCAGCGGCCTAGACAACGAAAAAATGCGGTCCTCGCCGGGCGAACGGCAGAGGACCGCAGAGAAGCAAGCAAGTCCATTATAGAGGAGCAAGCAAATGGACTACCCAAGTGCCTGCGAGCACAGCGGCTGGTTCCGCGACGTGCGCGCGATCATCGACCTCAGCGAGGTCGTCCACGGCCTCCCGCTGCCGACCATCAGCCCCGACCGGGCCACGTTCCGGTTCACGGGCATCACCCATGCCGAGGACGCCCGGTCAGCGCTGGACTGCGCGAAGACCATCCTGGAGGCCGGGCTGGGGGTCGTGTTCCCCGAGGACCCGGTGCCTTTCGAGGCGGGTTCGGCGAAGCGCAGCGTGTACACCGCACTGATGCCGTCCGGGCTGGAGATCTGCCTCGTGGCGTGGACGAAGCACCTCGACGGCGGAGAAGCCCCCCAGGATGTGCGCCCCCTGGTGAAGGCCGCGTAACAGCATGAACACGACTGCCGCCGGGATACGTGATCATGGCCCCCACCTCGGTCTACTGTCAGCGTCAACAACTGACAGCACGCGCCGTGTCACGGCGCGCGACCAAGGGGGGCTCATGAGCTTCTTCCGCCGTACCCACGCACCAGTCACCACGCCGGCCGAGACGCAGCCCGCCGACGCGCCCGCGACCGTCATGACCCCGGCCGCGCCCGACTGGCGGACCGACACCATCACGAGCTTCCCGGCCATCACCGACCAGCCCGCCCCGGCCGAGGCGCCCGCCCCGTGCAAGTGCGGTGACCCGCGCTGCCCCGACGCCCCGCCCGTCCCCGCGGTCCCCGACGTCCGCGTCGTCCTGGCCTACGGGCCCGGCGTGGTGTCCCGCATGTGGCGGCACCGGGTCGGGACCGGCGAATGGGAGAACATCCACGCCGCCGCCGCCGAAGCCGGCGCCCGCGTCCACCAGCCGGCCGTCCGGGCACGGCAGCGGATCCGCGCGCAAGTCGCCACCCGCATCCACGACGAGGCCGCCGTGTTCGCCGCCGACCGGGACGCCCTGTCCGACCCTGCGATCAGCGCCGGCCTGGCGTCCCTCGCCGACCGTCTGCACCGGATCCAGGGCGAGCTTTTCAGGGAGTCCGCCGAGCGCCGCGAGCGGGCCGCGCGGGCGTGGGCCGAGCACATGGCCGCGGAGTTCGGCTGGGACGAAACCAGGGAGAGAACACCATGACCACCATGCTCTCAGATCTCACGGAGCAGGAGGCCGCCGCCGTCCTCGACGACGCCTGGCGTCTCCTCGACATCGCCGACCGCGCCAACTGGCCTGACTCTGGCTACGACGACATCGCCGACGCAGCCCAGGAACTCAGGGACTCCCTCGAACTCCACGAGGAGGCCGCCGGGCTGGGCTGGGGCCAGGACTCCGTGCTGGCCGGGTACGCGGCGGGCGTCGCGGAAGACATCACCAGGCTGTCCGCCGCCCTCGTCTCGGCGATGCGCCGGCACGGGGTCGGCGAGACAGCCAGCAGCATCACGCACCAAGCGGCATGACAAACGGGGGGAACTGAAATGAACACGACCGAGGACATCTACGCCGGGGTCATCTCACACGCCAGATGCGTCCTGGCCAGGGCGGGGGAACTGCCCGGCAGCGACATCCTCGACGCGGCCAAGGCAGACCTGGAGCAGGCGCTGGCGGACTACGTGACCATCCGGGGCGCCGATGACGTCCTCAGCTGGAGCGCGTGGACCGCCGCGACTGCAGGGGCTCGTGAGGGCGTCATGACGGCTGCCACGCTGCTGGCGCGCGCCGTCGGGGAGGAGCAGGGGCCGTCCGCTGAGGCGTACGTCCGCGGCGACGAGAGCGAGGCGGCATGAGCCGGGTCCTCGCGGCTGTCACCGCGTGGCGGGACCGGCGGGCAGCGGCACGTCTCGCCGCCGCACCCGCCGGGGTCCGCGCCCTCGCTGCCGCCCTGGCCAACGGGGGTCCGTTCAACCTCGCCGACCCGTCCCTGCCGGGCACGTGGCAGGCACTGAAGGAGACCGGGGCCCTGCGGCCCGACGGGTCCATCCGCACCGGGAGGAGCGGGTCATGAACGAGAAGCCGAGCATCTTTGAGATCTTCGCCGCCGTCAAGCGGGAAGTCGCGCCTGTCGGCAAGAACAGCACGAACACCCAGCAGAACTTCAAATACCGCGGTGTCGACGCCGTGGTCAACGCCGTAGCCGAAGCACTCGACAAGTACGGTGTCATCCCCGTCCCGATACTGGACCGGTACGACTATGACGGCAACGTCGAGGTCGGCAAGAACCGGTCGCTGATGGGCCACGTCAAGGTTGAGGTGACCTACCGGTTTTACGGGCCGGCGGGGGACTACTTTGATGCCAAGGTGCCCGGTGAGGCGATGGACAGCGGTGACAAGGCCACCGCCAAGGCGATGAGCGTGGCCTACCGGATCGTGCTGCTCCAGACCCTCAACCTGCCCACCGGAGACCCAGACCCTGACTCGCAAACCTATGAGCGTTCCTCCCGCGCCTCATCGGCTGGGGATGCGTGGGATAGCGCCGCGCCTGCACCTGCCCGGCAGGGCAGCGGCGACGGGGCCGGGCAGCGGCGGTCCCGGGAACAGCGCCCCGCCGCGCAACAGCCGCAGGCGGCCGAGACAGTCTCCCCGGACGCTGACGAGGACGCCCAGGCGTTCGCTGACGAGGCGTACCAGGCTCTCACGATGGCGACGCTGGAGGACATCCACCGCCGGGCCCGCGAAGCGGGCAAGGTCAACGCGCTCGTCCGGAACCCCACGTCCGGGAAAACCGGCAAGCTCGCCCTCTACCTGAACTGGCGCCGCCAGCAGGTCAAGGACCTGGAGGACGCCCTCACCGACCTGACCGCCGCCGCGTCGGAACGGGGGGTCGCCGACCTGGACGGCTGGTTCAAATCGGCTGCGGGCGCAGAGATCGACGGGGCGACCGCGAGCCAGTTGCGGGACGCGGCCAAGACCCTGCGGGGGCAGAAGGGGGCGGCGGCATGACCGGCCCGTCTTTCCGGCAGCGGATCACGCTCGCCGAGTTCCTCGCCGGGCACTTCGCCGCCGCCCGCAAGGGCCCGCTCAAGGCGGAAGCCGTCGAGGAGATGACCCCGGGGGAGCGCCTGGCCGCCACGTTCGGCGGCCAGGTCGCCGCCTGGGTGTCCCTCCCGAAACCCGCCACGTACGCCAAGGTGAAGAACCCGGCCGCGTTCCTCGCGTGGATGGAGAAACACCACCCGGAAGGCGTGGAGACCGTCCGCCAGGTCCGCCCCGAGACGCAGAAGGCGTTCCTCGACGCGGCCAAGGCGAACGGCGGCCGGTGGATCAGCCCGGACGGCGAGGCCATCCCGGTCGACGGCGTTGAGGTCACCCCCGGTGACCCGGCACCCCGGGTGGAACTGACCCCGGACGCTGCGGAGGTCATCGGACGGGCGTGGCGTGCCGGGCAGATCGACCTGAGCCCGATGCTGGCGCTCCCCGCCCCGGAGGAGGCCCCCGATGCCGCAGCATGAGCCGCCCGAGGGCGGCAACGAGGGTCCTGGGTTCGACACCTGGCAGGACGGCATCGAGTCCGCCCTGTGGGACGCCAGGCACGAAGACCATGGCGGGTGGACGATCGACAGCCGCGACCACGCCATCACCTGCGCATGCGGCGGGACGGTACCGTTCCCGGCCCTGAGGCGGGCAGCATGAACGAGCACACTTCTGTCAGGACCGGCCAGACATGCCCGTTCGTGTCCTGCCTCGTCACCGAACCCCACACGCACCCGGTGTGCCCGGACTGCGGCGCCGTCCGTTACGGAAACGTCTGCTGCGACACCTGCCGCCAGCTGCGCGGGAACGACCCGAACCCGCACACCATCGTCAGGCCGGAGGCGGCACCGTGAACGAGAACCGGTTCTGGTGGTGGCTCCTGCGCCTCATCGCCCGCCGCCAGGAACGCCACCTTGAGCGGGACGCCTGGAGGGCGCCGTGAGGACCCGCAAGGCCGACACCGGCCACCCAGACGGCCTGTATCGCGTCCTCCAGCACCAGGACGGCCACGTCGTCCTGTTCGCCAGCAAAGCCGCGGACGTGCCCCGCCTGGAAGCCACTGCCGCCGCGCTCACCGAGACAGGCCAGGACGGGTACACGCTCGGCTGGCTCCCCCTGGACGAGGCCGTGGACCAGTTCACAGACAGCATCAACTGCGGCACCTGCGCCACGGAAAGCCCGGTGGCGTGATGCGCACCTACGACATCTCACGCGAGGCACAGTCCCGGCGGCTGGACGAACTCGAGGACGAGCTAGAGGCCGCCGTCAAGGAGTACGAGCGCCTCGGCACCGAAGCCGCCAAGAAGACGACCAGGGCAGAAACCGACTTCGCCAAGGTATTCCTCAACACTGAGGGGCCGGAAGGCGTGCGCCGGCAGACCGCGATCCGGGACGTGGCGATGCAGCGTTACGAGGCCCGCATCGCTGAGCATCTCGTGACCACCCAGAGGGAAGCGCTCCGCAAGCTCCACGCGAAGATCGACATGCAGCGGACCAGGGTGGCGAACGCCCGCAAGGAAGTCGAGCTCGCGCAGTCCGGGGGGCGGCCATGACCGGCCCCCGTCCCCGCGCGTGGAATTCCACGCTTCCCGCCCGCACGGAGTACATGACCCGGACGCCGTTCCGGCCGCGTGAACCCCGGCAACAGAGGAGGCGCGCGACCGCCAAGCCGTTCCCGCAGCGGGTGGCCGCCCTGCTCGATGCTCGCGACTCCTGGTGCGCGTTCTGCGGGACGCCGTTCAACCTGCACCGCCACCACCGCCGCCTGAAGGGCGCCGGGGGAGATCCTCGCCCCCACGCGCAATGCAGCTGCAACGGAGTCCTGTTGTGCGCCGCGCACCATGCATGGATTCACGACACGGCCGAGGGGCGGCGCGAGGCCGAGCACGACGGGCTGATCATCCCCCGCTCCACCCTGGAGCCGTGGACCGTCGGCGTGCTCGTCCGCACCGCTGACGGGGGGCTGCTGCAGTACCCCGGCTGTGACGGGCTGTGGCATGACGCCGCGCCGATGGGAGCTGCCGCATGAACAGTTTCACCGGGGCCAAGGCCGCTCTTGACGCGGCCACTGACCAGGCCCTCGCCATCGCCAGGGATAACCGCCGCGACCCGGCCGCAGGACACCTCGCCCCGGCCGTCGAATGGCTGGCTGACCTGATCGGCGAGCAGTTCCCCGGCAGCCAGGAGATCGCCGGGCGTGTCCTGATGGCCGTCTCGCAGTTCGTCTGCGCCGCCGAGTTCGACACTCCCGGCATTGATGTCGCCACGATCGGGACCGTGCTCGCGTTCGCCGCCGAGCAGGTCGTCCGGGAAGCGGGGCAGCCGTGAGCACCCTCACCCGCGTCGTGTTCCTGACCGCCGCCCTGGGTTCCCTCGCCTGGGCCATCCGGGCGATCGCCGCCGCCTTCTCCCGCCGCGCCACCGGGTTCGACGACCACGCAGAGGACGCCCTCGCCGTCGTCGCGGAACCCGCGGGAGCACCCGAGGACGAAGACGACGAGGAACCGGACGACGCCTTCGACGAGATCATCCGGTTCAACTTCATCACCGACGAGCACGCGACGGGGGAAACGCTATGAGCGACAACACGGCCATCGAATGGGCCGACACCACCTGGAATCCCGTGCTCGGATGCACCCGCGTCTCGCCCGGGTGCGATGCCTGCTATGCGATCGCCCAGGCCACCATCCGCGCCGGGAATCCGAGCCCGAAGGTAGCCACCGCGTTCGCCGGGCTGACGGAACGGCGTGAAGGACGCGCCGACTGGACCGGGCGCGTCAACCTGCTGCCCGAACGGCTGGAGCAGCCGCTGCACTGGCGCAAACCGCGCAAGGTGTTCGTCAACAGTCTCTCGGACTTGTTCCACGAGGACATTCCCGACGAGTTCATCGCCAGGGTCTTCCTCATCATGACCATGACGCCGCAGCACACATTCCAGGTGCTCACCAAGCGCCACGGACGCATGCGGTCGCTGCTGAACTCGCCGCGCTTCCACGCCCTGATCGCCGACGTCGCCGAGCGGAACAATGTTCCCCTTGAAGGCACCCCGTGGCCACTACCTAACGTGTGGCTTGGCGTCAGCGTCGAAACCCAGAAATGGGCTGACGTGCGCATCCCGGCGCTCATCGGCACGCCGGCCACTGTCCGGTTCCTGTCTTGCGAACCGCTCCTCGGCCCCGTCGACCTGACCCGGTGGATGCCCGCAGGGGTCGCCCGCTGGCAATGCGGCGGATGCCGGGCGTTCTTCAGCGGCCCGTGGCAGGAGACGTGCCCTCAATGCGGCCGGACCGGGTACTGGTGCGGCAGCCACACCGGGAACGGCAGGACGGGCGGCCAGCCGTTGTCCTGGGTGATTGTCGGTGGCGAATCAGGACCCGGCGCTCGGCCGATGCATCCGGCGTGGGCCAGGGCGCTCCGCGAGCAGTGCGATGCCGCCGACGTCCCGTTCTTTTTCAAGCAGTGGGGCGAATGGGGCCCGAAGAACGCCGCGACGTGGCCGCTCGGGGATGCCTGGCAGAACCAGCAGCGCCACCGCTGGGTCAGTCCCGACGGCACGCGGACTAAGCCGTTCGGCGAGTTCACCGGTACCGACGACATGGACTGGGCGCTCATGCGGCGCGTCGGCAAGAAGGTTAGCGGTCGCGAACTGGATGGCCAGGTCTGCGACGAGTTCCCCCTCACCGCTGAGGCGGTGACCGCATGACCACCTGGATGATCCTGCTCGCCCTCGCTGCCGTCTTTATCGCCGGCTGCTTCACAGGTGCCAAGTGGGTCAAGGCCGGTCATGTCCTGGACGCCATCCTGCGGGAAGACGTCCGCGACCGTGAGGACGCGACCTGATGTCCCCCGCCAAGACGTCCCCTCCAGGCCCCAGCGCGGCTCTCCCCGTCGCCGCCGCTGCTGCCCGAGGGGACCGCTCCCCGGAGACCCGTCCGCCCGCATCCCCCGTAGCGGGCGGGCGGGTCCGGGGAGCCCCACAGACTCCGGCCGGGGTCGGGCGTGAACGCCGTAACCCTGCAAGCGGCGGACGGACCGCGGCACCGGCCGGGCAATCCCTCGTCGCAGACCAGATGACCGAAGACCGCGGCCGGGACTCTCTCGAAGCCCACATCCGCAGGCTGATGAAAGATCTTGGCTTGTGGGGATACCACCCTCGCCGGAGTGAGCGCAGCGAGAAAGGCTGGCCGGACTGGGCGATCATCGGCACCCGGATCATCTACCGCGAGCTCAAGACCGAGCGCGGCAAGGTGACGCCCGAACAGCAAGCGGTCGGGGAGCGGATCCGGGCGGCGGGCGGAGACTGGGCCGTCTGGAGGCCCCGGCATCTCCTGTCGGGCTGCATCGCGCGGGAACTGCAGGCCATCACTCCCGGCCCTCTGGGGCTCGCCCAGCGGAGGCTACCTGAGGACACGCAGGATGCCGCTCCAGGCCCGCAGAGGCGCGCTGAGACGCGCACAGGCGGCGATGCGGCATGAGGATCGGCAGCGTTTGCAGCGGCTATGAGGGCATCGGCCTCGCCGTCCACGAAGTGCTGGGCGGCGAGCTCGCCTGGGTCGCGGACAACGATGAGGGGGCCTCGGCCATCCTGGCCCACCGCTTCCCCAGCGTGAAGAACCTCGGGGACATCACGGCCGTGGACTGGGCTGCGGTCGAACCCGTGGACGTGCTGACGGCAGGTTTCCCCTGCCAGGACGTGTCGCAGGCCGGTGCCCGCGCCGGGCTCCGGGCCGGCACGCGATCCGGTGTCTGGCTCGAAGTCGTCAAGGCCATCCGCGCGCTGCGCCCGCAGCTGGTCCTGATCGAGAACGTCCGCGGGCTGCTGACCGCTCGTGGCGACGAGCCTACCCCGGAGCACCTAGCCGCAGAGGCCGCCCGGGACCTGACCGTGAACCTGCTGGACTGGCTGGCGACCGCGGAGGCCGTCGCCAGGTCGAAGGGGGATGTGCGACGTGCCAAGCAATGCCGGGCGCGCACCGCTCGCGTCATGGGACTGCGAAAGCGGGCAGTGGCTCGATGCCAGTGGCATGAGCGGCGACTTGTTCGGGCAATCGGAACCGTTCTCGGGTCGCTGGCCGGTCTCGGGTTCGATGCGGAATGGTGTGTCGTCTCTGCCGCTGAGGCGGGGGCACCGCACAGGCGCGAGCGGGTATTCATCGCCGCCTGGCCTGCTGCCGACGCCGCGGACTGCGGACGGCCTGAACGAGACCATGGAAGTCACGCGGTCACGGCTGGACGGCGGCGCGCGGTGGCGGGGGACGATCGAGGAGGCCGTCTCGCTGCTGCCGACCCCGAACGCATCCGATGTGAAGGGGGCGGGTCAGCCACCGGGACGGGTCAGGGACGGCCGGGAGCGCCCGGCGTCGGATGCGGACCTGCCGACAGCGGTCTCGCTCTTGCGGACGCCAACGTCGCAGCTGGCGACGAACGGGGGCTCGCAGCACCCGGACAAGCGGAAAGCGGGCGGTCATGGGCCGACGCTGGCGGACGAGGTGGAACACCTGCTGCCGACACCTGCGGCAAGGGACTGGAAGTCCGGCCAGTCAAACATCATGGACCGCAACGCCAGGCCGCTCAACGAGGTCGTGGAGATGACGCTCCTGCCGACGCCGAATGCGACCGACAGCCAGGGCGGCCCGAGAGCGCTGCCAGAACGCCGGACGAGCCGGGGCAAGGATCACGGGCCGAGACTGCGGGATGTTGCCCCGGTGCTGTTGCCGACGCCGTGCGTGGCGGACGCGGAAGGCACTCGTGCGACGAGGGGGGGGGGACCGATCCGGCGAGCTACTGCTGACGGGGATAGCGCGGCAGGTATCAACCCTGCTGCCGACCCCGACTGCGATGGACTCTCGCGGGTCCAGGAACGCGACCTCGGGCAGGGGCAAGGGGGAAGCGTCGGAGCATCACGACGGGTGGACCCTCATGGACGTGTTCTGGACTGGGGACCTTACGAGCTCGCCATCCGCCGCTGGGAGCACGCCACCGGCCGCCCCGCGCCACGCCCAACTGAGCCTGGACGAACCGGAGAGCGCCTGAGCCCGGCCTTTGTCGAATGGATGATGGGTCTCCCTGAGGGATGGGTGACTGACGTGCCGGGGCTGTCCCGCAACGCGCAGCTGAAGGCTTTGGGAAATGGCGTGGTCCCCGCCCAAGCGGCTATGGCGTTGCGGATCCTGTTGGACCGCGCCGACATCCCGGCCCTTGTCATCACTGAGGAGGTCGCATGATGCGGCAGGCAGTACCCCCGTCACCCTCCCCGGTTCTCGGGCTTGCACCTGAGCCGGGACCAGCCGGGGGGACGCTCGAGCAGGGGGAACTGTTCGAGCTCGAGCACATCACCTCGAGGGCCGCCGCATGAGCGCCGACATCATCGCCTGGCTCCGCAGCGACGAGGGCGAGAAATGGTCCAGGGATCACCACAACCGCCCGTCGGGGGTGCCGAACAGCCCGGTCATCATCGCCACTACGGGCGTCGTGGACCTGACTCAGGACCCGTGCGGGGGACCTCCCCTGGAGGCCGCATGAGACTCCGCCAGGGACGGAAAGTCCCCCGCAACCTGTACCTCCACCAGGACGACGACCCGGACGGGGACGGCGTGGACGTGGGCCGGGTCGATCACTCCGCGGGACTCGCATGGCTGGTCTGCGTCGCGTTCAACGCCCTACCCGGGTGCGTGGAACTGTGCGACGAGGACTGCGAAGTCGGACCAGCGCACTGCTACTGGGTCCACGAGCCCAGCCACAAGCCGGGATGGCACAGGCCGGACGAGTGCCCGTTCGCGCGGATACAGGCCACCCAGGCAGCGACGGGAAGGGGTGGCGAATGAATGGGGTCTGGGTGACGAGCGGGCCGGGCCTGCCGTGCGGTGCGCGGAGGATGGGCGACGGCGTGCTCGGTCCCGCGCCGCCGGGCCGGACCTGGCTGGACGTGTGCATCCTGGGCCAGCACCTGCCGCAGATGTACCAGGACGGCGAACTGAACGACCTGACGGCGGAGGACTGCTCCCGGCTGGGCCTGTGCCCTGACTGCCTCGGGTTCGGCGACACGAACCCCGTGAAGCTGGGCGCAGGCGAGGCGCTGATGGCCGCCCGCGGCATCGACGAGATGAAACGGCCGTGCCCGAACTGCGGCGGCTCGGGCCGCCCTGCGCTGCGTGTCACCGTCCGGCGCGACGCGTCCGGCGTCCAGGGCGGCATCCGGCCGCTGCCGCACGCCTACGTGCCGCCACTGGACGGCGCCGACCCTGAGTTCACTGCCCTGTTCGGCGCGGCGGAGGACATGTGCCTGGCGTGCGGGATGCCCCCGGACGGCACCGGGCCGCGAGGGGAGGCGCTGCACCCGTGAAGGCCGTCATCTGCTCCTACGCCGGAGGCGTCCACATCCACACGCCGGGCGTGGACCGGTGGGAGATCTGCCAGTGCGGCAACGCCGGGGCGAGGTGGGAAGACCCGCAGGCCGGCCGCCTCATCGTCGCCTGCCGGCATGACCGTGACGCGGTGCGCGGCCTCGGGCTGAACAACCAGCTCCTGCTGCCTGCCCTCACGACGCGAGGGCAGGCGTGGGAGACGTTCCGGGAATGGCACGGCAAGGCCACCGACGCGCCCGGCTACGTGTTCGACAAGGCAAGGGCCGGATGCTGGGCCGTCGTGTTCCGTATCAGCTCTACCGGCGACACGAGGTGGGCTACTGAGGACGAGCGCGCGGAGTGCTTCCCTGTCTCACCGACTCCGGCAGCATCAACGGGAGGCACATCATGATGCCGTCCGTTTGCCGTGTGCCGCTGAGCGCGGCGAGATCAGCCGTCCCGCCTGGCGCGCTTCTCGGTAAGGCCCACGGCCTCAAACCTCGAGCGACTCGCCCTCGTGGTCACGCACCCAGTCGCGGTATGCCTGCTCGTAGGCGCGGACCTGCTGCGGCCCGATGCCCATCTTCTTGGCGATCGTGGACTGCGACTCGGCCTTGCTCTCCCGGGCCCGGATCATCGCCAGCCCTAGTAGTGCCCGCTTGCGGGCAACCATGGCATTGGCCTGCTCGCGGGCCTCGTCAAGAGCCTGCCGCGCTTCGAGTACCTGTGTCATGGCGCTGCTCACACCTCCACTATCGCACGGTGCTCGTGCTGTACGACAGCACCGTTGCACATCAGCATAACCGATTGCGCTTAGCTGTGCATCACTATGGCTGCACATCTGCTATGGTGCTATACATAGCAGGTGACTAGTGATCACCTGAGTTCCGGAAGGGACGGCCCTGCCATGAGAGACAGCAGCATCCCAGCGATCCCGACCCTCTACTCCGGGGTGCTGTTCAGGTCCAGGACCGAGGCCAGGTGGGCGCGCTTCTGGGACGCGCTGGATATCCGGTGGGAGTACGAGCCGCAAGGCTTCGTCGCGGCCGGGATCCCCTACCTCCCAGACTTCGCCGTGTTCCCGGCGCTCGGGCTGCTGTGGGTCGAGATCAAGCCCACGTGGCAGGCAGACCCGGACGGCGTACGCAAGTGGCGCGGCTTCGCCACGCGGCGCCCGCAGCGCGACCGGTCCCGCGCCGCCCTGTTCGCCGGCCCCCCCTCGCTTGAGGGTGACTACCTAGTCATCGGCGGCGATGACGACCAGGACGACCCGCTCAAAGGCACCTGGGAAGATGACACCCAGCAGTGGCGCCCATGCGACAGCGGCCACCACTACGACCTCACCTACCCTGGGCTGTTCCGCGCCAAGTTCGTCCAGGACGGCTGCGAGGACCTGTTCGGCGGCTCCGGTGAGGACCGGCTCCGCAAAGCGGTAGAGGCCGCCTTGTCGGAGCGGTTCGACGGCAGTGGCAGCGGAACGGTGGCGTAAGCCATGCCGGCGGGGGAGCTTCACATCCAGCTCGCGGTCAACTTCCCGAACAACCCGAAGGTCCGCAGCCTGGTCCGCCACGGCCGCGACGTGAGGGCGCTCCGGGACCTGTACGTCGGGATGCTCCTGTACTGCAAGGGGTCACTGACGGACGGCTTCGTGCCCGACGAGCAGATAGGGCTGCTGGTCTACCCGGACACCGAGAAGAACGGGCAGCGGGACGCCGGGCGCCTGGCCGAGGCGGGGCTCTGCGAACGGGGTGTCAATGGCTGGCAGGTCACAGGGTGGTTCGACCGTAACCCGAGCCGGGCCGCAGTGGAGGAGAAGTCCGCAGCGAAGGCCCGCGGGGCCAAGCTTGCCAACCATCGCCGCTGGCACGTCGAGCAAGGCCACTTTGATGGCCGCTGCCAGTGGTGCCTGGCGGAGGTGGATCAGTACACCGATCAGACTACTGATCAGAACACTGATCGAAGTAGAGATCAGAGTACAGATCAGAACAGTGTCAGTAGCCGGATCGGTGCTGTGAAACGGTCTGACTCCACAGAGACAGAGTCAGAGACAGAGTCAGAGAAAGAAGAAAAACATCTTGGCCGGCCAGAGCCGGCCGGCAGCCGGATCGAACCTGGCTCAGACGACGATCCAGACTTCGCCGCGTTCTGGGAGGCATACCCGCGGAAGGTCGCCAAGGGCCAGGCCCGCAAGGCGTGGAAGACCGCGGTCGTCAAGCGGGGCGTAGACCCGAAGGTCGTCATCCTCGGCGCCGAACGCTACCGCGACGACCGGGACCGGCTGTCACAGCCGATTAACTACACCAAGCACCCCGGCACATGGCTCAATGCCGAATGCTGGCTCGAACAGCAGGACGACGAGCAGGCCGGTAACGGCCAAGTCCGGTTCAGCTACCCGACCTCACCCTGGGCGAACTGATGGCCGCCGACGTAGACGTGCTCCGCGAGATACTCCTGCCGAAGTTCAGCGAGCTGGGCCCCGTCAGGAAAACCGCCAACGGGTACGACGTGTGCTGCCCGGTCCACGGTGACGCCAAGCCGTCGCTGAGCATCGCCCGCGGGAAAACTCACCCTGTCGTCATGGACTGCAAGGTCAAATGCGCGACAGATGACATCCTCGCCAAACTCGGGCTCACCTGGGATGACCTGTGCGCGCCGCGGGACCGCGAGCAGCGGCAGCAGCCGCGCGGCGAGTGGACCCCGCACGGCGAGGCCGTCGCCGTCTACAGCTACACCGACGAGACCGGAACCCTGCTGTTCCAGGTGTGCCGCACCGCCGACAAGCAGTTCCCGCAGCGGACCCCCGACGCCACCAAGAAAAGCGGGTGGCGGTGGACGCTCGGCGACACCCGCCGCGTCCTGTACCGGCTCCCGAAGGTCATCGAGGCGGTCAGCAACGGCGAGATGATCTACATCTGCGAAGGCGAAAAAGACGTCCACGCAATCGAGAGCGCCGGGATGACCGCCACCTGCAACCCTGGTGGCGCCGGCAAGTGGCGGGAGGAATACTCCGGGTTCTTCCGGGACGCCATCGTCGTGATCATCGCCGACCGGGACAAGCCCGGCCAGGCGCACGCCAGGCAGGTCGCGACCAGCCTGCGAGATGTCGCCAGGGCCGTCGAGATCGTGGAGCCAGCCGGCGAAGGCACCGTGGGCGGCCATGCCATCAAAGACGTTTCCGACCATCTCGCCGCAGGGTATGCCCTCCGTGACCTGGTGCTCACCTGGACTTCTGACGAGGAAGCCCCGGTGGACCTGGCCCCCGACCTGCACGAGTTCCTCGCCGGGACCGACCCGCCTTACGACTGGATCGTGGAAGGCATCCTAGAGCGCGGGGACCGGCTCGTCTGGACAGGCTTCGAGGGTCTCGGCAAGTCCGTGACCATGCGGCAGATAGCCATCGCCGCCGCGGCGGGCATCCACCCGTTCACCTGCGACCCGATGACGCCGCGCAAGGTGCTGTGGATCGACTGCGAGAACTCCGACCGTCAGGGGCGGCGGCACTTCCGCAAGCTCGAGCGCATCACCGTCGCGAAGGGCTGCCGGGTACCGGACGGCGGGATGCGGCTCATCCACCGGCCCGAGGGCCTGGACCTGATGAGCGACGAGGGCGCCGCGTGGCTGCTCGAGCGCGTCACCGCGCACAAACCGGACCTGCTGTACATCGGCCCGCTGTACCGGCTGCACGACGGCGACATCAACGAAGAACGGGTGATGCGCCACATCGTCCGGACTCTAGACCAGGCCCGCGTCAAGGCCGACTGCGCGCTGATGGTCGAACACCACTCACCCCACGGTGAGGGGCTGAACCGCTCCGTGCGCCCGATCGGCTCGAGCCTGCTGCGCCGCTGGCCCGAACTCGGCTACGGCATCGCCCCGGCGACAGACGGCGACCCGTGCACGGAGGTGCGCGTGCTGCCATGGCGCGGCAACCGTGACGAACGGCACTGGCCGCGGTTCCTCTGCTGGGGCACTAAGGCGGACGACTTCCCGTGGATCGTCCCGCCTGATTCGGTCGCTGAGGCCGAAGGTGCGGTGCGGCAGTCATGGACCCCATCAGGAGCTATCGGAGGTGCGGCATGAACGAGTGTTCCCGTCTCCCTGACCTGTGCCGGTGTGCCCTGGCCAGCCCGGCGACGATCGCCACGGCGGAACCGGTCCTGCCGTACCTCGTGGGCCCGGCGGTCAACGGGAGTCTTAAGGCCCGGTACTTGTGCACAGCGTGCGGCAGGCGGTGGGCCGTGTGGTGGGACCGTCGTGCTGCTGGCTGGCCCGAGCTTGGGAGCGCGGCATGATCCCCGCTCCTCGCTGCGGTAAGCCCATGACACCCTACGAGCCCGCAGGCGGCCCCCCAGTCGTGGACCCGGTGTGCGGCCGTCCCGAGGGCCACAATCCCCCCTGCAGGCGCGCGGACGCGGTGGAGCGCTACTACCGGGCCTCGGCTCGCCGCCTGATCGCCGTCCGGCGTGTCAATGGCCGCTGGTACGGCAGGCCAGGACAAGCCCCGGAAAGGCGGGCGGCATGAACGAGCCACACGGTGCCCATACGGTCGCCTGCTACGCCATGGAGGAGCACGTCTGCCCGTCCTGCCACGTGGCGTCGGTCTTCCAGTACAGGCGCCAGTGCGGGCCGGACACGGCCCCGCTGTCCGAATGCCTCACGTGTGAGCTGGCCTGCCCGGACTGCCTGTCCGAGGTGCGGGTCACTGAAGGCGCGCGGGGCTACCGGGCACGCGTGATCCACACGGACTCCTGCCCGTGGTACCGGCGCCACCAGGCCGGGCAGGTGACCGGGCCTGTGCCGTGCGGCACTGTCGTGGCGCACCGCGGGCCGTACAAAAAGGACCCGGAAGCGAGGCAGCCGCGATGATCACCATCCTGTATCCGCGAGACGCCTGCCCTTCCCCGGACTGCGCCCCGTTCGACCGTGACCCGTGCCTCCCCCTGTGTGTTGAGCCCCTGGAGGGCGGTGGTGTCCTCGGCTCGTACGAGTGCGGGTGTGGTCTCGGGTGGCAGCGGGAGTTCGACCGGCACGGCTGGCAGGGCCCGGCGCTCATCGCGGACATGGCCGAGCGGAGGGCGGCGGCGTGATGCGATTCGCGTATGCAGACCCGCCGTACTTCGGCAAGTGCGGGAAGTACTACAAGCACTACCATCCGGACGGCCGGTGCTGGGATGACCTGCTCGTGGCGCAGGGGGTGCTGGTATGAGCGGCGCCGGTTTCTGCATCACCCCCGGCCACGAGGACCGCCCCGCCCGCCTGTACCCGCACGGCGCGTACTGCGGGGGCTGCATCAAGCCGCCCCCGCCCGTCCCCCCGCCCCCGGCTGCCGTGGTACTGCCGACGTGCGCGGACTGCGGAACCCCGATGGTCCCCCTGGGGCCAGGGCAGAGGTACCACCCGCTCTGCCAGCCGGCGGACGACCTGGACCCCCTGTTCAGGCGGTATGAGCGGCTGGCCCTGCGTGCGAGCAGGGCGGCCTGAGACAGGACCAAACCATCAGCGAGGAGAAGACCATGATCGGCACGAGAGCCACGGCGATAAGACGCAACTCCGGCTGCCTGCTGCTCGCCGTCGCGGCGGCAGTGGTGCTGGCCGCCATCGCGATCCCGTTCTGGCACTACGAGTACGGCACCCAGCGCACCGTCACGTTCACTGTCAAGAGCCTGGACGACCAGCCGAACGGTAACCGGGGCCACCAGTACCTGGTGTTCACCACGGACGGCCGGGTGTTCAAGAACACCGACTCGTGGCTGCACGGCAAGACGGATTCGTCCAGTGTGCAGGCCATGTTCACGCCCGGTGACACATACCGGTGCCCCGTGTTCGGGTTCCGGCTGTTCTGGGCCAGCGGCTACCCGGACATCCTGGACGGCTGCAAGCAGGTCCAGCCGTGACCTGGCTGAACTGGCGCCCTGCCGAGGACTGGGAGGAGCCCGTGGTCGCGCACGGCCTTGAATGCGAGCTCGACAAGGACCGGGCCCTGGTGTCAGGTGTCAAGTCCGAGCAGGAGCGGCCGGTCCCGGTCGCCGACCTGACGCTACCGGCCGTGTACGTCGACCGGGGCTGACCGGCTAGACCATCAGCGAGGAGAGAGGAACCATGACCACCGAGACGACAGCCGATTACGGGTCCGCCTGGCAGCAGGAGATGATCCGCAAGGCCGAGAAGGGCCTGCGGGTGGCTCAGGAGATGGCGGGGCTGCCGGCCATCCCGTCCATCGTGTGCCTGTGCGGCTCCACGCGGTTCTACGACGAGTTCCAGCGGGTGAACTACGCGCGGACCATGGCCGGGGAGATCGTGCTGTCCGTGGGCTTCTACCCGCACGCTAAAGCCGTCCATGGCCACGGCGAGGGAGTTGGCCACGACTCCGCAGAGAAGGCCGCGCTGGACGAACTCCACAAGCGGAAGATCGATCTGGCCGACAAGGTGCTCGTGGTGTCCGATGAGACCGGGTATTTCGGGGAATCGACCTGCGGCGAGATCGCGTACGCGGTCGCGCACGGCAAGCCGGTCGAGTTCGCGGTTGCCGCGTCGGAGGCGCGGGCGCGGGACATGGGGCTGATCCCGTGAGCACCGAGGCGTCGCCGGCCGGGCAGCTGGGCCCGATGACAGCAGAGCAGATCGAGACGCGCCTCCGGGAGATCGCCCCGCCTCCCGAGTGGGGCACGACGGTGACCCCGCGCGATCTTGCCCGCTACCTCGCGGTGTGCGCGGACCTGGGTTTCTGCCGGAACGTCACCCCGTTCATCCGCGACGACCAGGAAATCCCGGCGTCCCTGCTGCTCGCGGAGTTCACGGCGGCGCATGCCTTGCTGGCGCTGGCCGAGGCTGCCCCGGAGGCGGCGGCCGAGACGGTCAGGCGGATCGTGGACGCCTGGGCGGACGGCAATAGCCTGGGCGCCTACCTGTGGGCGGACCTGACCGAGCTCGGCGTGAACCCGGCCGAGGTGGAGCAGCTGGACAGGGCGCGGCTGGCCCTGGATGGCGCCGCGCCCGCAGAGCCGTCTCCCGTGGCCGACGCTGAGAGCCTGGAGGCCGCCGCCTCGGTCCTTGAGCGCCGCTTCTCCGGCACCCGCCCCGAGGTGCTCGACAGCACCGTCAGGATGCTGCACTCCCTCGCCCGCGCGTGGCGGCGGGACGCAGGCGAGGAGGCCAGCCGTGGCTGAGGACGCCCGGACAGTCTTGTGCCCCACCTGCTTGCATGATGGCGTACTGGAGCTCGCCCTGGCACGGGCTGAGGTGGCAGAGGCCCGCGTTCGCCACCTTGAGGGCGTCTTGGCCCACTTCGCTGCTGAGGCTCACCGCCGCAAGTGGGCCTTCGAAGGCATCCCGGAAGCGTTCGACGCCCTGGACCAGTTCGGCAACGAGATGCTCGCCGCGAGCAAGAGGGAGGCGGCCGGTGGCTGAACGTCCCCGCTGCGGCAGGCTCATGCAGCGCTACGACTGGCCGGGCCAGGTCGAGGGAGCCGTCTGCGGCATGCCTGCCGGTCACCGGGGGTACTGCCTGTCTGAGGCGGCGTGGAGACGGAAGCTTGACGCGAACAAGCGGGGAGTGCAGGCAGCAAGGCGGGCAAGGCAGGAGGCTGGCCGTGCAGCCTGACCGCCCCGGCCGCCTCCGCCGAGCTGGTGCCCGCTGGCGGGTCCTGGTCCACGAGAGGACCGGTGAGCGCCGCTCCCACGACATCACCAGCGACCCTCGCTCGCCCGCCCGGCACGCAGAGACGCTGAAACGACTCGCCGCGATGCGCCCGGACCTCCCGCCACCACCCGACCTCACCAGTCACGTGGTCCTGGAAGGCGCCGAGTTCGACGAGCTGGTCGTCGGGTCGTGGATTCACCTGGAGCAGATGGACACGGGCCGTTGGTGGATGAACGTCGGCGGGGTGACGGTCAACATCACGGCGGACAGGGACGGGCGGCCCAGGGTGGTTGACGTGTACGGGCCCGGCGACTACGCCGATCCGGTTGAGGGATGCCGGTACTCACTGACGTGGAGCGACGGCGGCGGCGGTCCTGCTGTGGTCCCGTCAGAGCGGGCAGCGACAGAGGAGGCCGGGTTATGCGCGCCGCGCGTGTAGTTATGCGCTCCGGTGGGCCCGGGGCGGGGAGTGCGCATACGGGGGACGGACGGAGCGCTGGGCGGTCACCCCGTACGCCGCCTACCGGCGGGAATGACTTTAGCACGACTAGGCAAACTTTCGTCAAATCGTTCGCAATGAGCTGTCTACCTGCAATTTTGTCCGAACTCTCGGACTTGTCAGACACCCCCCTGACGCCTGACCGAGTCCGAGTTCTCGGACTAGCGCGACCTGGGTCTTTGTCCGAGGATTCGGACTGCGTCGTAGTAGGTGGAGCGGGGCATCTCCAGCGCGCGGGTGATTTCCTTCATGTCCATGCCGAGCGCGAGCAGTGCGCCGATGCGGAGGGCGTTGGGCGGCAGGGACTTGTCGAGCAGCAGTTCGCGCGCCAGCTCCAGGTCCGGGCCGCGTTTTGGCCGCCGCGGCGACCACGTGTAGCACGCCACCTTGGCGGCTATCGCCCGGCCGATGAGCTCGTCTGTGCATCCGCAGTGGCAGTTCCAGACAGGACGCCCGTGCTTGACCTGAATGGACAGCGGCGCACGGTCGCTCTTGTGCTCACGGACCGGGCACCACGCCCGGATTCCGGCTGGCTCAGACCACCCGTTCAGCGGCTTCGCCCAGTGATCAGTAATGCAGTCCTTGGCGTCGAAACCGACGATGCAGGACCAGCCCACAGGGCTAACCGCCTGACGGCATGCGAAGTCACGGCAGGGTCAGATGGCATACTCAAAGGCGCTCCTGATGAGGGAGTAGGCGGGCCGGCGTTCGGCTTGGCGGTTGGGCGCCGGTCCCGCTCTTTCTGGGTTGGTGACGCGCTAGGCGTCCGTGCGCTTGCCTCTCACGGCTGGCGGTATCCCCGCATCGCGCGCAAGCTGGCGAAGGTGGGCGTCACTGAACGGCGAAAGTTCCGCAACGCGCTTCGGCGGTCTGCCGGCGCGGAGCGCATCGAGCACCGCCGTGATGTGTTCGCCCTTCGCCTTCTCGACCGCCGACTGAGCGCGCCGCAAGCGCCGGGCTGTCGCATCAACGGCTTCCTCATGCTGATCCATAGCGCAAAGAGTATCGCAATCGGCTTGCGTTGTCACGGGAACTGCGATAGCGTAAGTCCAGAGCGCAATCCTTAGCGCAGATGACTTCCGTGAAACGGAGGATCCGATGACCACCGCCACCACCGCCGCGCGGGCTGTGAACATCCAGACCCGCTTGTCCGTCGCAGCGGGCATAGCCTCGCGGTTCGAGATCGAGAGCGAGGTCATCGAGATCACCCTCGATGACGCTGAGAGACTGCTCGCCATCCTAGAGGCCGGGCCGTCCGACGACCCGGCCGGTTACGCCAAGCAGAACCCGGAGGGCTGAACCATGACCACTCCCGATCCCGTCACTGGCCCGCTCCGCGTCTTTGACCTGTTCGACCCCGGAAAGCCTGATCCGGTCCGTGAGGCTGAGGTGGCCGCGCATCACGCCGCCCACCCGGACCCGCGCAGTTACGAGGCGACGAGGGCATGGAAGGACGCCCACCCGGACGAGCGGGCACCCGTCCGGCGCCGCGGCCGGGGCCTGTTCGCTGACCTGCGTGACGCGCTCGACCCCGAGAGGGAGCGGCTGGCCCGAGAGCAGAGGGACTGACGGATGGCCCTCAAGGACACCCGCCACGGCCGGGACATCCTCCGCATCCTCGCCGATGACGACCCCGAGAGGCTCGCACGCCTGCGGGAAGCCATGGCCGCGGAGACCGGCCACACGGTCACCGAGACCGGGGACCTCAAGCCTTACGACACCTGCGGCCAGCCCGTAGACCAGGACCCGTCCGGCCGGCTGGTCACGATCGTCGGCAGGAACGCCGAGTGCTACGGAAGCAGGAGGACTGGGCCGTGACCGAGACCATCCCCGGCAGCTTGCGCCGCGCCGCGAAACTGATGCGGGAGCGCGCCGCACTGGTGCCGCCAGCGCCGTGGTTCCCGGCGGTACACGACGTGACCACGTACGACGGCCTCGACGTGATCGCGTCGTCCGGGCTGACCGTACGCGCCCAGTACGTTGCCTCCTGGCATCCCCTCGTCGCTGCCGCGGTCGCCGACTGGCTGGACGAGGTAGCTGACGACCGTCACGCCTGCCTGGACGCCTGGGTGGAAGTTGCCGCGCTCAGGATCGCCCGCGCCTACCTCAGCGAGTCCGGGCAGGTCCCGGAGCCCGTCAGGGCCGAGGCCGAGGAGGGCACCGATGGGTAACGCCGCAACTGTCCGCCATGCGGCAGCCGTCCGCGCCGCCGTCCGCGCCGCGATCCGTGAGGGAGCCTTCGGTGAACTGCCCGCCGGGATCAAGATCGGCGTCCGCTCCGGCGTTGACATGATCTACGTCGAGATCGACGGCGCTCCGGACGGCTGGTCCGCAGAAGCCGGCCCGTCCGACGGTTTCCCGTTCGGGCGGCGAGCCGGGTCGGATGAGGCGTGCGCGCTGGCCGCCAAGCTGGCCGGCGTTGCCCGCGAGCAGGCTCCCGGCTGGACTGTGCGCATCCTGCTCTGCCTCCCCGACGGCGATGTCGCCTACCTGCCCTGGCCGCGTTCAGGAAACGAGGAGAGCTGACGATGCCCCCCAAGCCCAAGCCCCCGACCCCGGCGAGAGTCTCCGCCACCCTCCGCGCCCACGACTTCCGCGCCTGCCGGGACGGCCGCGACGAGGGATTCCAGGTTGAGTGGAGCCAGGGCCCCGGCTCGGCCGTCCGAGTCGGCTTCGAGGCCGTCACCACCGAGATACACGACCTGGCCATGCGGACGATGACCACGATCCTCCAGCGCAAAGGCTGGGACGTGAGAGATGTCGGCTACCTGCTGGTGAAGGAGAAGCCATGACCGGGTTGATCGTCAACCCCGGCTCCGGTGAGATCGCCGCAGCAGGCGACCACTGGACGAACACCGAGGCCACCGCCCGAGCCGAAGCCGGGAAGTGGCTGGCGAACATGCACGCCGAAGGCATGACCGACGTCGAGTTGCTCGACGGCTGCCGGGAGCGCGCGGGCCGCTGGCTGTTCACCTTCCGCCACAAGGTCACCGGGGTCACGGTAGAGCTCGAAACGCACGGCATCGACAACCTGGAGGCGTACGGGCGGGACCACTTCAGCCCGCGCGTCTGGTGGAACGGGTCGAGCACCGCGGAGCCCAAGCTGGAGGACTTCGCCGCACCCGGCTTCACCCCGCTCCGCACGTTCGTTCCTGTCGCCACAGAGGAAGACCAGCCATGACCGACCACCCCGAAGCCCTCCCCCTCCGCGCCCGCACCATAGGCCAGATCTACGCCGACGCCAGCGACACCGACATCACCGTCGAGCACGTCTACCTCCCCGAAGGGGCCTTCCACTGCGATGGCTGCGGCTCCGGCCACGACCCCGGCATGGTCGGCCTGGTGGTCGCAGGCGCCGGGGAGGGCGACCCCGCGGTGAGCGCGATGCTGACCGCCGAAGAGGCCCTCGTGCTCGCCAACAGGCTCACCCGCGCGGCCTCACTGGTGCTGGAGGCGGGGGAGCAGGTCCCGGACATCGAGCGGGAGGCCGCCCGGTTCAGCGGCCGGGAGGAGCCGGCATGAGCAGCGACTACTACGGCGGCATCGCCGGCGAGGAAGCCGACCGGGGGGCAGCACGCCGCCCCGCCGTATCCGGCCGTGCCGCCCGCGACCGTGCCGCCAAGGCCGGCTGCCGGCCGGGTGTCGCCCAGGTCCGCCTGGTCGGCCCGCCCGAGGTGATCGACGCCGCTAACGCCCTGCTGGCCGACCTGTGCGGCGACGCCTGGCAGCCATCCACCCGCAAGGCAGGCCGCCACGAGGGCGGCGACCACCTGCAGTACGGAACCCTGATCGTCCCGATACCCCGGAGCGAACCATGAGCAATGACGCCGGCCCCATCTGCGGGGTTCAGTGGCCGAACCTGGGGCCAGCAGGAGGCCTGTGGACCTGCACGCTCGACGCGGGCCACGACGGCGACCACGAGGCGCACGGCCCGGCCGGCCTGTGCGCTGACCGCAGCGCCGTCATCCCGCAGGGGCACGAGGAGATCCTGCCGTGACGACGACCGACACCGGTTTCTGCCGGGCGATGACCGGCACCGGCACCCTCGTAACCGTGTACGCCCACGGCCGGGCCGCGCTGAGGATCATGCGGAAAGGCGACGAGACTCTGATCTGCACCCAGGACCAGGGCCACGACCGGAGTCACGCGGCCTGCGACGGCCAGGGCCACATCCTGGCCCGGTGGCCGCAGTCGGCTGTCGAACGCTACTGGCAGCCCGGCGACTGCAAGGAGCACGACCATGAGTGACACAGAGGCGAAGGCGATTCTTGCCGCCCTGAACCGTGTCCGGCGCGAGCGCGAGGAGCAGCCTCCGGCTGACACCCCGCCCGAGACCACCGAGCTTCCGAGGCTTCACGTCGGCCAGCAGTGCCCCGACTGCCTGCACCCGTGGTGGGCACACGAGACCCGCGCGCCATCTGGGCCGCTGGCGTCATGGCAGGTCCCGCTCCGGTGCTGCATCGGCCAGGAGTGCCGCTGCACGCGCCTCGGCCCGGCATCCGGAGGTGCCCGGTGATGACAGCGCCCGAGACGCCCCAATCGCTTGATGATCTCGTGGATCGATGGCACGAAGGCGACGGCGAAGGCGTGGAACTGCACGAGTATCTCGGCATGAGCTGGGACGAGTACTGCAAATGGGTCGGGAGCGCCCATGGCTGACACCCCGCCCGAGACCACCGACCCGCTGGCACTCCTGGAGGAGATGGCCGCCCGCGCAGGGATCTTCGCCAGGTTCGGGCCTCCGCGCCACGCCCAGGGTTTCGGCAGCGAGATCTACAACGCCGCGATCTCCTCAGCCGAGGACGTTCCGGCCCTCCTCGCTGCCCTCCGGGCGGTACTGGAATTGCACGTTCGCAGCGACAAGCCGGTCAGGACGCACAATCTCTGCCGCGACCACTCGGCCCTCCATCACCACTCTGGCCGTTTCCCTCGTGAGGTCATCGAGATCTGCCCGGAGTGCGTCGCTACCGAGAAGTACGTGTGTGCGCACTGCCACCACGAGTGCCCCGACGACGACCAGTGGCCCTGCCCGACCGTCCAGGCCATCACCCGCGAGCTCGGGAAGGGAGCTGGCGATGCGACAGTGGAACGCTAACCAGTTGGCCGCCGCCCTGAAGGCCGTACGAGAGTACGGCGGTACCGCACGCTCGCTGAGCGATCACATCCTCACCAGCAAGGGGGAGCCTGTGACGCCCAATCGCGCTATGGGGCTGCTGCGGGAACTGGAGCGGCGGGGATCGGTGCGCCGGTGGAAGCGGCCGGGGACCAGGGCGTGGCTGTGGACGGTGGCCGGGGAAGGGGCTGGCGATGACAGGTGACCTCATCTCCTCTACCGCCGCCATGATCGTGGCCGTCTGTATCGCCTTCGCCGGAGGCTGGTCCCTCCGGCGGCTGCGTGACCAGCACCGGGCAGACGTCCGGCGCGACCAGGAATGGGACGCTGGGCACGGGATCACCAGGAGGGGCGATGACCGGTAGCTACGACCCGCTCCACGACATAGCCCTGCTCCTCGCCGCCGTAACCCAGACCGCAGGCTCCCAGGTACGCGTCGCCACGGACCCGCTGATGCGGATCTCCTCCCGGCTCGGCTTCACCCACAAGACCGACCCGTCCGAGATCGAGGACGCCCTCCGCGGGACCATCGAACGCCGGGTACGCCGCGAGACGGCACGGGAAGTCCTGGAACTGGCCGAAGCCGAGCGGAAACTGTCGATCGCCGGGGCGCCGAACAAGGGCCCCTGGGGTGACGCGGTGACAAGCCTCCGCAGGCTCGCACGAGGGGAACCGCTTCCGAGACCGGAGGAACTGAGGGGAGGGGTGGCCGGTGAATGAGCCGAGATCCTGGCAGCCGGGCGACCGGGTGATCGTGCGCCTGCCGGACAGGTCTGCGCCCTATGGGCGCCGGGTTGATGTTCACGGGACAGTGCGTGCTGTCGATGAGCCCGACCTGCCGCCCGGTGTCCGCGTCGACCTGGACCGCGAGGTCAACGGCGTCCGGGACTGCTACGCAACGCACGGCGAGCTCCGGCCGGAGGTGCCCGGTGCCTGACGTGCCGGAGGCCGCCGTAGAGCCCGCCACCCAAGCCCTGCTCGCAGATTTCCCCGACGACCCGGAGTTCGCCCGGCATCTCGCCAGGACGGCACTGGAAGCCGCCGCCCCCGTCCTGGCTGAAGCATGGGGAGTGACCGAACGCGAGCAGATGCAGGAACTGATCCGGCAGAACAACCAGAACCTGCTCGCCGCGGCGTCCGAGTATTACCGGCTGGCCTACCCGGAGACAGCGACGAAGGAGAAGCCGTGAGCGAACCCGACCTGACCGCTGAACTGGACGCCGCCGAGGACATAGTGATGGGCCGCGTTGACGCCGTGGTGACCGAGTGGGGAGTCCGCTACGAGAACCACGACCTTCCCTACGGCACCAGCCACCTGTCCGAGCAGATGGCCCGCCGTGACGCCCGCACCGATCAGGCGGTAGTCATCCGCCGCACGGTGACCTACAGCCCGTGGGAGGAAACCGAGTGAGCACCGACCGCCCGCGCTACCGGTACAAGTTCGGGCATCCCGTCCCGCTCTGCGAGACCTGCGGGGCGGATGTGTACCCGGAGCGAGAGTGCCCGCGCTGCCAGTTCCCCCGGTTCACGATGCTCGGCGGCATGCGGATGCTCGCCCGCGGGCTGCTGCTCCACCAGGGCTATGACCCGGACGCCTATCCCGATCTCGTCGCTGAGCTTGAGGACACGATCGGCGAGGAACTGCTGGACATCGGCAGGGAGACGCTTGCCGAACACCACATGGCGATACTTGGCCCGCTGGAGGTGTCTGATGCCTGACATCCACGCACTGACCTTCAACGCCATCACCTGCGCGCTCTCCGAGGCTGGCCGGTTCGTCAAACTCAGCGAGCGGGAAGCCATCGCCGCGGCAGTCGAGGCGGCCATTGAGCCCGAGATCCGCAGCGACGAGCAGCAGCGGATCGCAGCCGAGATCCTCGCGTTCAAGACGCCCTGCCCGGTTCACGGGGACACGCTGATCGCCGTCACGGGGATGCCGTGCTGGCATTGCAGCTACAACGCGGCGCTCCACAAGGCGGCGAGGGTGGCGTACGGACAGCCGTGGCCAGCGGAACTCCCGGAGGTGCCCGGTGCCTGACCTGTGGCATCCGACCGTGCCCGGATTCGACTGCCTGTCCCGCGGCCACATCTGGGTAGAGCAGCACGTCGGCCACGCCTACGGCTCCTGGTGCCTGTGGTGCGGGAGCGGCGTGACCAACGAGCACGAACCGGAAGCGATCCCCGACTGGCGGCAGGTGTACGGATCCGACTGGGAGCCGACGCGTTGCGACTTCCCGCCATGCCGTCTGTGCTTCCCGGAGGCGACCGAGTGAGCACTGAGACCCGCGACGAGCTGGAGCAGTACATAGCCGAAGCAGGGGAGCCCTTCCGCCGTCTGCTGATCTGGCTGGACCGGGGAAGGCCCGGCAGGCTCTGCATCAACGGCAGGGAGTACCGGCGCAGGCTGAAGGCGAGACGGCGCCGGAAGCGTGTCGGTGCTTGACAGAGGCTCCTCAACTTGAGGAATGCTGATCTGTAACGTCCCCGGAGAAGAGTCCGGTCCGCGGGCTCCCAGCCAGAAGGGACGTACCCGAAGTGAGCAGCAAGACAATCGCCATCCTGAACCTGCTCCTCGCAGCCGCAGGCGTGGTGATCGGCTACCTGCAGCTCCAGGCCGCACGCCAGCAGGTAGCCTGACAACAGGATCCCCGTTAGGGGTGACCGTCCGAGCGGTGGGGCATTGCCCGTAAGGGCGAGCTTGCCGGTGCTCCGAGACCGGCCCGCGAGGTCACCCCGCCAACAGAAGCGGAGCCCGGCAGTACCCGCGCCCATTCTCAACGGGGCACGGTGGCAGCCGGGCTCCGCACGCCAGCTAGCATGTAACTGCGGACGTCCTAGGCTAGGCCAAGGTTCCGGTTCCGCTGCGAGGCAGGCCGCGGGGACAACGCTTGATCCGCTGCCGGGTCCTTTCCGGGATTGACCGGACTGACGCTCCCCGGGCCTGCCGCCCGCATTCAGCCCCCCACGCGGGGCCGTGGAGCTCAAGACAGGCACGGGCCATCAGTCAGCGTCGGACTCAGACGACCTCGCGAGCAGCGCGGCCAGCTTGTAGACAGGGCTCATAGCTCGTCTTCTCGGCCGGTGGCCATGAGGTTGATCGCCAGGGCCATGCGGCGTGCATCCAACTGGCCGCCGTACCAGCGTTCGGTGATCACGTCGTTCGGCTGTGTCAGCACGTCATAGACGAATCGCTGCTCAAGAGTCTCCATGCCTTCGCGATGCCAGTAGCTCCGCACGGTCTCGAACGGATCCGAGTGGCCGAGGTTGGAGGAGATGGCGCCGAGCTGGATCAGCACCTCACCCAGCCTGAAAGGGTCGAGGCGAAACACCGGCATGTGATGGTCTGGCGCTACAGCCATGGAGGACGGTTCAGGCTGGCAGGTCATGTCGGTCACAGGCCGACTCCTCTCATCGGGTGGTTCTTCCATTTGTCGACGGCCCGGACGTAGCCGAGCACGACGGGGGAGTTCTCGGCCCACCGTCCGTGCCCGGCGATACCGGAGACTGGTGCCCCGGTCGCGTAGGCGGCGGACGCTCCGCCGCTGCGCAGTGAGTGGCCCTTGTACTTGGAGGCGTTTTCCAGCCCGGCGGCGAGCGCGCGGCGGCGGATGATCTCGGCGACGGAGTGACCGGTCAGCCGGTCGCCTCCCTTGCCTGCCGCTTTCGGCTCGTTGCCGATCCGGCCGTGCCGGTCGACGGGACGGAACAGGGCGCCGGACGTGATGCCACGGTCGGCCAGGAGCGCGATCCATGCTTGCGTGGCGCGGACGGGGCATGTCTCGGGGTGCTGGCCGTTCAGGACCGGCACCTCTTGCCCCTTGGCTTCCTGGTCGGTCTTGGACTGTCGGATGGTGACGTCGAGTCCTTCCTGGCCGGGCCGAATGTCGGCGATGTCCAGCGCGGCGAGCTCGGAGCGGCGGGCCATCAGGGCGAAGCCGAGCAGCAGGAGCGCCCGGTCCCGGACACCGATCGGGGTGGCCGGGTCGCAGGTGTCCACCATGGCGCGGAGGGCGTCGATCATGACGGGGGGTGCTTTGCGGACCCGGTTGCCTGCCTTGACCCACTGGCGGCGGTAGGCGCGGAGGACCCGGCGGGATGGCTTGATGCCGGGCTGGTCCTCGTAGCCGCGTTCGGCGTGGATGGCACGGATGGAACCCATGGCCCGGTCGATGCTCGCGGGTGCGGCGGGCTTGGGTTTCTCCATCATCCAGGTCACGTAGTCGAGGAGCGTCTGGGCGGTGGCGGGGAGCGCGACCCGGCCGTGCTGCTCGCACCATGTGGTGAAGTTGCCCCAGTCGTAGCCGTGGGCGAGGAGGGTGTTCTCGGCGGGGGCGGCGAGGAGCCGTTCGGCGGCGGCGGCGCTGATGGTGAAGTCGGCGTCGGTGTACCCGGCCGGGGCTGGCTCTGCCGGGCGGATGACGACCGGTCGCGCGGCCGGTACGAGTTCGCTCATGTCGCCGCCTTGCTGCATGGCCTCTCGGCGAGCAGGCTGGTCCCGTCGCATCCGCAGTGTCGGCAGATCGGCCTCCCTTCTTCCGGGTACTCGTGGCCGAACTGGTTGAGCGACGGCACCTCTGTGCCGATGACCAGCCAGCCCCCGTGGACGCGCCGTCTGCCGTCCCCATCGGCTGCGAAGATGCCCGGATCCGGGCAGGGGAAGCCGTCCGGCACATCCCAGGTCTTGCGGTAACGACCCTCGCCGCGGCAGCGCGGGCAGTTCCACCACCGGCACCACTGGCCGTCGACCGACTTTTCCAGCGGCCCGTCGGGGTGCTTGCCGCACTGGATCGAGTCCTCGTGCAGAAAGTCCTCTTCCATGTAGTCGGCGTTGTCCAGGTCAATATGCCCGTCTGCCATAAGCGGGCCGTGGACGAGCACCCCCGCCCAGACGATCAGGTTGTCGCCGTGACCGCATTCGGCGCAGCGGTAGATGCCGACCTCGTGAGGCCATGCCTTCGCGCACGCGGCCCGGCCGCAGCGGAGCGCCGGAACAACGGAGACTGGCGGGCAGGCCCGGTCGAGGATAAGCGGGGCACCACTGCACGCCGCGCCACCATCCGGCGCGACGATGTGATAGCAGCGCCCGCGGCCCGGCTTGTTGAAGAGACTGGCGTCCCGCCAGGCCGCCATCCCGGCTTGCGGGACGCGCTCGCCGTCTGATGCGACCGGACGGTTCCGGTAGATGCGCTGCGCCATCCGCGCCTCCGAGTCTGGGTTTCGTTAAGCTCACTTATCACAACCCAGAATACCAGGTGACGGGCCTGTGATCCTGCCGCCTCGCCGCCGTGATGCGAGCCTCACGTACCGCTTACCTACGCTCACGTAACCTGAGCCTCATGGACAGCAGCGACCTCGCGCTCATCTCTGCTGTCCGCCGTGCCCTCCGTGACGGCTCTGCCCGTGCTGCCCGTGAGGCGGCCGGGGTGACGCAGAAGGAGATGGCTGCGGTGGTCGGCTGCGTGCCGTCGGCGATCAGCCAGTACGAGTCCCTTGACCCGGTGACTGGTCGGCCGTTCAGGGTGCCGGGGACGGAGAAGGCGCTGGCGTACGGTCGGGAGCTCGTTGCGCTGGGATGGCAGGTGCCGGAGCCGCGCGGCGCGTCGCCCCGCCCGTCCCCTATGTAGCTATGCTAAACTAGCTTGTGTGCAGGACATTGAGCTGACCCTCAAAATGGCCCGGCTGCTGAACCCGTTCCTCGCTGACCCGGCCCGTCCCCGGTACGGGATGGAACTCATGCAGGCGACGGAACTGCCCAGCGGGAGCTTGTACCCGATGCTGGCCAAGTTCACCCAGGCGGGGTGGCTTACCCGCACCAAGGAAGACATCGACCCGAGGGCTGAGGGCAGGCCGCGCCGGTACCTGTACACGCTGACCGCTGAGGCGCTGCCGGTTGCACGGGAACGGCTGGCCGCCATCGGCGCCGAGTTTGGAGGGGGATCGTGACCGAGACCGCCGACCTGGCATGGCAGAAGTACCTAGCCGCCGTCGATGCCACGCCGGATGCGCTGGCGGGTAAGCGCTACCACCAGTGGGTAGACGCGGGTCGGCCGCCGCTCCACGTCGAGGATGGCGCCACGTGCGGCTACGGCGTTGAGACCGGCGAGACCGTGGCCCTGGTGGAGGGCGACGCCCCGACCTACGAGGATTGCGGGAAGCCGTCCCGGTTCGTCGTGGAGCGCTCCGACGGTGATGAGTCGTTCGGGCTGCTGGGGGGCGGCGAGGAGTCGTGTGAGGAGCACCTGGCCGAGACGGTCGCGGGGATGATCGGCGGCGATGAGGTACGCGCGGTTGTCTCGATCCGGTGGGACAAGCCATGAGCGAGATCGTCCACCACTGCCCGCTAGACGGCTGCGGGGTTACCCCCTGCTGCGGGATGACGCCGTTCGAGCTCCCCCGTACCGACCGGATGACCTCGGACCCGTCGCTGGTGACATGCCACTCGCGGCTGACCGTGCCTGACGAGCCCGCCGGAGGGACGCCATGACCGGCAACGTCTACCTTGATCCCGGTTCCCGCCAGTCGGGCCGTTTCGACCCTCCCCGCCGCTGCATGGTCCTGACCCGCTGGGGTCCGGGTGGCGGTCCCCGGAACGTCGCCGTCCGCTATGAGGATGACGGCAGCGAGGCCGTGGTCCCGTTCCCGCGACGGCTGCGGAAGGAGCGCTCATGAGCGACCGCCACATGCACATCACCGGGTTCCTCCACCCGCACGCGGACGGCGTGGACCGGTTCATAGAGACAGCCTCACGCATGGACTTCTTCGCCGAGGTGTACCCAGTCCGCCGCGCTGACGGGACGGTGATCGCGGTCGCGTTCCTCAGCAAGGACCTGGACGGCATCAGCGACGAGCTGGGCATGCCGGAGGTGTGCGAGAAGCTGTCGGGGATCTTGGATGAGGACATCGTGATCGCGTCGGCGTGGCAGCATCCCCAGCGGGAGGCGTCGTCGTTCGCCCGAAAGTACGACGAGCGTGAGAGCGTCTGGCTGGTGCGCGGCCGGGACCGGGCAGTTCCCGGGGAAGTCGTCAGCGGGAATCGCGAACTGGAGGTGGCCGATGGGGGCTGATCTTAGCTGGGGGCATGTCCCGGAGCCGGAGGAGACCGCTGCGATCAGGCGGCTCAATGCCGTGAAGGCGGCCAAGTGGGACAGGATCGCGGCGGCGTGGGAAAGGTACTGCACCGGGGGTGCGGGTGCTTTCGACTGGGACTATGACAGCCGGGACCTGATGCGCGAGCTGACCGCAGGGGATCAGCCGTGAGCCTGTTCTGGAGCGAGCACGACACCTGGGAGCCGCAGGGCGGCCAGCGGAAGGCGCCGATGTGACGAGCACCAGGACCGACCTGATCCTCGGCACTGTCACGGCCCTGGTTGACCGGCTCCTGATCGTGGACCGCGAGAACGACGACGAACTGCCGCCGGGCGCGATCGAGCAGGCCCTCATCCACGGCGAGGTCACCGTGGAGTGGATGGCTGCCCGGTTCAAGCAGGAACTCGGGGCGCGGCTGGAGGAAGCGACGGGGCTGACCGGGTGAGTCGCGCTGACTGCGTGCTCGTTGCCGGCCTAGACTTACTCCCCGTGAGGGGGGCACGCTGATGGGCCGGGGCCGTGGTGGTCCGCGCGGACGAGGACCGAGCATCCTTGACCCCTGGAAGGACGCCCTTGAGGCGGAGGTCGCGGCGGACGAGGGCAGGGTCCCGAGGTCTGCGAAGGTGATAGCCGAGCAGGTCGGCGTGACCGGCGTGTCCTCCGACACGGTGGCACGGTACGTGGGCGGGTTGCGGCGGGCGCAGCGGGCCCGCGTCAGGGCGGAAGCCCGCAGCGAGGACACCTACCTATGAGGCTGGCCCGCGCTCTGGCTGCTCGTCGAGCCCGTGATCAAGCAGAGTGATCGCGGCGGCGTTGAGCGTCAAGCCGCGGTCCCGTGCATACACAGCAAGGCGATTCTTCAGCGACGGGACAACGCGCGGAGTGATGGTGACCGTCTGGAGAGAAGTCTTCGTAGCAAGCCCGCGCGTCGGCCCAAGATCCTCAACGGCGCACGGCTCGCAATCCGGGCAGCGGCCCGCGTAGGCAACCAGCGCCGCAAGGGTGAGCGGTGGCGTGATGGTCGACTTCCTGAGCGATGCCCGCCGGTCGATGAAGGCCATGAGCGTGTTGCACCGTGGGCAGAGCACGCCACGAACCCATCCGTGCGCATGGCAGTGGTCGGTTCTCGGCAGAGGTGACGGGTCGGCGCAGAGTTCGCAAGGCGTTCCGGGTTCGGCCACGGTGTGCTCGCCATAGCGGACGGGCGTCGTCACGAGCCCTCCCCGGATGTAAGCGCGGATACCAGTTCGTCTTGGTGTCGCATGGCGACGTGGATCGCCCTGACGAGCACGTCAGACATTGACAGCCGACGCCCGACCGGGGTGGTCAGGTCCAGGGTCGCTTGCCTCAACTCATCCCGAGCGGCAAGCGTGAGATTGACGGACACGAAGGCGGTCCGTCTTGGAGTACTCATGTCCGCTATTGTAGCGGACAGTGTTTGACAGTGCCATGATGCTATGGCAAACTTATGGCAACGGGAAGCGGCGATCCTGTACCGTGACCCGGAGAGCGTCACCCCTCCCCGGTGCGCAGGCTGCGGCTACTTCACATTTGGGATGCGATCCGTACCGCTGCCGACCCGATCTCGGGGAGGGTTCACAACTGAATGCTTCGCACCTCCCGGTGCGCAGGTGAACGGGTACTTCAAGGTTCGAATCCTCGTACGGGCTTCCGCAAGGTTCGCCTGTATCGCCCAATTGGCAGGGCTATCCCGGTCGCCGACCTGATCTCGGGAGGAGCGCACGTCATAGGACGTGCCCGGTGCGCAGGTGCGGGATACTTCCTGTCTGCTAAACAGGTCTGGGCGGTTCGACTCCGCCATGGGACGGCTCCCGGATCGTAGCCCTCGCCGATCTGATCTCGGGCACGACCAGTACGCGGGCTCCTCCCCAAACGGAGAGGAGCCTTTTCCATGTCCCGGTTCAACAAGCCCGCAGCGAGGACGGTCGCCCGCAGCCCGGTCACGTCCGAGGCTGTCCCGTCCGGCCTCACTCACGAAGGTGCTCCCGGCTATGCGCGGGACGCTAAGAGCGAACTGTTCCTCTTGGCGGTCGCCTACATGGGGGATGCGACGTTCTACGAGACTGGCAAGGAGCGTGACGCCCGGTTCGCCGATCTCGTCCGCAAGGTCGCCGTTGAGGATCCCGCTTGGATGGAGGGCTTCATCCCGTGGCTGCGGAACGACGCGAACATGCGCACGGCGTCCCTCGTAGCCGCCGCAGAGGCACTGAAGGCCCGGCTCGAAGGGTGCCCTGGGCCGCCCCATGCCGGTCACGCGAGCTCGGACTGGACGTGCCCACTTGAGGCTCCCAGCGGCTTCAACCGCCGGATAATCAGCGCCGCGCTCCAGCGCGCCGACGAGCCCGGCGAACTGCTCGCCTACTGGCATTCCCTGTACGGCCGGAACGAGCCCAAGCCGCTCAAGCGAGGCATCGCCGACGCAATCGTCCGGCTCTACACTGAGTTCTCCCTGCTGAAGTACGACACGGACTCGCACGGCTACCGGTTCGGCGACGTGATCGAACGTGTCCACGTCACCGGGGAGCACCCGGAGGTCAAGGGCACCTGGAAGGGCGACCTGTACGAGCACGCCATCGACCGGCGGCACGGCCGGGACAACCCCGTGCCGGAGGAACTGGCCATGATCCGGGCGAACGCCGCGCTGCGCAAGCGGGCCGCGGAGGACCCGTCTGTCCTGCTCGACGCCGCGGCGCTGAAGGCTGCGGGCATGACGTGGGAGGACGCGCTGTCGCTGGCCGGGAACAAGGTCAGCAAGCGGGACCTGTGGGCCGCGCTGATCCCCTCAATGGGGTTCATGGCGCAACTTCGTAATCTCCGCAACTTCGACGACGCGGGCGTCCCGGACGACGTGGCAGGCGACGTGATCGCCCGGCTGACCGACCCGGAGCAGGTGGCAAAGTCACGGCAGTTCCCGTTCCGGTTCCTGGCCGCCTACCGGGCCGCGCCGTCGCTGCGGTGGTCGTATCCCCTAGAGCGGGCGCTGAACCTGTCCCTGGCCAACGTGCCCTCGCTGAAGGGACGGACTCTGATCCTCGTGGACCGGTCGGGTTCCATGTTCGACGGCGTGTCCGCGAAGTCCGGGCTGAACCGGGCCGACACGGCGGCGCTGTTCGGGTCGGCTCTGGCGCTTCGCTGCGAGCATGCGGACCTGGTGGAGTTCGGCACGGCCAGCCGGCCGGTGCAGTTCCGGGGCGCTGACTCGGTGCTGAAGGTGATCGAGCGGTTCACGTCAATGGGTGGCACGAACACGGCCGACGCGATCCGGCGGCACTACCGGGACACGTTCCACTCCCGCGTCGTCATCATCACCGACGAGCAGGCGTGGGGCGGCTACTACGGAGCTGAGCCGACCTCGCTTGTCCCGGCACCCGTCCCCGTCTACACGTGGAACCTCGCCGGTTACAAGCACGGTCATGGGCCCTCTGGATCGGCCAACCGGCACACGTTCGGAGGGTTGACCGACTCGGCCTTCAAGATGATCGGCCTTCTTGAGGCCGGGCGCGACTGCTGCTGGAGCGACCTGTTCGGCAGGTATCTCCAGCAGTAGACGAGCATCTCTGGGATCTGCAGCCGGGGCACCTTACCTCAGGGCTACACCCGTGTAACTCCGGATTCTCTGCGTCTCTTAAGCAAACCTTAAGAACTGGCTAAGCGTCCTACCTCGCGGGGGGTACGCTCCGCGCCCGGATGCTCGCCCCCCGTAAAGGGGGAGGCGGGCCGGTTCCCTGCGAGCCGGCCCGCGCCAACCAACGAAACCCTCAAAGGGGGTCCTTCAGCATGTTCAGAAAGGCAAGGTACCTGGCTGGTGTCGCCGCGGTCGCGGCCGGCGCGCTGGGCCTGACCGGCACCGCCGCGGTCACGTCGGCCACCCAGGCGTCCGCCGCCACCCCGTCGTGCGGGACGTTCTGCCTCAACATTTTCAGCCGCGAGTTTGGCACCTACCACCACCCGGCGTTCGTCGGTGACGTGTTCCGCCAGGGCCTGCGCACCGGGCAGCCCATCATCCTGTTCAAGGCCAGCAATGCCGACCCGGCCGAGGACTTCACCCTGTCGTTCCAGGGTCTCGTGTCGGACTTCTTCGCCGCGGGCATGGTCTCACCTCAGGTGATGCTCCACTACGGGTGCACGCCCGGGCTCGTGTTCTCCAACGGGCAGGGCGGCACGATCACCTGCTTCCCCGGGTCGCAGGACGAGCCCGCGTTCGAGATCGAGTACGCGCCCTACGGCGTCGACAGCGGCCTGTGCATGGGCACGCCCGCCGCGAGGCTGCCCGCGGTCGGCAGCGCGAAGGTGTCGCTGCAGCCGTGCGGCGTGGACAGCCGGACGGTGTGGATCTGGGACACCTACGACCAGCCGGCGCCGTGGGTGAACGGCTTCACCTACCCGGCGATCAACGGGTCGGACACGAACTTCTCCCACCCGTCCGTCCTGTCGTACCCGTCGAACGGGTTCCCGACGGACCTGCCGCGCCCGCAGCTTCAGGTGACGAACCTGACAGGGTTCTCGAACGGGTTCGGCCCGATCGTCGGCCAGGTGCCGGACTGGCAGCTGTGGGGCGGCGTGTTCGGCGTCCTGCACTAGGCTGGCAGGTCCCTCAGACTGCGGGGCCGGGCACAGGGCCTGTCCTGCTTGAAGGCTGGCGATCGTCCGGTCCCGCACCAGGACGCGGCGGTGAGGGCAGCCGCAGAAGGACGGCGGCGAGGGGGGCGGGCTGATCGGCCCCCGGTACGTGAGCCTCGCCGCCGACACCGCCGCACGCAGAAAGATCCCCTCCCTGGCCCACCCCGGCCAGGGAGGGGGATGTGCGTATCTGAGCAGGTCCCGCCAGAGACCACCCATCCTGCGCAAGAATGGTACACAAGTCCCCGGACGGGAGATCCGGGACGCCATGCAAAGGGAGGGGAATGCGTGATGGCGGTCGTTATCAAACGCCCGGCACCTGGCCCGCGTGTCGCGGACGCTGAGCCGCTGCTGACACCCGCAGAGGTGGCCGTGCTTTTTAAGGTGGACCCGCGCACGGTCACGCGGTGGGCGAGGGAGGGCAAGCTGACTTCGCTCCGCACGCTGGGCAATCACCGACGCTACCGGGAGGCCGAGGTCCGCGCGCTGCTCAACGGTACCGTCCAGGCCCGCAGCGAGGACACCGCCTGATCGCGGGGTCCCCCGGCCCGGCCTCCCTCGGGGGGGAGGAGGGCGGCGCGGTGCCGGGGGAACGGGCGTCATCGCACTGGTGATGCCAGCCCATTGTACCCGGCTGGTCACTCACCGAAACGGGAATCCGGCCCGCCCTCCTGCTGCAGGGACTGAGGAGGGCGGGCCGGGGGGCCCGCCGCCAGGTCAGCCCGCGGGTGCGGGGGCTGTGCTTGCGCGGGCTGACGGCGCTGGCGGCGGGGTCTCACAGGTCGAAGTCCGGGCAGAGGGCACACCCGTCGCCGGGCGGGCGGGGCTGCCGGTACAGGTGGATGGCGAGCGCGGCGATGACGAGCGGGGGGAGCGCGCGGTTCCTGGCGCAGGCCTCGGTGATCGTGGGCATGCGGCCTTGCGCGGCTATCGCTCCTGCCTCGTACGCGCAGGCCAGCACCAAGCACCACTTCAGCATCGCGACGTTCCCTCCCTAACGCGGAGAGTAACGCCCGAAAGTTGCAAAGCGGCACGACACGCCGGGAACTTGCAGGTCAGTACACGGGCAGGACGCCGGCGAACCTGGCCGGGGCTTCGGGGTTGCCGAGGATGCGGCTCCACAGGTCGTACTTGACGCCGGAGGTCAGCTGGACCACCCCGGCCGGGCTGCCCCCGGTGGGGCCGACGGCGGCTTGGGCGACGTACCCGCGGATGTTGGTCCCGGTAAGCCATACGGCGAGGTACCAGGTGACGGGCTGGGCGGGGTGCAGGATGTCACCGGAGGATACGGGGGCGGCGAACTGGACTGTCAGTTCCGGCTGGCCCGGAGTCTGCCCGGTCGGGTCGGTACCGGTCCCGGCGAGGTCCGCGGTCCACAGGATGTTGACGTACTCGACGCTGACCGCGGCGACCGGTTCGAACTGCACGACGACCACCTTCCATCGGGGAGGCAAGGGAACGGCCCGCCATCTGGAGGGCAGGAGTGATGTCTGCCACCGGCCGGGCAGGGGCCGGGCGAGCCAGGTACCGGTGACCGGCGCCGGGGTGGTGACGAGCCACGCGGCGGCGAGCAGGCCCGTCCCGGAGAGCCCCGCGCCGCCGGGGAGCGCCTTCGACCCGGACGCGGCGAGCAGGCCGGCACCCGCCAGCGCCGCGGAGTAGCCGAGGGTGACGCCGGGGACGGCGATCGCCCCGGACCCGGTGAGCCCGGCCGCGTACCCGAGGGTAACCCCGGCCGTGACGGCCCCCGTGCCCGCCAGGCCAGCGGCGCCGGGGATGGCGAGGGTCCAGGCCGCGGTTACCGTCCCGCCGCCGGACAGGGCCACGGTGAACCCGAGGACGACGCCGGGTGCCGCCAGGGTCCCGCTGCCCGACAGGCCCGCCGCGTACCCGAGCGTGACCGCCGCAGCCAGGGCACCCGTGCCGGACAGCGCCGATGAGTAGCCCAGGGTCACGCCAGGAACGGCGAGAGCCCCGGAACCGGACAGTGCTGCGGCGCCCTGCTGCTGCCCGGACATGCTCCCCGCGGCGGCCATCGTCCCGAGCCCGGTGAGCAGCGCCTGGTATCCGAGCGTCACGGCCCCGGAGAGCGCCCCTGAGCCGGTGAGCGCGGCAGAGAAGCCGAGCACCTCCCCCGGTACGGCGACGGCCCCGGAGCCCGTGAGGGCCGCGCTGTAGCCCAGCACGATGCCGGGTACGGAAAGGGCCCCGGTTCCCGCGAGGGCAGCCACGTAGCCGAGCGTCACCCCCGGGACGGCCACCGCCCCGGAGCCGCTCAGCGCCGCGGAGAACCCCAGCGCGGCCCCGGCCACCTGCAGCGACCCGGTGCCCGCCAGGACCGCGGAGTAGCCCTTGACTTCACCTGGGACGGACAGCGCGCCAGCGCCGCTGAAGGCCGCCGGGGCGGCCCAGGTGACCGCCCCGGCCGCCCCTGCCGTCCCGGTGCCGGACAGGGCAGCTGAGAACCCCTTGACCTCGCCGGGAACGGACAGGGACCCGGACCCGCCGAGGGCGGCCGGGTAGACGAGCGTCACGGTCTCCGAGACGGAGCCGGCTCCCGACAGTGCCGCGCTGTAACCCAGGGCGATGGTCTCGCTGACCGACCCCGACCCCGACAGTGCCGCCGCGTACCCGAGGGTGACCGTTTCCGTCACCGTCCCGGACCCGGACAGGCTGGCGCCCGGATGCCGGCTCACGGCCCCGGCCGCGGACACCGCCCCGGAGCCGGACAAGGCAGCGGCACCCGCCCAGGTCGTGGCCGCCGGGCCGAGATAGCCGGTGGAACTGACCCCGAGGTCGTCGATGAACATGTTCGGCTGGTTCGCGACGCCGTTGGTCCACCCGAACCGGACAGAGGTGATGTTCGCCGACCCGAAGTTCAGCGACCCGTTCGACGCCGGGGTCTGCGTCTCGTCAGCAGTGCCGGAATCCGGGGTCAGGAACAGCTTCACCGTTGCTGACGCGGTGGCCGACGCGGGGAACGTCAGGTCCCATTCGATGCGGCACCAGGCGTTCAGCGGGACCGTGTTCGTGAACGTCGCCACGACGGTACTCGAGGTGTCCAGCAGCCGCAGGACGCGGCCGGTGGTGACCTGCAGCCGGGCCAGGACCGTGGACCCGCCGATGTACCGGACGATCACGTCGTTGCCCGCCGGCGCGCTGGTCAGGTACACGTAGACGCGGCCGAACTGCTCGGCCAGCGTGCCCATCGACGTGGACCACTGCACGTAGTCGCCTGCGGCGATGGTGCTGGTCGCGCACTGGATGCTGAGCGTCCCGTGCGCCGCCTGGGTCGAGGAGTAGTTGAGTGACCCGCCCGCCGGGATCGAGGTGGCGTCGAACGCGTTCCCGCTGGCGCCGCCGGAGTTCGAGGTGCTGACGGTAATGCCGTTGGTGCCGCCCTCGGCGCTGTTGGTGAGGAGGGTCATGACCGCAGGTGCCGGCTAAGTTCCGGAGCAGCGGTGGCGGTCTCCTTCGGGTCCAAGGCTCATCTCCGCGAACGGCGACACCGTAACAATGCCGCGGACCTGCCTACCATGCGCTGGCGTCCAGCGAAATGCTTCCGGCGCTGAACGTAACCGTATCTCCGTTCGCGGCCCCGGTGATCGAGCTCGTGAGCGCCCCCTGCAGCCACCGCAGCGGCGTCCCCGCGGAGTCCCAGATCTCGATCGAGGTCACTGTCGTCCACGACGACCCGACCGACCAGGACACGCTGTTGCTGTTGGTCTGCACGCCCGCGCTGGGCGCTCCGAACGCGGACGAGCCGAGCGTCGACCCGCCCGCCGAGTAGCCGGTGCCGGTGAGCTCGGTGCCGTTGGACGTGTTGCTGCCCTGGGTGGTCATCAGCCGCAACTTGTACGGCGGCGTGATCGTGAACGCCGACCCGCCCCCGGTGCCGGGCGTGATCGTGAACGTCGTCGAGGACGTGTACAGGGCCTGCATGAGCGCCTGGACGCGGTTCCGGTCAGTCATGGACGCCATGTCAGTTCACCGCCTGCACGTTCGCGGAGCCTGGCATCAGCTCGATGTGGACCGGGCGACAGACGAGACATCCCTCGGGCCGGTCCTTCACCTGGTCAGGTCCGGGGCCTGGCGACCAGCACGGCCCGACGTGCTCCTTAGGGCACGCAGCGGCGGCCTCGTGGTGCGGGTGGTCCTGCGGGTGGCCGTCCGCGCAGTGACCGGAGCAGACCTCATTGAGGCGCTCGTGAACATGCTGGTTGCTGTCCCCTGGCGCGATATAGACGGCCTCGCCGCCTGTGACACAAGCGACCCGGATCATCCGGCCACCTTCCTGCCGTCTCACGGAGCACGCCCGAGCGAACGTGCCGATGCACATGCATATGCACAATCCATTATGCCTGCTGAGCAGCGAGATAAGGATGAAGCGGGCGGGAAAGTCTAGGAGGCCTGGTAGCCGATCACGTCGTCCAGCCAGATCTCCGACGTGCCGAGCGTCGGCTGGTAGTTGTGCGACCCAGTGGCGCCGACGGTCTGCCACGCCGAGTTGAGGGTGATCACGCCGTTGCTGACCCGCGTCAGCGACGCCCACTGGCCGATGATGTCCTCGGTGTAGGTCTCGGTGCCGGGCCCGTGGACGCCGGCGACGCCGATCAGCAGGTCATCCGCGTGGGCCGTGGTGATCCCCGACCCGGCCGACGGCGAGGTCGAGGTACCGCCGTTGCCGTTCGCGCCGTCGCGGGTCAGCGGCGAGGAAATATTGCTGAACTGGTCGCATGACGCGACCCGGCTGGCCAGGGACGTGGTTGTTATCGTGATCGTGTCCCCCGCCTGGAGGTCCTTGCCGCTGGCGATGAGGCACGACCACACCTTGAGCGTGATCGTGTTGCCGGTGTCATTGCTGGACCGGTCCGACACCCACGTGTTGCCGCGGGTGTCGGCGATCGCCGGCGCCGTCGCGGTGTAGTCGCACAGCAGCCGCACGCTCAGCATCTGCCCGGCGGGGATGCCGCCCGCGGGGACGGTGATGGTCAGCGTGGTGCCCGCCGTGGTCGCGGTGGCGGTGCCGACGTTCTGATGCCAGGAGGCAGTACCGGCCGGGGGCGGCGAGTAGCTGGGAGTGCCCGCCTTGTAGGCGGCGATGATCTCCGCCCAGTTCCTGCTCGTGCCCAGTACCGGCCGGTAGTAGTAGGTCCCGGTCGCCTTCACCGAGTCGTACGCGGCGTTGACGGTGAAATCGGGCGTGCCGCCCGTGGTCCCGGCGCGGGTCAGCGAGATCCACGGGAACACGGTGTCCTCGGTGTAGGTGTCTGTTGACGGCCCTTGGACGGCGGTGAACCCGACGAGCAGGTCATCGGCGGTCACGGTGGTCACCGGGATGGTCGTGCCCGGCGTCGTGGAGGTGCCCGAGGTCTGGTTGACGGCGACGTCGAGGTTGGCGCCCGCGCCGCCGAACACGACGCCGGACCACGCCCCCATCACCACGGTCATGGTGGCGACGGTCGCGGAGGCGGTGACCCGGATCGCGTCGCCGGGGCCGAGCGCGGTCACGATCTGCCCGGAGAACAAGCTCCCGCGGATATTCAGGCCCGAGCTCGCGGCGGACGCGTCCCGCGTATAGGTGTTGCCTTTGCTGTCGGCGCAGGTCGGGCCGCCGCTGGTGTAGGGGTGGGTGAGCCGGACCAGGACCGTCGACCCCGCGGGCACGGTCATGTTCGCCGGGACCGGGATCGTCAGCTGCGTGCCGCTCGTGGTCGTGGTTGCCGAGCCGATCGTCCCGATGAACGCCGCCGACCCCGCGGGGATGGGGACGATCTGCTGGTAGTGCGCCCGCACCTGGGACGGGGTGAGCTCGTACCCGTAGAGGGCGACGTTGCAGATCGCGCCCTGGAAGAACGAGTTCAGGTCGCGGGTCCCGATGCGGAACGGCTCGATGCTGTAGCTGGGGACGATGGAGAACGACGCCAGGCTCTGGGTCTGCCGGTAGACGCCGTTCTTGAAGATCGACACGTAGCCGGTCGGGTACTGCGCGCTGGTGTTCACGCTGTTGATCACCAGGACGTAGTGGATCCACGCCCCGGCCGTGATCGTGTCCTGGAAGTACGCGCCCGCGCCGAGCCCCCCGGCCGAGTTGAACTGGTACCCGGAGATCCTGTTGACGCGGCCTTCGGTGTTGTCCTGGCCATACATCCGGGCCACGTACTCGTAGCCGTTGGCCGCGCTGCCCTTGCCGAGCCAGTGGACGTACCCTGTCGCTTCCTCGGACGGGAAGGTGAGCACGTCGGGCCGCATCCACGCCTCGATGCTGATGATCCCGGTGCCGGTGGTGGAGATCGCCGTAGAGGTCGGCACCTCGAGGTACTGGGTGGTCCCGTTGAACACGGTGCAGCCGGTGCCGTCGAGGAAGGTCCCTTGGCTTGGGTTGCCGTGCGCGGTGGCGCCGTGGCCGTTGCCGGTCAGGTCGGTCACCCCTGTCGGCCAGAAAGCGGCCGGGCTGTCCGCCAGGATCAGGGTCTGGTAGGCCGAGCGGACGGGGGCCTGGCCGGGATGCTGGGCCATCCGCCAGCGGATCGATGACCTGCCCACAGAGCCTCTCTTCTTCCGTCAGGGGTGCGCGATGAGCTGGCCCGCGCTGGGGCCGTCGAGCCACCGGTTGTTCGACCAGGCGTTCCCCGTGGCCGTCGCGGAGTACGCGGTGCCCGCGCCGAAGAACCCGCCCGTGGAGAAGAACATCGTGGAGAACCAGTTGCCCGCCACCACGACACCCTGCGATGACGCGGCCAGCGACCCCGTGTTCCCGGCGTAAATGCAGTAGTCGCCGCCCGCGAGGAGGTTCCCGGTCACGGTCGCGTTCGTCACCGCGCTGAACGTCGAGGACATGTGCAGCGGTGACGTCTGGGACAGCGGGACCAGGATCGTGTTCCCCTGGACGAGCAGCGAGTGGCCGTTGGTTCCTTCGCAGTCGATCCCGTCGTTGTGGTCGTTCAGCTGGAACCCGGAGTCGTGCATGTAGTTCGACGCCCATGTCCCCGCCGCCGCGGACCCGAAGATCCGGCACCACCAGATGTTGCAGTACGTCACGACCGTGTTCGCGTCGTTCGAGCTGTCCTGGACGCCGTAGGACAGCCGCCCGCCGCTGGCGTCGGTCCCGGAGATCGTGCACCGGGTGACCGTGCTGTTCGTGGTCGTGGAGCCGAGGGTGATGCCCGCAGCGGACGCCCCCGAGTTCGTCACCTGCAAGTTGGACAGGACGGTGCCGCTCGAGGTGCTGCCTACGGAAACGGCGGCGGTGAATGTGCAGTTGGACACGGTGACGTTGTTGGCCTGGATCAGGCAGCCGCCCGCCACGGCCAGCCCGGACACGTTCGCGCCCGCAGTGGTGATCTTGATCTGGTTCTGCGCGGACTGCCACGTCCACCCGGTCCCGGAGGTGGCCCCTGAGGGGACCTGGGTGAGTGGCCCGGTGATGGTGGCCCCTGCGGTCTCGGCGCAGGGGAAGCGGAGACCGCCGCCCCACCCGTTGAAGCCTGCGGCGCGCAGCAGCCCGGACCCCATGTCAGGATCCCCAGATCTCGGCCCATACCGTGGATGCCCCGCCGGTCAGCGCCGTGCCCTGCAACACTGAGATCGTCGTGTTCGCCTCGAGCAGCAGGGCCTGAGGGCACGTCTGGGAAGGCGGGTAGTAAACCCCGGCGGCCTGGGAGTTCCCGATCGCTGTCTTGGTGTTGGCGGTGCCGTCGGGCAGGGTGACGGACAGGTCGATCCGGCCGCCTGTCGCGGTGCTGGTGACGTGCCCCACGATGTACACCGTGACCCGGTGCATGGCCCCGTCATTCGGCGCGGTCCAGGAAATCAGCGTGGGAGTCGAGTTGCCCAGCGAGACCCCGGCGACGGCTGTCGCGGCGAGTTTCGAGTTGATCTGCCCGAACGCCACCGCATCCCCGGACGCGGAACCGTTGGCCAGGTTCGTGGCCTTGTGGGAGTTCAAGGACACGTCCGCAGCCGGGGCGGTTATGGCGTCTAGCGTGGTCGTTGCCGCTAGCCGGGACGTGTCCGTAGGATGCACGTGGTCAGATCTCGAGTACGACGTGCGCGTGCCCGCCGCGGCGGTCCCGTTCACGACCGGGGTCTCGTTGGACGCCCCGGCGCTCAGCGTCCACCACGCCGTCCCGTCGTAGTACAACCAGAGTTTGCCCCACTGGTTGGCCAAGGTGAGGTTGGAGGCGGCCCCGTCAATGTTCTTGCCGTTCCGGCCGATCGTCAGGTTGTGGGTGTTCCACTGGCCGGTGTCGTCGACAACGACGAAGAACTCCCCCGCCACGGGCGTGCCGGGAAGGGTGAGGGTGAACGCGGCAGTCGTGGTGTCGGTGAGGACCACCGGGGCGGACGCCGCAGCCAGCGTGGCAGCGGCGGACACGGACTGGGTGGCCAGGTTCGGGGGGACATTGAACGTCTTGGCACCCGTGATCGTCTCGGTCCCGGCCAAGTGCACGACCGCGGAATCCGCGGGATACCGGAGGTCCAGCTGCGACAGGGGAAGGTCATCGGCGACGGTGGTCCAGTTGCCGCAGGTCTGCACCAGCACCCCGGAGCCGGCCGTGGACGGCGCGATCCCAGACCCGCCGGACGTCGTGTCCACCGAGAACGTGAAGACCCCTGCGGTCGGCCCCGACGTGCTCACCACGTAGTACGGGGTGCTCGCGTTCAGCCCGGTCGGTTGCGTCGTCCAGGTGAAGTAGACCAGCTGCCCGGCCGCGAACGGAGCCGTCGAGGTGGAGATCGTGAGGTTGGCGCTGGAGGCGGTCACAGTGACCGGGCTTGCGGTCCCCGCCGCGTTGTAAGCCATCAGTTGCGCCTGGCCGGTCAGCACCATGGGGCTGGACGACGTGGCATAAGACCCCGACGTCCACCCGGTCGCACGGCCCATGACGTCCGGCGCGGTCACCGCAATCGTGGTCGTGTGGCTGCTCGCCGTGTTGGTCATCTTCACGCAGGCGAGCTGCCCGCTGAACCCGCCGACGGGCAGCGTCGCGGTGATGTTCGCGCTCGTGGCGTCCGCCTCGTTGAGCTTGCCCAGCGTGGCGGTGAAACTCGAGGTCTGCGGCGCGGTGGGGGGCAGCAGCCCCGTCCACGACGCGGCAGTCGACAGGCCCGTTGATGCGAGGAACGTTCCGGCGACCCCGGCCGACGCGAGCCCGGTCCCGCCGTTGCTGACGGACAGCGGCAGCGACGGCGCGGCGGTGACCTGCGCCCCGTACCACGTGGTCCCGCCATCCGGCGACGAGAACGTGAAGATCCCGGTCCCGCTGGCCGGCACCGACGGGGCCGACCCGCCTACCCAGGTGACCGTGGGCCACGTCAGCGTCCACGGCCCGCCCGACTGCACGGTGTACAAGATGATCTGTGCCTCAGTGCCCCCGCTGGCCCCGGACAGCGCCAGCGTGACCGACCCGCCGGTCAGCGTCAGCAGCACCGCCGCATACAACGAGGCGTTCAGCGTCACCGTCCCTGACCCGGCGCTGACCGTCTGGACACCGTTCACGCCCCCGGCCGCGGCTTGCCACGTCGCCGCCGTCCCCGACGTCGCGGTCAGCACCTGCCCCGCCGTCGGCGCCGTCGCCGCAGCCACGTTCACCGTCGTCGTCGCGCTGTTCAGCGCGTCCGCCGCCGCGGCCTTGCCCGTGGTGTTCTGGTTCAGCACCGGCACATCGGCGGCCTGGATGCCCCCCATGACGACGTGAGTGCCGTTACCCCGGAGGAACTGGCCGGACGTCTGCGCGCCCGCGAGCGCGTCCATCGCGGCCTGCTGTGTCGTCTGCCCCGTGCCGCCCTGCGCGATGGTCATCGGAAGCGTCAGCGGCGCCGACACCTCCGCCCCGTACCACGTCGTGCCCCCGTCCGGGCTGGAGAACACGAAAATGCCCGTCCCGCTCGCGGGGACAGTCGGCGTCGTGCCCCCGGCCCACGTCACCGCCGGCCACGTCACCGACCAGGGGCCGCCCGACTGGACCGTGTAGAGGGTGATCGACGCCTCAGTCCCCGCCGTGGCCCCGGACAGCGCCAGGGTCACGCTGTTCCCGGTCAGCGTCAGCACGACCGCGCCGTACGTGGCCGCGTTCAGCGTCACCGTCCCGCTGCCAGCGCTGACATTCTGGACCGCGCCGGAGGACCCGCTGCTGCTGAGGTTCGCGACGGTGATCTTCTTCGTCGTCCCCGCCGCCGACATCGTGGTGTCGTGCGTGTCGACGATCATCAGCACGTCGTCGGTGTGCGGCGAAGTGAGAGCCGAGTAGTCGGTCAACTTGGACAACAGGGCCTCCCGGCGCTCGTAACGTGCATATGCACGTGCAGCAACTTCTCTGATTATCCGTCACCGGATCGCGTTTCCGCAGCATTCAGCCCCCCGACGTCGAGACCGGGGCTAGCAGCGTGCCCTCGAGGCCGAGCAGCCCGGAGATTGACTGGTTCAGGTACTGCCATGGCGTGATGGTCGCGGTCTCGCTGATGTCGTTCCACTCGTACCCGGCGACTAGGAACGTGATCGGATCCGGCGTGACCTCGCCTCCATAAGAGCCATCCGAAAGCAGCAGGCGGACAACCGTGCCGGCCTGGTCACATCCCAGGTCGATGGCCGCCCCGCCCGCGTTCATCAGGTCCCCGTACCGCGCCGAGAAAGGACCAGCCCAGGAGGCTCTTTTGTAGATCTGGAGCACGTAATTGCCTACGGTCTGGGCCTGGGCGGCGGTCATGACCCCGGCATTGGACAGGTCGGCGTAGACCTCCATGGGCCCGTGCATGGCGACGCTGGCCGCGTTCTGCACGGTGGTCGTAGCGTACGTGGCCGCCCCGCCGCTCGAGCTCGTGTTGTCGGCGGTGGCCTGGTAACGCAAGACGAGCACGTTGATGTCCCCGCCGAGCGTCCTGCCCACGGGCGTGGTGGCCACCAGCAGCCGGTTCACGGCAGTCGGCAGCGGGAAGACCGACAGGACGTTCTGCCCGCTAGGCTGCGAGTCCACGTACCACGTCAGCCCGCCCCTGGTGCAGACGAGCTTAAGCAGGTCGGCGATGGTCTGGGCACCGCTATCTACCGCCTGGCCTAGCCAGGCGCCCGGAGGCGACCCCACGCCCGGGTTGACCCACGGCAATCCCCGGCCGATCGCGGCGTTGATCGACACGTCGGGTTGCCCGGCTGGCCAGGTACCGGTGTAGGTGGCCACGAAGTTCTGCCCGAGGTTCCCGGCACCGACAGCGGTCAGGTTCCAGCCCTGCGCAGTAGGTACAGGTTCATCTAGGCGTCCCGTCCATACCACGCCTCCTCCCCTGAATACGCGGACGGTCCATCCGGGGTTGAACATCTGCGTCCGGTACGACGCGGGGACCATGACGGTGCAGGACATCTTGTCGGCACCGCCGGGGCACACGAACGAGTAGGTCAGGGCCGTGACCTGGCCCAATGTCCCAAGCCAGTACAGGCGGGAGTCTCCCGGGGCGGACACGGCGACCTGGCTCGAGCCGGGCCACGCGTACGGGGTGGTGACGATCCCCCTTGACGCCTGGGCGGTGGCGACACCGAGGACCCGGGCGACGCTGATCGTGCCCGTGCCCGCCAGGACCGCGGAGAACCCGAGGGTGACCCTCCCCGCGCCGAGCGACCCTGAGCCGGACAGGCCTGCGGTCACCTGGGAGGACGGGACTGCGGCGAGGGTGCCCGTGCCGGACAGGGCGGCCGTGGCGTACCCGGCGACGTGCGCGGTCAGGGTCCCCGAACCGGACAGGGCGGCGGCCGGGCCTGTGGTGACTGACGCGACCGGGCCGCCGCCCGACGGGTACAGGGCCGGCCCCGGGTAGGTCGACGAGGACGGGTAGACGGCGCCGCCTTCGTCGAGGACCGGGTTGCCCGCTTCGTCGGCGATCACATGGCCAGACTCGTCGAGCAGGTAGACGGGGCCGTTCATTGTGCCGATGCCGGACAGGGCCGCGGCGGGGAGCTGTTGCCTCGCCCCCGCCGTGGCGGTGATCGTCCCGGTGCCGGACAGGGCCGCGGCGGCGTTGAACCGCCACGCGGCGGTGAGCGTGCCTGTGCCGGTCAGGGTGGCGGCGCCTGGGTGGGAGGCGCCGGACGCGGTGTAGGTGAGGGTGACCTGGCCGCCGCCTCCGGCCGCGCCCGCGGCTACGGCACCGCCGCCAGCGCCACCGCCGCCTCCGCCGGGCGTGCTGCCCGCAGTGCCGCCGAGGGTGATGTTGCCGCCTTTGCCGCCCGCTCCCCCGCCGGTTACTGCCGCCCCGCCGCTGCCGCCGGACGTGCCGGACGCCGCGGACCCGTTGTTCCCGGCGGAGGCCGACCCCCCGGACCCGCCTCCTCCCCCCGCTCCCCCGGTGGTCCCGCCCGCGCCGCCCGCGCCGCCGTTGTTGTGGACGCTGGCCGTGCTGCCCGATCCTCCCGCGCCGCCAGTCCCGCCGTGGGCGGACGTGCCGCCCGCCCCGCCGTGGGCGGTGACCGAGGCCCCGCCGTCCCCCGTGAACGTCGTGGTCCCACCGGACCCGCCCGTACCGCTGGAGACCCCGGTGCCCCCGGTGCCGACGGTGAAGGAGTAGACCGTGCCGGGGGTTACGGTGATGGTGGCCTTGGCGTACTCGCCTCCGCCGCCGCCTCCGCCGTCGTTGTTGGTGCTGGACCCGCCGCCCGCTCCCCCGCCGCCCCATACTTCCGCGACCACGCTGGTGACCCCGGCGGGAGCCGTCCAGGTACCAGAGGCGGAATAGGTAACGGTTGTGATGGTGCCACCCCCCTAGCGGCAGTCGCCCGGAGGACGAGTGAGGACAGGCGGGCGGTCATCCAGCGGCCCTAGACGATCCCGGACCACGCCGGCGAGGCGCCGCCCGTCGTGCAAATGTAAATCCGCTGGTTAGCGGTCGACGGCGTGTCGGTCCGGAAGTAGATGTCGCCTGCGTTCGGGTTCACGCCGTTCGGCTTCGATGGCGCCCCGGATCCCTGGCTGATCGACCCGCCGCCGGTCAGCGCGGACTGGAACTGGCTGGCGATGAACTGCCCCGACTGGGTGAGTTGCGCGGTAGTCGCGGAGAACCCCGTGTTGAGGAACTGGAGCGCGCCGTTACTGTTCCTGACCCAGACCTGGTTTCCCGCGTGCTGAACGTCGTCGATGCCGACCGTGTTCGAGGACCCGCCGCCGCCGGAGGTCTGGAACGTCACCGGCATCGCCGTGCCCGCCGAGGCAGCCAGCGCCGATGGCGTGTCCGTCAGCGTCCCGACGTAGCGGTAGTGCGCGCCGAGCCGGAAGTTACCGCCCGCGCCTGCCAGGCCGAGCGCGACCGCGCCCGCGTCCCCGTCGAACACGGTGTGGCCGCCGATGCTGATCTCGTGGGCGCCGCCGTCGATGAGGGCGCATTTCCCGGCAGGAAGGGCCTGCGACAGGTAGCACTCGCTGAAGACCAGGTTGTAGCAGTTGCTGCCGGTGACGTGCAGCGGCGCTGACCCTGAGGCCGCGCCCGCGTTCAGGCCGGCCCACTGCTGGGAGACCCGGAAGTTGGACACGTTGGAGAAGTACACGGCGTCGCCGTAGTAGTTGTCCGAGACGCACTGGTCGAGGAACCCGTTGACTGCAGTTCCGCCGGTCGCGGTGCTGGTGAACGCGAACCCGTGCGCCGCGCTGGCAGGCGGGGAGACGACACGTACCCGGCTCAGGTACATGCCGCCCGTGTCGGCCGCGGTGGTCCGCGTGTATCCGAACGCGGTCCCGCCGACGTTGCGGAGCATGATGTCGGACCAGTGCTGCTCGGTGGGGTCGTCACCGTTGACCGTGATGCCGCCTGCGGCTGCCGGCCCGGACAGGTACAGGTTCCACGCGTGGAAGTCCGACGCGCCGTTGACGGTGACGCCGTAGGACCCGGACCCGATGCCGAATGCGAGGTCGGACAGCCAGAACTTGCTGGGCCCGCTGAGGGTAAGGCCGGCCTGCCCTGAGACCACGTTGAGGACGGTGGCAGGCCCGGATCCCTGGAGCCACTGGCTGGACGCGGCCAGCGCGGGAGCCTTGATGTACCACTGGCCGGGCGCAAGCCGGATCAGGGAGCCGCTGCTGTCAGCCGCCTGGATCGCGCTGGTGTCCGTCGTCCCGGTAGGGTCCCCGGACGGCGCCAGTCCGTAGGTGGCGGATATCCCCGCGTCGATGTGGTTGAGCGCGGCGGCGGTGACCGGCGTCGCGGTCGACGGGGAGTCTTGCCACGCCGCGTAATACCCGGTGTATCCCAAAGGGGCCTCCTTCCTGCGCCGGGGTCACGGGAGCATGATGTTGTGGTTGCGGAGGTCCATGATGATGTTGTTCACCAAGGTGATGACCGCGTTCATGTAGTCGTGGCGTTCCCCGTTGGCCCAGTTCGGGCCGCTGTTCGGGTCGGTCGCGATCGTGCCCCACGGGCCCATCTGCGTGGTAGACGCGAGCCACGCGGTCTGCGGCCCGGACGTGAAGTTGGACAGCGCCCCGCAGTGCAGGGTGACGGATCCCTGCTGGGTGTCCAGCGTGATGGTGGCGCCGCCGGACACGTTGGTGAAGATGCCCTTGTTGAGCTGGTCGATCGACGCGGAGTGGCCGACCATCTTGGTGACGAGGTTGTTCACGCGATCCTCGACGTTGCGGGTTTTCGCCGTGTTCGCCGCGGTCATCGCCGAGCCCCAGATCAGGACGAGCAGCGCGAGGATGGCGAGGTGGCCGGGCAGGAACCACGCGGCGGCGGTACCCAGGGTCAAGAGCAGGCGGCGGAACATGGGCACCTCACTGGAACCGGTCGTAGTAATAGGTCGGGGAAAAGCTGACGCCAATTGCCGGAGCCAATCCGTCCGCGCAATAAACGAAAAGCGAATTCTCCCCGTCAGCGGGTTCGACCGCGAGTGGGCCGCCGCTGATGGCTTGGCAGGCGTCCATCACGGAGACCGCGCTGGCCCGGCCGTTCCACGACCCGAGCACCAGCCCCAAGCTGCGGTCGGGGTCCGGAGCATCGATAAAATAGGTGATATACCCGCTGCCGCTGGATTCATTGACGATGACCGTCTGGCCCATGGTGTCCAGGAAGATCAGGTCATAGAACCTATCCCCGGTATTGCTGCTGGTCACGGAGACCGTGTAGTAGCCCGAGGTGTTGTCCGCGGCGACTCCCTTGACGGGAAGGGTGAGGACCCCGGCGCACACCAGGCCGTTGCTCACGCTGCTCGCGGCGACCGTGACCGGCGTCGTCGACACGCTGTAGCTGGGGCCGCCATTGAACTCGAACTGGTTGACCGTCACCGTGATGCTCCTGGATCCCCCGGCCAGCGACGCAGCCACCAGGTACAGCGTGTAGGTCCCGCCAAAGCTCGCGTTCACCCCGCTGACCGGCTGCGGCATCGCGTACTGCGTGCTCCCGTTCGGCACGTCGTTCCCGCCGCCCACGCTCACCAAAGGCTGGAACATCTTCAGCGCGCCGAGCGGAGGCCGGTGCACGATCAGGCTCTTGAACGGCTGCGACGCGTACGGTGTGACCGTGATCTGCCCGTCACCGCCCGCGCCGCCGGACACCGACGACCCGGACGAGTTCGCGCCACCGCCACCGCCGCCCGGCTGGGATCCGGACGACCCCGCCGTGCCCGCGGTCGCGCCGCCCTGACCGCCCGCACCGCCGCCGGACACCGCGATACCGCCGGCGTTCGTCGGCGCCCCGACTCCCGCGGGGAACGTGATCCGCACCTGGCCGCGGGCCCCGGACCCGGCCGCGTACCCGGCGAGGTGCGCACCGCCACCGCCGCCTCCCGGTGCCGACCCGGACCCGCCGCTGCCCGCCGCAGCGCCCGACCCGGACCCGCCCGACCCGCCGCCGGGAGGCGCGACACCCCCGCTCGGGCTGCCACCCGAGTTGCCGTCAGCATTCGGCCCGGCTGAGGACCCGCCGCCGCCCGTGTACGGGTACGCCGACCCGCCGTCACCGCCAGAGAACCCGACGTCCCCGGTGCCGCCGTTCCCGCCGGACCCCTGGCCGCCCTGCCACTGGCCGCCGAGGCCGCCCGTCCCCGGCTCGGCCAGGACCAGCCGTCCGCCGTCCGCCGTGAAGCTCGACGCGCCGCCGTCAGACCCGGCCTGCCCGCCGCCACCCGACCCCGACCCACCTGACCCGCCCGCGCCGACAACGTAGGAGTACGTGTTCCCCGGGCTGACCGGCAGCCACGCCGCCCGGTACTCGCCTCCGCCGCCGCCCGCGCCGTTCCGGCCCGCCGACGCCGCGCCAGCGCCGCCGCCGCCGCCCCACACCTCCGCGAACACCTGCGTGACACCGGACGGGCACAACCACGACCCCGAGGTGGTGAACGTCAGGCTCGCCGTGCCCGTCGGCGAGTTACCCGCGGACGACGGGCCCGCGCTCGAGCCGCCGCCGCCGCCCAGTCCTCCGGAAGCGGTCCGGCCCGCGCCGCCTTTGTACTCGGCCGTGTTCCCCGACCCGGAACCTCCCGCGCCGGCTGTGGCGCTGTTCTGCGCCGCTGACAGGCCGCCGTTCGCGATGACCTGCAGCGACCCCGACGGGCCCGGCCCGAACACCGACGCCTGACCCGGCACCGGGGACGCTCCCGGCGTCCCGCCCGCGCCGACGATGTACGGGATGCTCTGGCCGGGGCTGGCCGGGAAGTTGTTCTCCCCCGCGAACTCGGCACCGCCCCCCCCGCCGCCCTGCCCGGCGACGGTCATCGACGCGCCCGCGCCACCTCCGCCGATCGCGCCGACATTCAGCCACGCCGTCCCCGCGGGCACCGTGTAACTGCCCGCGCCTGCCGTGCCCAGGACAGCCGGCGTCCCCGCCGTGGGGGGCTGCTGGAACGTCAGGCTCATCGGGGCCCGCGCCGTGCCCTGCAGCCCCGACAGCGTATAGACGTACCCGCGGGTAACCGGCGCGTAGGACTGCGACGGCGGCACCGCCACCAGGTAGTCCAGGTAGCACGTCACGAACGCCAGCCGCGGCACCGGATGCTGCCGGTTCGTGATCGTCAGCGTGTACGACGCCACCGCCGCGTAGTTGAACGTCCCGGAGTCCTGCGGGACCGGGATCGTCACCCGCGTATAGACGGGATCGGTCCACGCCGGGGTGACTGGGAGCGTCAGGTTCCCCCGGCTGAACGACAGCGTGCCCCCCGCCGAGTCCTTCAACGTCACCGCTACCGTCACGCCCGCGGTCCGGTGGTGATAGTCCAGCGCCCAGTAGTACCGGGAGCCCAGCCCGACCCACACCTGCAGCGCCGTCAGGCCCGTCAGGTTCAGCGCCGGGTTCAGCGTCACCGGCCCGTACACGAACGGGGTCTGGGACCCGCCAGGGTCCTTGACCAGCGGCGAATCCGGGTCCCACATCACCGTCGTCGGCCCGACGACCGCCTTCGTGGACTGCTGGCACTGCACCGACGCGACCGTCGTGAACTGGTCCACTACCACCGCGGATGGCGGGCTCGGCGGCGTGATGTAACTCGTCGGCACCGGGGAAGCGAACGCGATCTGCTGCTGCGTGTCGCTCCGGCCATACGGAAGCGCGGGGATCGTGAGAGTGATCTGGAAGCCGAGCAACTGCTGCTCGAGGCGGCTGCTGTAGACCGGTTTCGACGGCTGCGCGCGGAAACAGTCGATCACCAGCGGCAGTGCCGTCCCGCCCGGCCCCGGGTCCCGCGTCCAGGTCAGCGTGAACTTGTCCTGATCCACGGTCTGCTGCAGTACTTCGCGGGCCGCGGCCAGTGTCGTCCGGTCCGGCGCGGTCACCCAGATGGGCAACTGGATCGTCCGGTTTCCGGCCCGCCGGCCGAACGGCCGCTCACCGTCCAGGATCAGGCTGGCGACGAAATCGGTGGTCGGCTGCGGCGCCCCGACGTCATACCCCGATTGCAGGGAGAACACCGCGCCGGCGCATGCGGGTATCGTGCTCGGCACCCGGCCGATGAGTTCTATTTGCCCGGAGATCTGGAGGGAGTCGGCCATTTACCAGCCGCCTTGCGGGTAGCGGCGCCGGAAAGACGCGTCATGACCGGCACCGCCGAACGCTGCGCCGACGTGATCCCCTGTCGCTGCGGGGATCGCCGCCGTGATGTCGTTCTGTCGCTCCATCAGCATGCAGAGCCTGTCGAGCTTGGCGGCCATGTCGCCTCCGCCGCCGTGGCGCGGCATGACGTCCTCGGGGCCGTGCTCGGCGAACTGGTACACGCCGCCTGACTGCATCCCGAACCCGACCACGGGCTCCCACAGCGTGCCGCCCTGCGCGAACTTGCGGACACCGTACGTGCGCAAGAGGTCCTCGATCGCCGCGATCTGCGCCCTGTTCTTGTGTTTCTTCGCCGTCGCCAGGAGGTTGTCCAGGTTGGCTATCTGCGCCAGGACCGGCGAGTAGCGGCCGACGCCGAGGTGGGTGAGGATCGCGTTCGCCTGGTGTGCCGCGGTGAGGTTGTTCGCAGCGATGTCGCCGCGCATCAGCCCTTCGACCCGCGCGATGACCGCCGCAGCGGGGGCGTTCCCCTTCGCGGAAGCCTGCGGGATCCACGTGTGAACGCCGTAACCGGCGAGGAGCCGCTCCGTCGCCGCCTCCGCCCGCTTGTTCTTGTGTTGCCGGTAGGACAGCAGGAGCCGGTCCAGGAACGACACCTCGGACAGCTTGGAGTCGTCCTGGGTGAAGCCGAGCCAGTCAAGGATGCTGACCGCCTGGCGGGCCTGGACGATCCGGTTCCGGTACAGGTAGTCGGAGAACAGGTTGTGCGCGACGGCGATGGCAGCCTGCCGGGCCGCGTCGTGGATCGCCTTCTTTTTCTTCACGGGCACCTGAACGCCGGTCCCGCCTCCAGCACCACCGCCTGCACCTCCCCCGCCTCCGCCGCCCGAGGACGTCGTGGCGGGCAGGCCGAGGTCGGCGCGGGTCAGCCCGAACCCGCCCCCGGAAGGCACCCCCGCTCCAGCAGTGCCACCGGGGGCGGGAGTCCCGGCGCCGGACCCGGGCGGCAGCCACCACTGTGCCAGCCAGCCGAGGACGGGATTAGCCGACCCGCCCGACGCGCCCGACAGGACAGGACCAAGCCCCCCGCCCGGCCCGCCGCTGCCCGGACGCCACCACGGCATGATGCCGTCGCCGACCAGGCCACCGGACGCGTACCAGCCTTGCGCCACCTCATGCGCCCAAGCTCCCGCTGGCGACCCGTACCGTCCCTTGATGTAGCCGAGCCCCCAGTTGATCTGGGCCGCTGCGGAACTCGTCGGAGGGTTGGCTTCGGGCCCCATCTTGGATGGGGGCAGCGCCTGGGGGATGCCGTACGCGCCGCTGGAAGGGTTGCGGGCCAGCCTGTTCCACCCTGACTCCCTGTCCCACAGCAGGATCAGCGGGCCCATCTGCCCGCCGCCCCACCCGTAGGCGCCCAGCCGGCTCCTGGCGTACGCCTGCGCTGCCGATGCCCCGGCCGAGGCAGGGCCGCCGAGCGATCCTGGAGCGCCGCCAGCGGCTGCCTCCGCGGCGGACTTGGCCGCCTTGACCGACGCGCGCATCGCCGACACCATCGCGTCGGTCATCTGCTTCTGGAAGTCGCCGTACATGCCGGTGATGTAGGCGGGAGTCAGGTTCCCCTGCTGGCCGACCATGCCGCCCTGCGCGAACCGGCCGGCGTTGATCGCGTCCATCATCCCCGTGCCGTACTTCTGCACGGAGGAAGCCTTGACGACGTACTCGCCTTTGCTGGCCATGATCGGCACGTCGTCGGCGGTGCCGGTGGTTCCCTGGAAGATGTACCCGCCTGCCGCATGCTTCGACAGTGACGCCGCCTTGGGGTTCCCCCCGGCGGCGTTGAGCGCGGCGATGTTCGCCTGGGTGATGGAGTACGTCCCGTCGCCGGTCATCACGATCTTGACGGACTTGCCGTGCAGCGCGAGGATCGACGAGCCCAGGCCGTCGACGAGCTTCGTGGCCTGCTGGGCGTTCAGGCCCGACGCCTCCAGGTCGGCGATCAGGTCCCGGCGGGCCTGCCGGGCCTGGGAGGACTGCTCGCCGTTCCGCTGCACGGCGGTGGTGTACGCGTCCACGGCCTGCTTGGCCTGGGTGGTGGAGTAGCCCGCCCGGGTCATGTCGTCGATGATCGACGCGGACGCGTCGGCCATCGTGGCCTTGGCGCCTGTGAGCTGGTCCCGCCACCCGGTCATGGTGCGGATCATGTCGTTGAAGCCGTTGTCGACGTGGCCCTTGAAGTCGTCAAAGTGCCTGGACGCGCCGCGGAGCGCGCTGCCGAGGCCGGGCACCCAGCCGAACGCGTCGGCGAGGCCGTGCAGGATCGTCCCGATCGTGGACAAGATGGCGTCGGTGATCGTCTTGGCGACCTGCACGATGATGACGCCCGCTTCGACGAACCCCGCGCCGATGTCCTTGATGGCTTGGCGGAACCCGGCGGATTTATGCCACGCCTCGTAGAAGGCCACGCCAAGCGCCACAACGGCCAGGGCCACGGCGCCGACCGGGTTTGCGGCCAGCAGGTCCAGGGCCGCGCTGATCCCCTTGATGACGGACGGGACGACGGACAGGGCGAGGAACGCGACTTTCAGCCCGGCCAGGCCGATGACGATGGCCTGCAGCACGCCGGGCGGGATCGCGGTGAGGAGCGCGGACAGCGCGTCCGCCACGGCGGTGATCACGCCGGCTCCCGCGGCGGTGAACGCGCCGAGCACGGCGGTCAGGACAGGCAGGATCACCGGGAGGATGTCTGCCAGGGCTTGCAGGACGACGGTGGCGAGCTGGGTGAGCGGCGGCAGGACCGCGGACAGGGCCTGGGTGAACGCGCCGACCATGATGGAGGAGATCTGCGACAGGGCCTGGATGACTGGCGGCAGGACCGGGGTGAGGCCTTTGAGGATCGCGTTGACGAGGTTCGCGATGAGCGGGACGATGTTCTCCAGCGCGTCACCGAGGGTCGCGAACACCCCAGAGTTCTCCAGCAGGGTGAACACGCCGGACAGGGCGTTCGCGAACGCCGTCAGCGACGGCGCGATGTCTTTCAGCAGCCGGGCCACGGCGGTGAACGCCGCTACCAGGTCGGCGAGCATCGCCGACGCCAGGTCCGCGACCAGTTTCCCGATGACCGACAGGAACGGCAGCAGCGACTTGATCACCGCAGCGAACTGGGCGAACACCGGGCCGAGGGCCTGCGCGAACACGGCGGCGAGTTTCCCGATGATCGGGAACAGCGCGCCGAGCAGGTCCAGCAGCGGGGTCAGCACCTGCACACTGGCCTTGATCGCGGGTGCCATCGCGGTGAACATCTTCCCGAGGTCCCGGCCGATGGTGCCGAGGGTCTTCCCGAACGCCTGCACTGCCGGGCCGGCGGCTTTCAGCAGCGTCGTGATGCCCGGCAGCAGCCCCTTGAGGAGCTGGCTGATCCCGTCGATCAGCGGGCGGAGCAGCGGCGCGGCGGCGCGGAACGCCTGCCCGAGCGCGGGGAGCACGGATTTCGCCAGGTCGGACAAGCCGAGCAGCGCCGGCTGGATCAGCGTCCCAGCCCCGGCGAACGCCTGCTTCAGCGCGGGTTCGATGCCTTTCAGCAGGCCGGGGATCTCGGCGAACGCCTGCTTCAGCGACCCGAGCATCCCCCCGGCTGCGGACTGCATCGTGTCTTGCAGGGTTTTCTTGATCTGCTGCGCCTGCTGGTACAGCGGCCCTTCGGCGTTCGGGTTGGCCTTGGTGTTCTTCTGCCCGATGAGCTGCTTGGCGCCCGCCTCGACCAGGCCCAGGCCGGCCCCGCCGACACCGAGGCCGAGAGCGGGGGCCAGCAGGGCGGGCAGCCCGGCAAGGCCGAGCGCGCCGAGGCCCGCGAACCCCACTGCCCTGTTCAGGGGAAGCCCGAGGATGGACGGGCCGATGCCGCCGGCGAGGTTCTTCCCGAACCGCGCCGCGTCCCCCGCGCCGCCGCCTCTACCTCCGCCACCGCCGGTTCCGAACAGGTGGTGCAGCGAGTTGACCACGCCGCGGATCCCCGTGGACGCTTCCCGCAGGTCCGTCGCCGCGCCGTGCATGTCGTCGGCGGCACGGCCGATGTCGCCGGCTGACCCTTTCACGTCCGACGCGGCGCCCTTGATGTCCCTCGCCGCGTCCCGCAGCGCCTGGGAATCCCCGCCGCCCTGCTGGACCACCCGGGTGGTCCCCCCGCCCCCGCCGACGTTGACGTTGACACTGCCCCCGTTGCGGCCTGAGACGGGTATGTTCCCGCCGCCTTGCGGTCCCAGGACCTGCCCGAGCATCCCCCTGGCTGCGGCCTGCTGCGGCGACGGCGCCCCCGTCACCGGATGCGGGGAGAACAGGGCGTTCAGCGCCCCCAGGACGCTGCCCTGGGGGGAGCCGCGGAGCCGCTGCATCGCGTCACGGGAGACCAGGTTGTCCAGGTTCGCGAACGCCTTGCGTGCCTGTGACAGCGAGGCGTTGTCGAACACCGCGCTGATCTTGATGCGGTGCGGGGTGTCCTCGAGCTTCTTGACCCGTTCCTCGATCCGGCGGAGGTCGGCGTCGGCCTTGTCCGTACGGACGGTGAGGGACGCTTCTATACTACCCGCATCGAACGAAATTTCTCATTCACCTCCTCTTATGCCCAGAGGAGGCCTCAAGGTCCGCGATCATCCCGGTGATGTCCACGACGCTGGCCACCTCGGCCTTGCGCTGCTGGACACCCTCCGGCATTGGCTGCGCACCTTCCTGGTCTTGCCGTTCGAACTGCAAAGGCACCGACTCGTCCTGTTCAAGCCCCTCCAGGTACACCCGCCTGACATGCCACGGCAGGGCGTCCCATTCGTCCGCCCCGTAGCCCAGGTAGCGGCGCACCATGTAGAGGACTACGCGCCGCGACGCTGCGCCAGGCTCGCCACCTGCCCGTTCCCAACGGGCGTCGCGGCTTCCGGGGACATCACCTCGCTCTGGAGCCAGTTGAAGAACAGCATCCGGCGGCGCAGCGGCACGGCGAGGATCTGCGCCTTCGACGGGGTGTCGTTGCACAGCGCGGCGTGGATGCCGGCCATCTCATCGGCGACCCGGACGAACTCGTCCGGGTCGAGGTCGTCGAGGGCCTTGGCCATCGCGTCGGGGTCGGTGACGTCGATCTCCTCGGCCAGGCCGAGCTTGTCCCGTGCCTCCTTCATGATCCTCTTCATGCCGGCGAGGAACTCGCCGATCTGCTTGTCGGTCGGCTCGGGGATGAGCCCGTCGAAGTCGGCGTAGGGCTTGAGGCGACATTCCAGGCCCTCTACCACGCCACTAGCGTCGAATTGCGGCATTCCGACGCTCCTTTCCTGCTAGCTGATGGCTAGCAGGCGAACGCCGCTAGCCGGTGAGTGGGATGTCTTCCAGTCGGAGCAGCCGTCGGCGAAGCGCGGCCTTATCCATGCCGATTTCGACCGCGAGCGCGGTGATGCTGACACCGCTCCTCCAGCGGACCAGCAGCGCGGCGGCCTCTTCGTCGGCGAGCTTGGTACTTGCCCCCCGGAGCACGTTCTCGCGGTTGGTGACTGGCTCCAGGTGGTTGTAGTTACAGCAAGACCGGTGCGGGCAGTCATCGCCGAGCCGGCAAACGTCCGGGTCATGGCAGGTGTGATCCGGGACCCACTTATGGGGGATCGGCCCGACGAACCGTTCGTAGCCCCAGCGGGGCGCGTAAGTGACAGATCCCCCGTCCCAGAATCGCGCGCTGCCGTTCTCGTCGATGAAGCCAGTCCACGGCCAGCACTCGTCATCACCGCGCCGATCAACGTGCGACCACCAGCGGGCCTCGTCATCGCCGACGACTCGGCTTGTGGCCATCGGATCACCGTGGCGCTCGAAGCGTTTGCGGTGCTTGTCGCACATCTCGTACCGGACCTGCCCCGCACTGCATCCCGGGATGGTGCAGTAGCGGCGCGGCGGCCCCGGCTTCCCGACGTACAGCGGGTCGCCGTGCTTCCTCCACCGGTAGTAGTGGAGTCGGCAGAAACCCTTGCAGTATCCGGTCGCGTCGCACCCGCCCACGGAGCAGTCCATGGACTATATGCTACCCGAAAAGTGCCAGTCATGGTGTTCGAAATCTAGCTTGTGGCAGGTGAAACGAGCTCGGTCCAGGTGATGGAGCTGAAGTTGCACACCGAGTTGAAGGTGAGCGGGTAGACGCGCTGCTGCGCGGCCCTGCGGTAAGCGGTCTGGACCTGCCCGGCGGAGATCACGAACGGGATGTAGAGCACGCTGGCGTACCCGTACCGGTTCTTGCCGATCAGCGCCACGGAGACCTGCTGGAACGTGGTGCTCAGCGTCAGCACGTTCTTCGCCGGCTGGCCCGCCCCTGCGCTAGTCGCCTGGATCGTCCCCGAGTTACCCCACGCGAGGTTGACGTTGGTCAGCGTCTCCTCACTCATGTTGGCCGTGAGGGTAAGGTTCGCCGTGGACACCGCGACACCGACCGGGGTCGGCTGCTCCTCGATGTTGATGTCCTGCGTGGTCGGCGCGTACGTCACGGTCGCGCCGTCCAGCAGGGCGCCGACGTAGGACCATCCGGCGGACAGCCACGCCGACCCGACACCCAGGTTCGCATCGGAGGGGACCGCCGCGCCGAGAGTGGTGGACTGCGGCGGGGAGTACATCATGATGCCGGTGCCGTACACCACATTCGTCGTGGTGTAGGCCGGCGGCGTGTAGGTCAGGGTCGGCATTTACGCCTCCTCGATGGTGACCCCGGCCTCTGCCGCCTGCTCGAGGAGGACTTGGACCAGGTGGGCGGGTACTGGGCTGGGGTCGTGGGTGACGACCGCGCCGGAGAGGCTGAACGAGGAGATGGACTCCCCGGCGCCTAGCTTGAGGCTGACCTTCGGCCCGGCGGCGGCTTCCGCGCGGGCCCTGGCGAGCTCGGCCTCAAGCGCCGCGACCCGCCCTGCCGGGTCTGCGGCCTGTGCGGGCTTCCTGGGGGCGGAGACCGGCCCCGGCGCCGCGACCGGGGCCGGGGCTTCTCCTGCCTGTCCTGGTGAGGTCATGCTGCGGCTCCTAGGGGAGGATGTGGCCGAACGAGTACGCCCGGACGCTCAAGGTGGTGGTCGTGGTGAACGCGACCGCGAAACACCCGGCCGCCGCGGCGGGCATGTTCCCCGCCGGGCTCCCGGCCACGGACGCGGGGATGTTGGTGACGTCCTGGATGTTGTACGTGGCCGGGCTGAACGGCCCGAACCAGCCTTCCTCGGTGGCCGCGATCGTCTTCGCTGTCGTCGCGGGCAGGACTTTCCCGGTCAGCTGCTCCCCGACGAGGACCTGCGCGACCCCGGCGGCGGTGGCGCCGCAGTAGTACCAGAGGATGACGTTGCCGGAGGCGTTGGGCACGAACACCACGTTGTTCGAGGACCACGCGGTGAACGTGCCGGTGCCGGTGTCGTACCCGGCCGAGGGGGCTCCCCCGGTGTACATGGTGCCGCTGGTCGGCGTGGCGTTCAGCGCGATCGGGTTCAGTACGGTAGTCACCCAGCCGGCCATGGGGCCTCCTTCGTCGTAGATGCCTGCGAGGGCCTGGTCGATGACGGGGGCTGCGGCCTGGTCCAGGACTGCGGCCATAGGGTCCCCCCTGGGCGCGGCTGCGCGGTCATAGCAGCCCGCACCAGAACGGCTGCGCGTTCCCGGCGCCGCCGAGGGTGCCGGAGTTGCTGGAAAGCGTCAGCGAAGACGGAAGCGACGTCTGCCCGGTGAGCTGCTTCGCCCACCGGTAGTTAGCCGCGGTGACCGCCAGGTCCCCGAACGCGCCCGTGAGGACGGAGAACTGGGTCCCGGGGACGTTCGCCGCGTACCACGGGCCGCCCGACGTGGTGCCCTGGGTGCCGATCACGTAGGCGACGTAGTAGGTGCCTGCGGCGATGTTGTGCGAGCTGCCGAGCGCGAACGCCTTCAGGCCGGTCGCGGCGGCCGAGATGTCGGAGGTGACATCGACCCGGGTGCCGGCCGGGTTGTACAACCCGAAGTAGGCGTTGAGCGGCGAACCGCCGGATGGCGCTGACCAGTACACGGCGATCTTCGACACCAGCATGGGATGCCGGACGGCTACCTTAGCGAGGAACACGACCCCGGCCGTGTAGTTCGAGTAGGTGGGCACCGAAGTGCCGGGCGTGGTCTGCGGGTCGAAGTTCCACGCCTTGAGGTTGATGTCCGACGGGAGGGCCGCGGTGTCAGGGGCGGCGAGGTACGTGGTGCTGGTCCCGGAGTCGGTGATGAACGCCCCGGACCCCGCCTGGTGGACCAGGTTCTTCCCGATGACCACGCCCGTGGCGCCGGAATCGATGAGGATGTCGTTCAACGCGAAATTGTTGAACGAGCAGTCGTCGATGTGGAATGCGGTGCAGTTCGCGGTGACCTCGACGCCGTTCGCGGTCGTCGCGCCCGTCCCGGTGAGGTTGCAGC